TAATTATAAAAATTTAAAACTAATATTGAAATATTCCAAATATGATGAAGCAGAGTTTCTTTTTTATTTCCAAGATTTATGTTTAAATACTAGTATCCACAAAAATTCAAGATTTCAACTTCAATCTCTATTTTTTAATTTCAGTAGAAAAATTGTTAATCAAAATTTAGAAACTCATAATTTAATGTTTGAAAAGGTTGGATATATTAATAGGTTGCTAGAAATTATAATTACATCAAAGTTGATTATAAAATACAATATAAATAAAGATGGTACGGTCGGTGTATATTCATCTGATGTAATTGCAAAGTGCAAAAAATATTTTGATGAATTTGAATTTGATAAAATGTATAATGATGTTGAAATAATGTATAATTCATTAACCTATAAATCTTTATCATTTATATGCAATGAATTCCCAATTGAAACAATTGAATCATGTCCTACCGATATTCAAAATTTAATATTGTAAAAAACATATATCCGCAGGTATGATTTGTTTAGCTCCGCGGGTCCCCAAGGGTGCAGAGCGAGGCTCGTGCCGAGCTACAAATTATAAATATAATAAAAATTCAGGGTGTTTACTCTCAAAATAAATTTACAGAATAAATTTGGTGATATATATTAAACTCTTTTGAAATTATTTTATTAAATTATAAAATTTAATAATCCATATATCTGAAATATTTATATCATTTTTGAACATTGTGGTAATTTACCAATACCGTTTCCATACAAGTATAACAATGTAGAATTATATGCGCGTTGATCAAGTTTATGATCTTTTTTTGTAAAGATATCCTTTAATGTTTTTTCAATCATACTTGGATTCGCTTTACTGGATTTAAACTCTTTTAATAATTGAGTTGTTGAAGTTATACCATATCTTTTAAATTTTCCTTCATATGTTTCTCCAACATATTTTATTTGTAATAACGAAGTCTTTGGTAAATGAGCATTACGTTCTTGATATTTTCCTGCTCCAAATCCTTTCTTTACACACTCACTCCTTGTACCTTCTCTTGTGTAAAACATTCCATCCTTATGTGCTGTAGGCATTTTTCCATCTCCACACCATACTGTTGGTATTGCGCACGATTTTTTATTAAAGGCCATATCCGAATTTATGAGGTAATGAGAAAGTGAAAATATATACTGTAAAAATTGATTTTATTAATTGTATATTTTTATTATTTCAAAATAAATATTTACAAATCTAAAAATATTACCAATTAATTAATTATAATACCTCTAAAAAGTAAAAATGGGATGGGATTGTGGAGTAATAGTCTTTATGGGAGTATGTCTTCCAATATATGGATATGGTGATAAAAGAGATGTTGAATTATTTAGAAAAGTAGATCCAATTCATTACAATAAATTAAAAAAAAATGATGCTCTTGAAGATTTATATTGTGATATCTCTTTGGAACCAATTAAAGAATCAAATTATTATTTTTTTAATGCTGAATACACTGGTAGAGATGATATAGAAATTACAAAATATTTTTATTATGGATTATATACATTTAATCATGTAGTTAGGAGATCAACAGTTGGAATTAAACAACATACTTTCCCAAGTCAGATTGAGATTGATAAATTTTTAGAGGATTGTAAAAACAAGGATATTGATACATCTTCTTTTGGTACATATACCATTTGTTATAGCAGTGAATAATTAAAATGATCACAAAGATTATTTTAATGAATAAATAAAATTGAATTAAATAATATTATTGTATTATTTAAAATATATATTTTCAAAATTTACGTTTAAAAACAATGAATATCCTTTCCATTTTATTTGGAGCATTAGCTTGCTATTTTTGCTCATCCCAATATTTCAACATTTATTATGCATTAGCTGTATTTACTGTATTTGTTACTTGTTCTTTATCCTTTTCAGTTTTCGTACTTGTATATTCCTATTATTCTTTGGATTCAAACAAAAGAAAGATATTATTACAAAATATCAACTTGTATTCATTATTTCAATCTAGAAACTTGTTTGAATTTTTAAACTGCATCTATTCAAACCCTTTTAAACAAACATTTAACCAACAATTATTTGGAATAAATGAAACTTATATGGTAGGTGAAGGTCATGTAAGAGTACCAATTCAATTTCAAAATAGAGCAGGAGCAGTATGTATTGGAGATTTAATTAATAATGCAGAACCAAACCAAGCAAGATACAGTCCTGAACCTGAAAAAAATATCGCGCAATATCTTTTAGAGAAAATTAATATGGTAAAAGGATATATTACAGAATATTCAATGTTTATTCCTCTTGTTAAACTTTATTACTTGTCTATTGTTGGATGTGTTACAAATGAAAAATGTAAATTTGTTTTAACTAGATTTGAAGAACCTTTATTTACGTTTTTAACAAATTATGACATTGTTCCCTTTGTTCTTAAAATTGCTGGAATAGTTAAAGAATTTAAAACAACGTTTATAACTGAAATTGTTGATAATTTTGAAGAAAAACAACGAGAAAAATTTATTCGTGATTTTGAAAAACAACAAAAAGTTGCTGAAAAAGAAATGACTGTTGAAAAAGCGAATGGATTATTAGAACAAGTTATGAAAGAAGAAAAAGAAGTTGAACAAATAGAAAAAGGAATGAAATTAAATGAAAAACAATTGAAAAATGTAGAAGATCAGCTTAAAAATCTCACTCAAGAACAATTACAAAAAGTAAAGGATTTATTATTGAATATTAATCAAACTCCAAAAAATGATAGTGTAACTATTGAAGATGCAAAAGAAGAATAAATATATTTTATCCATTATTTTTATAATTAAATTTATAAAAAACATAATGAAACATTTTATTGATCGGCTAAAAAGCTTCTTATTCTTTGAATCACTTCTGATGAAGTATGATCATCGTATTTTTCAGGAATATCAACAGATTTAATTTTAAATAAATCCTAATCTTTTATATTATAATGATTACTTATTTGTCCTGTTGGTAATTGTGCTACAACAATAAACCATTGTCCATTAAAGCATTGTGTACCATCCGAATGATTTTTCCCCATGGGGGAGGGCTCCTAAAGAGCTGATTTATGTACATTATATTTATTTAGTTTATACCATTCATTAAAAAGAGCAGAATTATATATTAATCTAAATTCATATAATTCTGAAATTTCATCCTGCATATTTAATTTATATATAAAAATGAAATAATTATTTATAAATTGTATATTTTTAATTTAAATTATGGAATATCGTAATGAATTATTGTCAAGTTTGAAAATAATAACCTTGGAAAATAAATCTGATAAAGAGGAAATTAAAAAACAATTTAAAATATGGGCATTAAAGGGAGGAGGACATCCAGATAGAGGAGGAGATACCAAAATATTCCAAGAAGTGTCAAATATTATAGATGATTTGGATAAACATAAAATATTTCCTAAAACGTTAAAGGCTACTACCCATGACGCAAATACATATATATACACTGATGATATCACTGAATTATTGACAAAAGTAATGAATAATTTTAATCTATATAAAACACGTACAGCTACCACAACATTTACAAATCCAAATAATGTACCAATATATACAACGACATTTACGAGTTCTTCATTTGCAAATAAAACTACACCATCTTCGTCTATTCCATCTACTACAAAGTCAGCTACTACAACTACATCTTCGTCTATTCCATCTACTACGAAATCAACAACTACATCATCTATTCCATCTACTACGAAATCAACTACTACAACTACATCGTCTATTCCATCAACTACAAAGTCAGCTACTATAAATAAACCTACCGCGAAAAAATCAAATATTAAAGAAACAATATCTCAAGATGATAAATTAAAAGAAAAGATATTGAAATGTGTTAAAGATAACAATGACAATATTAAAAAGGATTGCCCGTTATATGCAATAAATTTAATATCTGGGAGACGTTTAACTGTATATGAAAAAACATTTAATGCATTATTAGAAAAAGGTTGTATATATAATGAAAAATGTTGTATAATTGGAAAAAAAGATCAAGTGGAAAGAGTATTGAATCTATTTATATGATAGATAATGTTGGGAAATATATATTTTTCTTTTTTGAAAGAAAAAATTATTTAATAATCTATTAATGTTTATTTATGCGGTAGCCTTCTTTTTTGGGGACTTTGATTTGGGTCTTCCTGGAGATCTCTTGGGTCCAGGCTTCTTCTTCTTTAAACATTCCCATTCTCCGGCCTTGTTCTTTCTCCAAGTTTTACCATCAATAACTTTGCATTCTTTTCTGGTTACCTTCTTTTTTGGAGATTTAGAGGCTTTTCTCTTTGGGGAGGCGGATTTCTTCGCTTTAGGAGACTTGCTCTTTTTAGTGGTCTTCTTTGGGGACTTTGATTTGGGTCTTCCTGGGGATTTCTTGGGTCCTGGTTTTTTCTTGTTCAAACATTCCCATTCTCCAGCCTTGTTTTTTTTCCAAGTTTTACCATCAATAACTTTGCATTCTTTTCTGGTTGCCTTCTTTTTGGGAGAAGCGGAAGCCTTTCTCTTTGGAGATTTAGATTTCTTCGCTTTTGGAGACTTGCTCTTTTTAGCAGCCTTCTTTTTTGGAGATGCAGATCTGGGTTTAGCTGGAGACTTGGATCTAGAAGTCTTCTTCTTTGCTGGAGATTTGGCCTTGGAAACGTGTAATTTGGGTTCACCATATGCAGCAATAAGTACATCAATAGGCTTATTTAAGGCAGCATGTCCATCCTTATCTTTTGTATTAGTACCAAGGAAAACATTAACTTGTGTTCCTTCTTTATTGGTACCAACAGCCATAAATCTCTTGGTTTTAGTGCCAGATTTGGATGTTACATAAAGATATTTTAATGAAGGTTTAACCACGGCCGATTTGACCTTGGTCTTTTTATCCTTGTAATAAATCGTGGGTGCAGATTTTGGTGCCATTTGTAAATATTTATTTTTACTTATAATTTATAAATATAATATTTTATATATAAATTTTAAATTTTATATATGAAAAATAAAAAAAATAAAAATATTTACAAATAATTTTTTAATTTTCAACAAAATTAAATTTTTTTACACTTTTGACATTTATTGGCAATTTTTTTATTTAATAATTTGTAATTCTTTTTGAAAAAGTAGTATCATATGTATCTGGATAATTTGGATTTCCTTTAATAGATGGTGCGACATATCGTTGTTCTTCTTTCCAAATAGGATATGGTTGGTGTAATCTTGTGTAATCATATTTAATTGGAGGGATTAAATCTTTTTGTGTAAGATTAGCTTTTCTTGTATCCCATTCATTATCATTCTCAACTGGAGTAAATGAATAAGCATACTCTATAAATGGTTCATTTTTAACCTGAGTATTTTTATTTACCATGGTTCCAACGTCGCGATTCTTATGATTTAAAGGAGCTTCTTGAGGATTTGGAGTTCTTACCAATTTTACACCAGTACCATTAAATCTTACTTCGCTGCGTGTATAATCATCTCGATATAAATTTTGTTCTCTTGGAGTACGTCTACTACTATAATGTTGAGGATTCCATTCTCTGGTTGGTTCTTTTGAATTTACATCATATAAATTTGTACAGTATTTATGATATCCATTATTAGAAGCATTATTCATTTGAACGGGAATAGTAGGTTCAGGATAACGTCTTACACATACTTTAACTCCATCAGGATATCCTATAGGTATTTGATTATATTCTGGATGACAATTACCTACCCCTGCTTTAATATAATAATCTTCTTCCCCTCCCATAGGATTATTAATATTTCCAAAATTCCAAACAAGACTTGCTCCATTTGGTTTAATATCTGTGGATCTATGTACTACAACATTATTTTGGATATTATTTTTACCGTTACCATTATTTAGATTATATAAATTTTTCCTATTTAATAATTTCAAACTCGATGTCATTTTTCTTTCAGATGTAATTTATTTATACCATATTTTTATTATTTTTAATTTTTTGATATTTTTGATATATTGACCAAAGCAAAATATAATTGTTTTAAACATTCTATGACACGTTTTCTATTTTTAGAATTAATGTAGCTATTTATTAATTGTAAATACTCACTCTTTTTATTTTTGGTAAATCCTTCAGGTGATACTAAGTTCATATATACTGCAATATTATATATCCATCTACTAGGTATTTTATATGGTAATAATTTAATATTTAACGAATCGACATTCAATTTATAATATTGTCTTGTGTTTTCTCCAAATAGTGGTTGATAAATATTTGTAATATCAAGACATTGTCTTCCAAATTGTGAAATTGTTATAGAATCAAATTTTAAATCGTTAAAAATTTCTTTATAAAAAGTAATATGAATATCTCCTGCGACAATTATTACATTTTTTGCTTTATTATTGTTTGTACTCATAGAATTAGCGCTATACTCTCTAAATAATCTATACAATAAATAAAAGTCCATAATTTTACTATAAAATTCAAACATTTTCTTGATTTCTGTTAAATTCTCGTGTTGATTTAATTTCTGAATATATTCTTTTAATTGTATCAAATTTAATGGAATGACATCAATATAATGTAAAAACGATTTTATATTTTCAAGAATTAATAATAAATTCCTCCAATTGATAAAATTATTGTTGATAAAGTAATATGAATAATGAGAATCCAATACAGAGAGTATTCTTTTGTTTTTTACATTATCTCGTTGTTTACATATTTTCGTAATTTTAATTATCTCTTTTGAAATATCTTTAAAATAGTCTGTATTTGTTAAATCATTCAGAGAAGGAATATAATTCTTTTCCAATATATTTTTGATGTTGGTAATATATTTTAAAAAAGTTTCATCATTTAAATGTTTATGGGAGGTATTTTCAAATAGTTTTAAAATATAAAAGGATACAACAAATAGAGCTTGTAATTTTAAAATCTTTGAATTAGTTACACCATGCAATTGTATAAATTCTCTCATATCAACATAATGAAATCTTGTATTAGGATATTTACATTGAGTCTTGCTAAATTCTAAACAATCTTGAAATTTATTACGCACATCGAGGAGAGGGCATTCAGTCCCTTTTAATCTTGGATGTTCTTTTATATAACCTGCTTCTATAAATAAATCTATTTCTGTTTTTTGTATTCCATCATCATTATAATTTATTGTCTGTTCTATAAAATCTTGAATTTTGATGGCATTTGTATATGTTTTACATTTTTCTCTATGTTCATGTCTATCTCCAAACATGTAAATCAATAAATTAAACTCTTTACTGTAGTAGATGCTGCCAGTAAGAGGACCTATAATTTGATCATATTTTTGCATTTTATATATAATTGATATATAATATATTATTTTTGAATAATATATAATTTATTGTGTTATTGAAAAATATATAATTAATATTGGTAAACAGGAGAATATGTATTGACCGTGCTTCGTTTTCTTACTAGTTCATGTTGTGGTATGATTGAATATAAAGGATAAACATATGTTCTTCTTTGATCTCCATTCTGATCATAATAAATACCTCCACCTTGAGGAGGACCCCAATCACATTTACCAACTTTACCTGGATATGGTCCATTAATAGATGTAGGTCCATATCCAAGATTATGATACATATGATATTTATCCTTGAATCCTTGATTATTTAAAAGTCTCATTTGAGGATTACCTTTCATAAATTCAGGTCTGGAATGATCGCCATAAATTTGTTTTAATTCTGAATTTTGATGCGACATATTTATTTTGATATTTTATACAAATACAAATAATTTAATTGCAATTATATTTTAATGAATAGAAATATTAATTACTTTAAAAATGATTTTTAATTCTTATTCAAAGATAATTAATATTATTTTAGAAAATGAATGTTATTGATATTCCCTATATTGGTTTAAATTGTATTACAAACGTAAAAGCTAAAAAGATTATTCTAAAACATTTAAAAAATGCAGGAAAATTAAATAAATGGTATAATATTGGAAATTTTTTACAAAATCAATTTCACAAAAGGAAATTTGAAAGAAAACTTACCAAAAAGACAAATAAATATAATATTAATGATGATGGTGTAAGATACGAACCTAATGATACTACTTCTAATAAATTTTATTCAAATTATTTATATTTTAAAAGAAAGATGATATCTGATATGAGTCCTTTTCCTTGTGATTTTAAATCTTGTTTAGAAGATGTATTTTTTGATGAATTATCTTCAGTAATAAAAAGACAAGATCTTGGAGCTTTTGATACGACACATATATATTATTGTCATTCTGAAAAACCCAAAGAAATAAAATTTGATGCTTTTGATGAAAACGAATGGATTTTAGACGAGTGTGAAAATATGACAGATAATGATATTCAAATACTTGAAAATTATAAAAATGGATTAATAGAATTTATGAATGAATCAATTGAATTATGTAAACCTACAATATCTGAGAAGCGTTTAAAATCACTAATTAAAGAAAAAACTCGATGTGAAAAAGTAATGAGTGTATAATTTCGGCTCTTTGAGTCTTTATTGAAAGAAAATTTAATGTTTATAATTTTGATTATAAAAAATACATCCACAACAAATATAAAAAAAGAAATTTTAAAATTATCATATAATAAATAATTTTATAATCAAAAATGAATAGTGTTCTAGTATTGGGTGTATGTACTGATTATAGCGACAATACCCGAAATTGGAAAAATTCTCTAATTAAAAATAATTATGATTTTAAAATTATTGGTTATGGTGAAAAATGGGGTGGATGGTCATGGAGAACAAAACAAATAATTAACGCTTTACAAAATATTCCAGATAATATTATTATTATTCTTGCTGATGTAACAGATGTTCTTTTTATTAAATCTAGTTCATCTCTTGTAGATTTCTTTTTAAAATTTGAATCTCACTCCATCCCCCATGGGGAAAAGGTAATTATTGGTGCAGAAGCAGCATGCTGTACAGGAAAGTATAGTTCAGATATAAATCCTGAATCAAGAAATAAAATCATACATTTATTACAAAAGAAAAACCAAGATTCTCGATATATATTTCCAAATGGTGGAGTATTGATTGGTAGAAAAGATATATTATTGAGTTTATTAATAGACAATCAAAACGAGGATGATGATCAAATTGGATATTTGGAAAAGTATATTACAAACGACAATAGAATATATCTAGATAAACACGCTCATTTTATTGGAAATATTAATGATATAGGATCAAATCATAAAGTAATGGTAAACGACAATGATGCTGATGAAATTGATTATTGGGATATTACAAAGAATGGTGTAACAAATAAAGAATACAATACATCTCCATTTATATTACATTTTCCAGGAAAGAATTGGAAGGATTATAACAAAATTGGTAATTTATTTTTTAAAGACAATTTTATAAATAACGAGACATATTCTTTGAGAAACAAGGTTTTTTTTACAATAGTACTTGTTTTAGCGATAGCATTAATTATTTATATTTATAGGAGAAAAAATGGAAAATAAATTAAAATTCAAATTGACAATAATTAAATATATTTTAAAATATATTATGTAAAATTATAAAAATGACAAATACAGCTACTTCTTATGTAAGGGAAATGAAAAGCATCAAAGATGAATTAAAAAGGATGCAATTACGATCCAAACAATTAAAAGAGCAAAAGAAAAAGGCAGAATCTCGATTATATCATTATATGAAGAATCAACACCTTGAAGAATTTGAAGGAGTGAAAATAAAAACTATTACACCAAAAGATAAAACCTTTAATAAAAAAGCAAGTGATAAAAAACACGATGCAATAAAAGTTTTATATGAAGCTGGAATTCCTGATCCGGAAGGGTTATGGGAAGAATTGAAAAGAACCCAAAAAGTAAAAATTGAACCACAATCATAGATAAATAATAATAAAAAATGATTATATCCAATATATATTTTTAAATTACAATATATAACAATTAATAAAATGCAAGATTCACCACAAACAAGATATATTTACGATGTTATTGAATATGAATTTGAAAGAAAAAAATATGACGAGCAAGAGAAAATTAATGTATGGAAAACATTACATACCAATAAAAAATGCAATTGTATAAAACTTTTGGAAATTAATGAATTTATACATAAATTTAATATTGAATGTGATTTCAAAGTATTAACCATTACCCCAAAATTTAAATATAATAATTTTATTTCACTATTTTTGGATCATGAAAATATTGTTGGTATTTTATCGTCTTGTAATTTAAAAGTTGTAATTGACGGTTTTAGAGTACATATTTCTTTAAGCACAATAAGAGCTACAAATATGCAAAAGAAACCCAATTATTTTATAAACAAGAATAGACGAATTGTTGAAAATGAACAAAAATTAATAAATACATTTAAACAGAATAATATAGAATGCCATTTACAACCATAAATCTATTTTTCAATATTACTACAATATTGAAATGTCTATTATTATTATTTATTTGGTGAATAGTAAATTATTTGCTTTAAACCATTTTTTCAATGTGGTGCACAATGTTTCCTTCTTCATTGCTAAAAGAGTATAAATGGATTGAATTTTTTCCAATGGTTCGTCTTCGATACCTTCAATATAGGGTTCAATACCAATTCTATTCTTTAAAGAATCAATGATTTCATCTTTGGATGTATATATTTGTGAAGCTTTTGATGGTGGAGGTAAATATTTTATAATATTAAAGAATATATCGTAAATTCTACCGAGATCATTGATAGTTTTACAAGTAAATCCTCTAGAGTTCTTTTTATTCTCTTCTTTGGTTACAATTCTAAATGATTTATCTTTTAATGAAATATAACCATAAATACCATATTGATTGTCTTTAAATTCATCATTATCAAATTTACTCTTGCTTGTAATTTCTTTAATCTCTTTAATATATTTTTCTTCTTTTTCAACAGAACCTATATATTTCCATTTATTTTTAAAGGGTGCAGTTTCCGTTTCATCAAAGTATTTCATTTTACCCGAAGTTAAAACAGCTTTTGCAGATACATCATAAGATATTCCCTTGTATTCTTCTGTTTTTAAAACATGAACTCTTGTTCCATCTTGCATTTGATAAACCTTATTTAAATACAAATTACATAATGCTTTTGCAATCTCGGCAATCTTTTTATTTTTAGGGTATTCAAATACTTGCTTTTTAATATTGAAATACAAAGAGTAAATAGTTTCAAATAAAATAATCTGAGAAAAATATGAATATTGCTTCAATGAAAATTTAAATGTCTTTGCTGCTCCGCGTACAACACAATTTTGCTTTATTTTCAACATATCATGTTCGAGTTCTTCAATTTCAATGATATTTTCCATAGAAACAGCTTCATTTAATAATGGATATTCTACATAGGTAGAGTTTGAATATTTTGAATCAATTTCCAAAGTGTTATCCAAAAAATAAATATCTGAATCTTCTTTTAAATAACAATCAAAACCATATAAATTCTTTATTGGTACTCTTTGATATATAAAATAATGTAATGTTTTCAATAACAAGTTTTCTGAAAGTTCTTTGTGTTGTTTAGACAAAATTATATATAAATCATTAAAGGATACACTGAAAACTGTTTGATATATTCTTTTAATTGTTATTCCAATCTTTTGAATAGCTGATTCGCTATATAATTTTAACCACGTGCTAGTATCAATTGCTGCTTTAGATATTTTATATGTAAACTTTTTATCAGAATTTATACCTAATTCCGTATTTCGCGCCTTGAATTTAGTAGATGGTGGCATATTTGAACATTCGTAATTACACGCTTCATAATCACATTCTCTTGTTCCATCAACATCTTGTTCTAAAACATTTCTATCATATGCGATTGCACAATCAAACGCTTCTTCCTTCATTAATCTATAAATTTGAGTATTTTTATAATCCTTGGCTTCCGCAGTATCATAAATATATAAATCGATGGTTTGATTAACTGATACGTTGTATTCTTTTTCCTCAATTAACTCTCCTCCAATAGGTGATGGTACTTTAACCATTGTTGGAATAGTTCCAGATTCTACAGCGATATGTCGGAATATCCTAATATATCGTTCTTCAGGTAAAAGGTCATTATGTCTCATAAATCTATAAATTCTCCCCATAGCTTGATCAATATATGGAATATTCCAGTGAGGTGATAGAATATGTACTTGTCTGAAATTAGAAAGACTAATACCTTGAGCAATTTTCTCACTTCCAATTAATACCTGACATCGTTGTCCATATTTATTATTTTCATTATTTATACTTTTTAAAAGTAATTCAATAGGTTTATCTTCATTTGTTGTTTGTGGATTTGAAGTAATAACTGCGAATCTTCTTCCAGGTTTTCCTGTACTTGGTAAGATATCTCTGGATTTTTTAATATCTGCATCTGTTTTTGCCCAAGTTAATCCATATAATTTTAAAATTAATGCAATCAAAATAGCACCAGGACTATCTGCAACATTTTCACCTGTAAAAATAAAGATTAATTCATTTGGATAAGCTAGTACATATTCTACAATTGACGCAATTTTGCTTGAATATATTCTCAATTTATTTATATCTTCAAATTCTTTTCTTATAAAATTATTATTGAATTCATAATTTACAACATCTGTAGTTTTATCTTCTTTTCCATTTTCTCCTTTTTTTGTATACGTCTTTTTATTATAGGCATATTTTTTAAATATTTCTTTACCATAATCTCCACCAATAACATTACCTTGTGCATCAAATACAGGAAATACAATAATAGATGCACTAATTGCTGTACTATATACTGCTCCTCCTTTAGTTTCACGCTCTACTTTTTTACCTTTGACAGTTATAGTTTTCTTTTCTGTTTTCTGTGTTGCTTCAAAGAGATATTGTTTTTGGAAATCACTCATTATAGATGGATAGAGTGTAATGTGTTTTGCAAAAGGTTTAGTTGTCCCATATTCTATTTTTCTTGCAGTACTCAACATTTGTCTTAGATATGATATTTTACCATGAAATGCATCTTTCAATTCATCTATATTTTTCAATTTACCTTCTTTATTGAAAAAATGTTTATCAAATTCTTTTCCTGTGGGTAATTGATCATCTTCTGGCAGCAAAAGATTCATTACGGTTGCAATTTCACTAGTTTTATCCCAAATAGGTGTACCTGTCAATATCATGATTCTACAATTTTCTACAGTATGAAGGAAATGATGTAAATTATCATAAATCTTTTTAATATCTACTTTTGTGAGTTTACCTCCTGTATTTTCACCCTCCTCATCAACTTTACCTTTTTTTCCCGTAGTTCTTTTTTTAGAGGTATTCTCTCTAAGATTATGTACTTCATCAACAATAATAATTCTATTTGAATAGCGTTCCTTGATAAAAGAATCTGGGGGAAGGTTTTTCAAAAAGGTTTCAAATGTAACAAAATTATATACTTGTTGAATTTGTCGTTTAATTCTATTTTGTTCAATTTCCTTTGTAATTCCTTCTTTATCTATTTTTGCTTTATAAACATCATGTGTACATACATTTGCAATTTCTGAGATATAATTTCTAATCAAAGTGTTGTTTTTAAGCATAATTAAAGCAGGAGTTTTTGGCATATTGTTTTCCAATTTATAATTTTTATACAATTCCACAATGGCACTCGATAAACACGTTTTACCAACACCAAGACCTTGATATACCAATACTCTTGTATTTGGAGTATGGGGAGAAAGAAATATTTTCATTAATTTCTGTGATTTCAATAATTCTCCATTTTGAGGAATTTCTCCAGCATCTAATCTTAGATCATATATTTCCTTTTTTCTTGTATAATTATATGTAGAATTTTCATCATCCAAAGATGGATACGATTCAATATTTATAGCTATTAAACCAGCATCAATTTTGAAATTTTCATACATTTTTACTTTTAATATTTATAAATGATTTTTTATATTTATAAATTATAAAATATATTTTAAAATGAACAGCAATACACTCACCACACTATTTTTCATTCTTGTTGTGTGTATCATATTGTGTATATTTTTTAAAAATACGATAAATACACATGAAAAATTTTGTATATGTCCCGCATGTAATGATCCAAATAAGAAACGAAAATATAAATCCAACCCTTATACTCACGATTTAATACTAAATGAATAAAAATTTGCAAATGTGATTTTTTTAAAAGGTTTTTATTTAGCATATCTAAAAGTGTTGGTTTACTAACACATGACATTAAAATAGTGATTCAATTCATATTTCTTTACTTCATCTATAGTTTTACAATGACAAGTTTCCATTATTTCTTTAAATAGTCTTGATTCAGTATTATTTTCTCTAACCGTCATATCAAAATCTATAAGGAAAAACGTTTCATCTTCTCGTACCATAATATTATCTGCGTGTAAATCTCCGTGAATATATCCAACCTCGTGTAGTGTATTTATGAGTTCTTCTACCTTTTCATTTCTCAAATTTCTGTTATTCGACATATATTCCTCATATGTTTCTTTTCCGCACTCCATAATACAAATTCCATCATATCTTGGTGCATAAGTTAATGATAATGAGACAAGATCAATACATTCTCTGATTTTTGGACCAACTTGCAATCTTTCCATTTCTTTATACAATTGTTTTAGAGTATACCAGTCATTAGATCTTGAAGCATTTGAATGAGGCTTTGCAACAAAATATTGAGATTCAAATTTAACCAAATACACACTATCATCTTGCCATACTCCTGAAAAAGCTTCTACAATGGTATATCCGCATAATTTCAGAGATTCATAAATATTTTTATTGATTTCAACTTTTTTCCCTCGTTTTCCATATGTAAAGTATTTTTTCCCCAAGGAGGAGGGTTCATTTAGAACTGTCATTTCTAAAATGTATTTGTGATATTTGGTATTGTAAATTGGTTAAAGTATTTATTTTTATACAAAATGTATAAAATTATTTTAAAAAATCAATTTTTCTCCAAGATAATGTTTCAAGAAGTTAAAAGTATTATTTAATTGTCTGGAGATATTACAACAGTTTTCAATGTATTGTATTTATCTTGTATATCATCAAGCATGAGTTTATCAAGATTAAAAGGTAATTTTTCATTATTGAATAGGTTTCCATTCTTTTCTTTTAATTTCAACCATACCACGCATGAATGAGTATCTTTACTTTTTGCTTCATATGAATAGATATATGATAATTTTTCATGAATAATATACAATTTAACTTCGGAAAACAAGATTTCACACAAAAATGATACATATTCAATCCCCATTTCATATAATTCATCAATTTGAGAATTGTATAACATTGTTGCAATTTTTACAAGATTGTCATTTGTCATATTTGGTATTTTATTGAGATGCATTACAGAATTCAATATACCTTGTCCTTCACAAAAAGTTACCCATGATTCAAATGCAGTATTTATATCTAGTTTCCCACCTTTAGAGATACTTTTAGCTACAATAGCCCATTTATCAATTAAATTATTATTATATTGTATCATTTCAACTTGACTTTGCATTTCATTTTTGGGTACTATTGTTTTTAAAGATTTAATAATATCATCAACATGTATTTTTTGTGTTGGATTAAATTGTGTATTGGGTCTTATATTTGTATGTGCAATAATTCTCATTTTATTAATGATTTCAATGTATACTTCTTCTGTTAAATCAAAAGGTAAAGGGTATGGTATAGGTTTTTTAAATACATCTTGGTGTTTATGATATTTACTCAACCACTCTTTGATATTGGTATCCTTGTAAACAAGTTCATTTTCATGTTCAATAAAATATAATCTAACTTCTCTCATAAAATAAGAATACAACTCCAATACAAAACTAATGCCATGATTACATATTTCACTCATACTCTTTTGACACAAATCAATAAAGAATTTTACGTTTTCAACATGCATTCTTGGAATAGCAATATGTTCGGAGCTTTTGATATATTTGGAGATTTCTTTTCCTTCATTAAAACAATTCCACGCTGGATATATTCTACCTGCTTTTATTTCACCATCTTTATTTGATATTACACCCAATACCAATTTTTCCCATTCATCAACTTTAGTATTATTCATCTTTTTTACCATTACAGTATATGGTTTATCAGTTTTAGAAATAGGTGCTCTAAACATCGATGCCGCATCCAAAGACGACATGAGTTTATTATATGCAACCTCAAAAAAATCTTCTCCGCTTTGTTGCATTATTATATGGTCAAAAAGAAAATCGTTACTATTATTTGTATTGTTTTTATTTATCAGAAATACAATATTTAAATTAATTATAATTGGTAAATTATAATTTGTGATTTATTATTTATGATTTAATCTTTATTATTCATCCAATTCAGATTCTTCACCTTCAGATACTTCTTCAACACTTGGGTCTTCTTCATCTTCCTCCTCGTCGAGTTCTTCATCTTCATCTTTGGTTTCTTCATCGTCTTCATCTGCTTCAATTTCACCGTCTTCCTCTTCATCCTCTTCTTCTTCAACTTCTTCCTCTCCATCTTCTTCCTCTTCTTCTGCTTCATCTAAAACTTTATCGATTGATTTTTTAAGTTTATCATCGGGTTTTGAACTTCCTTTTGTGTTTGATGCGGTAGTTTCCTTTAAATTCTTCACATTATGACCATGAGCCTCAACCATTTTAATTTCCTCTTTATTTAAAGGTCTAACTGTTTTATTATCTTTTTCCAAATATCCATATGCTTCATTGGTTTTATCTTTTGAATAACAAATTCTTGTTCTCTCATCTACCCAATGTTTACCAATCATTTTGGCTTTAATCATTACTTGTTTTGCAACTTTATTTTCTATCTTCTGAGAGCCATTGCTCACGACCTTTACGGTTGGAGAAACTTTAGCTGTTTTCTCATCTTTGACAATTTTAGCTACTTTTGCTTTCTCGTTTACAGTTTTAGGTTCGGGTTTCTTGTTTTCCTTTTCTTTAACAGGTTCAACAGTTTTCTTGGTTTTATCGGCGATAGTTTTGTCATCAGTTTTAGCAACCTTTTCAATAGTTTTTGCTGATGGTTTTGCGACTGTTTTATCAGCCTTATCGGCAGTTTTAGCAGCAGATTTAGCCACTTCTGCTTTTGTCGTAGTTGTATCAGACTTTTTCTTTTGAACTGGTGTTGGAGTCGCTTCTTCTTTTTCCTCTACTTCCTTCTTTTCCAAAGTTTTAGAAGTTGTCTTTGCTTTTGGTGGAACTTTGGTTGCTCTTTGTAATAAAACCTTTTTTTTTGAAGCAGCATGAGTACCGCAAAGTTTCTCTCCCTCAACAATTTCAACAAATGGTTTTCCACAGGGTTTAAAATTGGTACCTTCACTTTTAACTCCAGATTGACATTTTTCAGTCTTGTTTGTGTTTTCTTTCTTCAAAGAAGTGAGATATTTTTCATATGCATCCTCATCTACTTTATAAGTCTTTACAAGATACTTTACAAAAGATGAAAGATGTTCGCTAAAGATATTAGTCATAGCACTATTAACATTGGCAGTTACGTCATTGGCTAATTGAAAAGACATGTTGACTTATATAAAATAAAAAATTATTAAATTTTATTTATCAAATATTAATTTTTAAATACTTTGTATATTTGAGATATTTATTTCTTTTTATACTCTTTTCATATAAATCAATTTTTTTTAATAATCAATTATTATTAAAAGATATTTTTTTGTTTTAAAAATCATATTTGATTATAATTCCATAAAACATGCAATAGAAATTCTTCCGTTCATAACAGTAGAGTCTTTTTTGATACCATGACTAGATGCACCAAATGTAATCACATCTCCATTTGACATTTCATAGTGAGTTGTTCCAACTTGTAGAGTTCTTGTTGCACCCAAAGATATTACCAATTGTTTAGTTCCTTTATGAGAATGACTAGGACAATACATTTCACCATTTTCATAGTAGTTGAGATAATAGTTGTATACTCTTTTCGGATGGAGTTTCAATTTATCCAAGGCATAGATAATACATGTATCAACATCCTCTATTTCTCCTACATTTAAAGGAGAAGCTTTTCTTGTAAATCCGTTAATCTTTGAATAAATACCGTCTTGCCATTGAATTGTGGTTTTTAATCTATTATAAAGATTGAGAGCAAAATCTTCATCAATAGCACCTTTAATAAACTGTGTCTTGAATTTAGTACTCATATTTAGGTATTTAATTTTTATAAATTAAAATAACTGGATTTTAGATTTCATTTTTTACAATATTAATATTTAATTTCAATGAAACGAGTTTTAAATCTATCTGACATTGTTTGAAATTAAAATTTTTGGCTGCGGCGCCATAGTGTGGATTGAGTTTTATTTCTCTTTTTATTAAAACCATACATTTATAAATCAATGTATTATGATTTTCAGCCCAATATTTTATTTTATCATAATATATTTTCCCTTTTGGAAATATTGATACTATATAGTTATATTTTTCATATAAACTTTCTAAATAAATTTGAAGAGTCAAGGTTTGAGTTATTGTGTTTGGTTTATAAAAATAATCAATAAAAAATTTAAAATTTTCAATTGTAGTAACATTTTTATTACAATATTTATCAAATTTACTAAGGGAAGATAAATATACAATAATAAGTGTACTAAAAGTATTAAAAAGGTATTCTTTATCAAATAAATCAAACATTAGCCTTATTTTTCGAATTCTATCGTGTATATTAAAAATAGTTTTTTGTAGAAATATATTAATTGTTGATAAAATAACATCTCTAAATTTATTGGTTAGAAAAAGTTTAAAAATATAGATCGAGCAATATTCCATACATAATGAAAATATGCTTGGGTAATAAACACCTTCAATTTGATATTCCGTACATAATGAAAATATGTTTGGGTAATAAAAAATTCCATTAGGACGAGCTTTTGCCGAACTAATATATGGTTTTAGATATAAAGATGCTCCAACACTTTTATTATATTTTGCAATATTTACTAAACATTGAAAACTTGGTTTAAACTTGTATTTTGATTCCAATAGTTTCAATAATTCACTTCCTTCAGCAGTATCAAAATCTAAATGTGTGACGATATTTTCCACATCATCTCCGTCAATATATAAATATCCTCCAAAATTATATAATAAATAGTAAATATAACACGAGTTCGCTTTACCAAATGCTTTTCTGAATTTTGTAAAATCAAATTGTTCAAGTAAACTTTGTTTTTGATAAAAAAGAAGTATTAATTTAAATAAATCAAAATATTCTCTATTATATTCAATATTGAAAATATGAGAGACTATATTTGATAACCACAATAAACATTGTCTAGTATGGTTATTTGTAATAGGTTCTTTCTCGGTTTGTAATTTATTTAAAATAAATGTGATGAGGTTAACATAAATTTTATCTTTATTATAATTTGGTCCGCGACATATTTTATGCATTGTCTCATTTGGATGAATTAAAAGATTTTTCAATAAAAATTCAAAATTACATAGTTCAATACATCTAGAAACTTTTTTTTGATTAATATTGTATAATTCTTCTAGTTCATGTATTAAATAAAATTTATATGGACCCTCACAATAATCATATATTTTATTTTCATTGTATAATCTCGTCAATGTTGATGAATTTAAAAGATTAAATATATTTTTAGATACTCTAAACACTGATTTTCTTTTAGAAAAAGGGAAATATAAATATTTAGACATATTTGTATTGTATTTAAAAGAATATAATTTTTAATTTATTACTTTTGTAATAAAATATTAGATTCAATTTTTATAAAGAAAACTCTTATAACATTTATTTTTACCACTCGATAATTAAATAACTTTCAAAAGGTGTATCAAATAAATCAGTAGTACTTGGATTATATTCAATCAGTTTAACCCTATAGCCATTGTTTATTATAAAGTTTTTTACAAAATCGATGCCAATAGAATCCATATTTGTCAAATAAAATTTTAAATATGATTCATTATTTTGACTTTTTTCAATTATTTTGTCATTAATTTCTTTTAGCCCCACCAGGGCGGAGCGAGGCTCTGACGAGCTAAATATTTACCATACTTTTTTTCAGGGGTACTATTCTCTTTACAAATTTTCGCTGCTTCTTTTGCTGAAATAAATGATTCCATTTTTATATTTATTGTATTTATTATATTTTATTTTTAGGTATAATCACTTTATCAATTTTTTACATCATTAACAGATTTAGCATTAATGATGGAAATGATATCAGGTTCATATATTGCATAAATATTCGGTTTTAGAGGTTCTCTTTCTACTACAACAATACTGCGACTATCGACTTTATCGGAAGATAATTTGGGATCTCCTTTTGGTGACATATTAATAATTTTGCACACAGCATTTTTTCCTAAAAATGATGGAATAACTACTTTGATTATCCACCCTCTTCTCCATGCTTTTTCTGTGGTATGTTCAGGTTTTGATGAAAGATATATTGCTGGACCTACAATACCTGCTGTTCCTTTACGAAATTTACTTTCTCTAATGATATTTTTACAATGCTCTAGATCTGTTTGGTGATACATGATTATTCCTTCTTTGCAGTTTCTTGAGGTATGGTCAGAATCAAAATTCCTACATATTTTACATAAATGAGTTGAGTGTTTATCTGAACATCCTTTAGAAAATGCTTTACATGCACTACCATTTGTTGTGTTTACTAGATACGGATTTGGACAATTTTCAGAGATATGATCCGAATCTTGTTTCCCACAACTTCTGCAATAATGACTAGAATGTTCTTCAACACATCCAGTAGCTCCACATCTAAATCCTTTAATGGTTGGACAATAAAACGTTTTGTGATTTGAGTTTACTTGGAGACATATACGACATAAATGTGTATGAGGTAATTCTCCTTTAATACAATAGCGAAGTTTACATTTTTGTTCCATTTTTATTACTATTAAGTAATAAATCTATATTTTCAATTTTTAAACATAGTATAATTCTGGATCATCATTATCCATTACTGCTGAATAAACTTTATTGGTTTCTCTGTCACACCAATATGTTTTCTTTACTTCTAAATTTCCTTTTCCATCAAAAACCAAGAGTAAAAATTTAAAATCTCTTGAATCTCGTGCTGTAGCCATAAATTTAGCTTGATTTAACGAAGCATTATCTTCAAGTGTATGTTTTGACTTTACTTCAATTAAAAGATTTGCTGATTGGATGTAAATATCTGGATAATATGTTTTATTTTTACCCTTATATTTATAGTCAATCTGTGGCACAAATTTACATCCAGTAATAATATCTTCTTCTTCAAATTCATAATCAAGTAATAATTGAATAGCAAAATGTTCATAACCTTGATAAGATATTACTTTACCAGATGGTAATTCCAAATATTTTAATCTAAAGCCTGATTTTTGTGCTTTTTCAAATATTTCAGGAACTTGCATAGCAAATGGTCTCCCATGCTTTTCTCTGCATTTCTCTTGACCGTGTTTAGAAGTTGGATAACATTTACCTTCATACAATTCATCACATTTATCATGGGCTAATTTTCTGGTTTCTGGTAAATTTAGATTATATATACCTTCATGATTATCTAAATTTGTTTTTTTTGCTTTTTGTTTACATTTTTCATCCATCATATTATGAGGAAATCCACAATTTTTCATATTTGTTTCTTTAGATTTATCTTTAAAATATTGGGTTTGGGAAACATTTTCAGCTCCATATTTTTCTATATTAGTTTCTTTTCTTGATTCAATACCACAATCCTTACAACGTACCCCATTTTGAAATGATTTCCAAGTAATTGAATCTTCTTTTCCACAAATGCAAATATATTTTATAATACCTGTTTTAATAAATTCTTTTTCTGAACATATAATTTTACAATCTTCCTTTTCAAAAATTAATTGTCTATCTTGCCACAAATAACCTTTTCTTGATTCATAACACTTGTTACACCCGACTCTATTATCTCTCATATTTGATAAAGCAATAAATGCAATCTCTCCACAGCTACATTTGCATTTTAAAGGGGTTTTATTATCAATATACTTATTATCAAGTAATTCAAAACCTTTCCCTTTATAAATTTCAATAACTTTATTTATATTTTTTTTCATCTTTTTACTGGCACAATCCTTGCACCTTGCACCTCGTTTCCAATGTTGTAATTTACCTGAATTTTTATGACCATTATCACAAATATAATTAAATTCTGTTTTATTATTTCCTCCATTTGAACAAAATTCTTGAAAAGTAGATAATAACTCGTAATTTTCATCTTCAATTAATTCTTGTATTATTTTATAATTTGGCATTCCCAATTTACAATTTTTACAATCTCTTAACATTAAATTATGAATCGTACAAACATTTTCCTGTTTGCAATTATCACAAATAACATTTACTGTTATTCCCCTTTTAATAAAATTTTTATTTTCAAAATCTTTGGTAATCAAAGTAATATTTTTAGTTTTCAAGGATTCAACCAAAGTTTCGTAAGTATAGGAATTCTTGGATGCTGACATTGTTATCAATTATTATGTTTAAAGTATTATTTACTCGTAAATTTGATGTGTTAACTTTTTTGAATATTCCAAATAATAATTGATGCAATGTAAATTAATAAATAAAATAAAAATCAATTTTTCTAGAGTAATTGGAATACTGCGCGGGTGGCTAACGGACTTTTATGTTTATATTGATTTAAATTAAAATATAACGCTTTATTGGCATTATTTAGAATTTTTGTGAATTGAGATACATTTTTTTGAAAAATGTAAATTTCAGATATTTTTTTGTATTTTTATACAACTTTCCAAGAAAGCTGATTTTTTGTCTGAAAACAAAGATTTTGGTAGATAATGAAGAGATAAGCAAAAATAATGATGAAATAAGCGAAATAAACCCGTCACAGGGTGGGTTGTCCGAGACTTCCGTTTGCCACCCTGGCTATGTTCCAGTTGCGAACTATAAAGATATGTCTGAGTTTTAATGGCATTGCGACTAAAACACCAGCAGCATTAGGGTAAGTAATGGGTGCACCATATTGATCAACAGGGGCTCCGCTTAAACCAGCAGCTTGTTGGGCAGCTGGAGACATATCGTGTTGGATAGACACGTTTGCGAGTTTGCTGTAATTGGTGGAAGCAGATGGGCTGGTTGGGCACCATGGGTGAAGAGCATAAGACCACATATGGTAACCAACTTCAGTAGGAATAGCCTTTGACATATACCATGGTTGAACAAGAGAGAAATAATCAGCGCGATTTGCAAGTCTGACAGTGTTTTCATAAATAAGTTGAGAGAAGTCAAAGGGATCAAGACCAGCATAAGCGGGTTCAGTGGTGTAATTAGACCACTCTGCTCCATATTTACCTTTTCCTTGTTCGTAAATAGAAGTGTTTTGAGCATTGAAGAAGAATGAAACAACGGCGTGAGAGAAACGTAAATCAAAGGTGGATGTGCTGGAAATATCCTTGAAGTGTCCATTAGTTTGATCTTGAATTTGACTGATCAACATATCTCTTGGAGCATCACCCATCTTGACACGTTCATCATTGTGAACAACAGCGTAATGAGCAAAAGTATTGGGATTTTGGAATTTGGGGCTGGCGGATGTAACTTGTCCGTTTTGAACAACATAAATATCACTAACTGTACATTGAGATCCAACTTGATTTGGTGGAGGAACCATTCCTGGGAATACAACAATCAAATCCTCGAACTTTCTGAAATGATAATTGATTTTAATGTCATTGAAAGGAAGGGCAGCAGCAGGGAGAGCGATACCACTGTCTTCAGTGAACCAGAAAGGAAGTGGGCAAGAGAAATAGCCACCAGTTCCCAAAACACCACCAATCGGAACTGGAGTAGTCATGGATGAAATATCTCCAATCATATTTCTGTAACCAACTCTCTTTGATCCTCTGGTCTTGAATTGGAAAAGATTATCAAGATAATAACTGTCGAATTCTTCAACATAAAGTTCATTGAATGTAATTGAACATTTTTCAAAGATGTTGTGCATCAAATTTCTCGTCCATCTAACAGTGGCATCAATAAACATGGTAGCAGTTTGTTTGATTCCAATTTGTGGAATTTGGGTGTTGAACCAAACAGATAAAACATAATCACCACTTCTATTTACGGAAGCGGCAATGTTCTTTTGTCCGAAATCAGGAACTCCCGTAACGTGTCTCAAACTAATTGGAATGTATGAAAACCAATTTGCTTTTTGTACGCTAGCTACGAATAAGGTAATCGCATTGGGACCACCATACAAAAATCCTTCAAGTTCGGAGAATGTAGCTAGATCAATAAATACATTACTTGCAGCCGTCTGTGATGAAGACATATTTAAATTTTATATATTCAGGAAAATAAAATATTTTCTATTTTTTATTTTTATTATTACTACAACAAAATAAAAAAAAATAATAAAAAAATTATAATTTTACATTTTCAAAAAGTATTACAATAAAAATTTATTTATATACAACAATACACTATAATTATTTACGCACAAGAAATAATCATTAATCTAGGCTATTTATCATAAAAATATATCATAAATTAATTCAAAATAAATATTTTTTAATACATGCTTTAAAAATAAAGTGGTACAACAAATAAATAAATTTTTTTATTTATGTATTTCAAATTATAGAAACATAGTAGAAATATTTCCTTTTAATTTCAGCAGTGTACATATCTCATAATGAAAAAGTCTTTTCCGAAATTAAAAGGTAGAGGATTTTCAGATAAATCAAAAAAAATATTATCAGAGAAACAAGAACCAAATGAAAAGCTTTTATCTATTACCCCACGGGCAAAAAAAGAAAACTTGTCTCATAACGATTATCTAAAGAAAAAGATTTCTAAATCAGTCAACAATGTAAAAAATGTTGAAAATATTGATTTCGATTCAAATAATTTATTTTTAAAAGCAAAACAATCTCCTGCAATGACTAAAAAAATATCTTTGGATAATGCACAACCGTCAAGTATTAATTTTTGTACATTTTTACCACAACAGAATAATTCATTGAAAATAACACCCACAAAGAAATTAATTTCATCTCGTTCATTAAAAGAAAAGATTATTATAAAGCCATCTCCAAAACTAAAGGTAAAAGATAAAGAAAAGACGTATTTGAAACCAAAATTAAAAAGGGAATCTGCTCACAAGAATGTAATAAAACCAAATGTATGTGCAGAAAAATACGACATTATTCAAATTGATCGTGAAATAAAGATTTTCTTGAAAAATAAAATAGATAATGTTGAAGAACCAAAATCTCGGTTATCTCTATTATCAACACTTTTAGATCAATCCAAAAATGAATTGGAAAAGAATCTTGTGAAAAAGAAATTATTTATGTTGCGAAAAGAAATTATTGATCTTGAAACAGCAGCAGAATTGGGATTATATTTATATAAAACAGTTAGTTTAATTGAAGAATATAAACACATATCTGAAAAAACTCATTCAAATAGTTTTATGATTGTTAGAGTGCGATCTGATGAAGATATAAAATTATTGGATAGAAAAAAAGATATAAAGTTCCAATATCTAAAAATTGCAAAAGAATACATAAATGTTGAAAACGTTTTACAAAAAAAACAAAAATTAATTTGTCATTCTTGTTTGGGTATAAGTTTTGAATTAACAGACGATGATTCAATACTTATATGTTCAAATCAAGAATGTGGTAATATTATTGAAATAATGGATGAATCTCCAAGTTATAAAGATACAGATAGAATTAATATGGCTTCAAGATATACATATACATGTGAGAGTCATTTTAAAAGTGCGATGGATCGCTTTGAAGGTGTACAAAATGTAAATATCCCTCAAACTCTTATTGATCTCATAAGGAATGAAATGAAAAACTTTAATTTATTGGATAATACAGTGACTAAAGATCATATTTATATGATCTTATCTGAAAAAGGAGAAACTGATTTTTATCACGATATTAATTTAATATTTTTCATGATTACAGCAAAACCACCACCAAAAATCACCAAATACAGAAATAGATTAATGGAAATGTTTAAAGTTATTGAAAAAATGTATGACGAGATTAAAGGACCAGATAGAACAAATTCTTTGAATGTAGATTATAAATTGTATAAATTATTACAAATTGTAGGTTATAATTGTAAAAAAGAAGACTTTTACTTTTTGAAAACTCCAGCAAAATTATACGAGCATGACGAAAAATGGAAAGAATTGATTGAAATATTAGCAGAAAAATATCCATATGAAAACGACGACTCAAGACCTTTATGGAGATTCATATCTTCTATAATTTAATATTCTCAAATATTATTTCCTTTTCCTCGATACAAAATACAATACAATAATGAAAATAATCAATATAATAATCAATATTAACGAATTTGGAAACGATATTGTATTATTATTACCATTATTGCAATCTTTTAAAACCAATAAATTTGGTAAAGCGTGATTATCATAATAAACGTTCCGATTCTTTATTACAATGTCGTTTTCAATATTTGTAGGAATATAACCTGTCCAAAACAATTCTTTTTCTTGGGAGTTTATATATTTACCTATTTCAATATATACAACATCTGAATCAATATTGATATTGTTATTTAATCCTTTTTTCAATATAGGAGGTATAGATCTCGTTTTATTAATTCTAATATATAAATCATCATTTGAATCGTTGAATACATTTATGCTTTTCATTGTTTTATATTTGTACAATATAAAATATTTAATAAATATAAATTAATTTGACTACATATATCCTAAAGAATATATATTTTATATCCTAAAAGAATATATGTAATATCTTAAAAGAACACGTATGCAATCTATTTTATCTTTTTAACCATTTATTTTAAACTATAATTTAGAAACTCATTGCGTTTTTCAATGATCCATACATGAGATACACTGCGAGTAAACCAGCAACAAGAGCAGCAACTGCTAACCATAGATAATTGGGATATCCAGCATGTCTACCGGAAATCTTGGCTTGCATAAATTTAGGATTAAGACATCCAAGGACTAAAACAGTAAGTCCAGAAATCAAGACGGGAATGAAAAATTCGTACTTCATTTTGATGATAAAATAATATAATATATAAACTTAAAGTTTTATTACTTTTACTTATTATTGAAAATATTATTTTTTTTCAATAAAAAATTTATTATTTTTATAAATTTCTCTTTTTTACAATTTACAATATTTATTATTTTTTTTATAAATTTCTTTTTTTTGTAATTTGAAAAATAATCAACAATTTAAAATAATAAATTTATATAAATAAATACCACAATTATTTAATACTTGGGAATATAATGAGTTCAAATTTTGAAAACAAAATCAAGGAATTACAGCGTCAAATTGATGCAGTTTCAGGTGGACCTACAACAAGTACACCAGGAACATGTTTCCCTACTCTAACCGTAATAGCTGTAGCAATTCCCATTGCTGTATTTTTGGGACTATATTTTATTAATCCCAAATTGGTACAAGTCAAAGATGGAATTAAACAAGTAAGAAGTAATACCAAAGTATTTTTATGGACTGTTGTGTTTACACTTATATTATGGGCTGCTTTATATACTTATTCATATATCAGAGGTCATAATGGTTCGTCTATTTGCAATATATAAATGCTGCCCTTTTATCATCTGTAAATTGCACAATATATAAAATACTTTTAGAAAAAATTGATAAATTATTCTTTATAATTACAAAAATTATAAAAATCAATTAAAACATGCCAAAAGTATCTGAAAAAACTAAAACAAAAACAATTGTACTTAAAACAAAGGATTTATATAAAGAAACGATTAAATTTATTAGAAAATATTGTTATCCTGTCAAAGATGATAAAAATAAACATTTATTGGAAAAGTTTTCTAGATTTATCGCACAAAATTTAATTGATGAAATTATAGGAAATCTTGAATTGGATGATGATGAAAAATTAGATATTTCAGATGAATCTTCATTAAATGAATATATGAACGCTTTTATTGTATCTACAATTTATTTGCCAGAATATGCAACTGAATTATATGGTTATCCAGGAGAATTTGACAAAATTATTAAAGAAAAGGGTTTACATTTAAAATATAAAGAAATATGGAATCATTGTATTACAAAAAAATATGTAAAGGCAAGAAAGAATGAAATATTTGAAAACGAGGATTTTGACAGTGATAGTGAATAAATAAAAGCAAATAAATATTTTATAATATCAAAAATTATAAAATTACTTGATATGAATTATTCATCATTTGCTACACATGTATATATACCATGAACATAATATCCTTGACTGAATGTATTTGTTGATCCAGATTGTGAAGTAGATAGATATGGAAGAGCACAATAACCAGAATCATTTGTAGGACCATTACTAGAACATAGCGTTAAAGGTTGTAATCTACAAGGATATGGACCAAAAGATGAATTATCGATATTGACATTACAAATTTGTTGTCCGTTGCATACACTAGAAAGGTAAGCAGATGCATCTCGTGGAATACATTGATTAGTTGTATTTGTAGCAACACATGTAGTATTTTGAAATGATGTATTTAAATTTGCACATACAGGATCACTACCAGAAGATGAATTTGAAGAAGCACATTCTTTTTGTATAACAGATGATGGTTTAGAATAACATTCACCATATGGATCAAATACTTGGAATGTTGCGCCAATAATATTTACATTATATCCTACTGGACAAGAAATCTGAGAATTACTTCCATTTATAGTAGATGTTGTAGTTATTGGAACAGTATTAGTTGGATTTGTAGGATCTATATATGCACTAAATGGTAATATTATATTTGCTTCTGCATATTTTTCTGTTTTTGTGGAATTATATATACTAAAGCCAAATAAAACAATTGTAATAATGAGAATTATAATTATAGTCACAACTACAAATGCACCCATTAATTTATCTTTTATTTATATCTATTATTTTATATTTCATAATTTTATAAATTTCAAACAAATTATTTATAATTAATAAATTAATAATACCTTTTTAGAAAACTTTAATTCTCAATCCTTGCGGTGGATTTATAACGTGTGTTATAAAATTTAAATAATGGTTTACAAGGTAAATATTACAATCAATATATTTAATAATAGTTTACGAGAACCCATTTAGCGATACCACTATTGTAAACAAAAGAAGCAACATGTCCAGCTAAAACTAAAACATTGGCAGCGGATGGTGTCTGAATTTTAAGTTGTTCAGAAGCACCAACAGCAACACCTAGATGAGCAACAGTCATTGTGGTTCCACCTCTATTGTAAATGGTAAGAGTTTGACCATCAATTACATTTTTCAACTGTCCACACAAACTAACGAGTGTCCATCCAGATTCCAAAGTTCCGTCGCTAACAACATCAACAAGAGAAGAATTAACAATCATATCAATTCCGATTGTTGCAGAAGTGGCTTCAGTAACTGTAACAACGGTTCTACCTGTAACTACGTAACCTTTTAAAGTTGAAGTTTTTTGAACTAAAAGGTTGGTAAGGGGTTCATCATTGGAAATCCCTGCATTGGTTTGATTTGGGTAACTCATTTTTATTAATGAAGGATGATAATATTATTTTTAAAAATAAATTTTCTACTTTAATTATTGAAAATAAAAAATAATAAAATTTTTTTACTTGAAAATTTAAAAAATACAAGAAATATCAAAATACAACTACTTTTCTTATTTTTAATAAATTATTAAAAACACTTTTACTTTCACTTCTTTTAGAAGGCACCAAGGTGCTATATTATTTATTTTTCAAACGGCAATAAGTAATCCTGTAATTACACTAGATACTCCAAGAGGAGGGTTTTGATTTGGAACAATTGGTGTACCTAAAATATCTTGTGGGGTTGGAGCTCCGTGTTTTACTGCTACCCATATTTGATCACCAGTATTAAGTCTAACATTAACAGTTACATCTTGTTGGGTATTAAATAGATTACTTGGAGCAGCTTGAGTATCATCACTTTTTAATGCTGTAGTATCACCAGTAGAAGAATCGAAAAACATTATATAAATCCATCTTTTCCCTAAATTTGTATTTGATACACCTCCCCATTGAACATCTGCTGTAATTTGTATATCTCTTGCTGCTAGAGTTTCAGTATATATTCCTGTTCCAAGATTCCATCCAGGTAAAGTATGAAAAGGTGTTGATGCACTCCAATTTATAAGAGTAGTGAGAGCATTACCTGGAGGTATCGTTTGTGATGTGGGTAAATATTGAGAAAAACTTTCAACATTACCTGGTGCGCTATTTGCTATTGGGAACCAACTTGTCCCGTCAGAATAATATGGACGTTTTGTTATAGTATCATATGCGATACCTCCTCCAAACCCTCCTGCAATTTGTGCAGAAGGCAAACTATTGGAATTAATATAAGGTAATTTTGAAACCTTGTTTACAAATAGATAATCCAAAGTTTCATCGTGTTCAATACCTAAACCTTTATATCCACTCATATTTTTAAATAAATAAATATATTTACAATTTATATTTACAATTATTTAAAAATTTGTCTTAATTTATTTACGTATTTGACCATTATTGTAAATATTATAGTTTACATATTTGAAAGTGCACTTTTTATAACCATAGTTATAAAATAAATAGTTTACATGTTTTATATTACCCATCCAATAAATTAAAAAGGGTAAATTTGTTACCTTTAAAAGGTAATATTTAATAAATAATAGTAATAGTTTATGCAGTAACCTTTTGAGCGTTAAAGAAAGTAGATGCATTCTCATCGAAAACAATATTCAAATCAACACTAGCATCATGTCTAACTTGAACAACAATAGTATCACCATCACCTAATGTTGGTTTAACACTAGCCAAAGTAACCATTGTTGGATTACCGTTGAAAGCACTAGCTTGCATTTGACCGAGACCTAAAGTTACAGCGGTGTTATTTGTTCTTCTAATTCTCATTTGTCTTGTTGCCCTAGTGGCTCCAATCAAACCAGCAGTTCCAGAATTATTTCCTTCAAAAGTTACAGAAGCTGATAAATCCCATACTCCTGCTCCACCTACTGGAATAAGTAATACACCCGTACCTGTGGTGAAAATAGCACCAGCATTGTGGTTAGGTGCAGCAGTACTCCATGTTACTTGTCCAGCAAGAACTGCTCCTGTAAGAGTAGCCCATGTAGCACTAGCAGGGAATGCAACAACACTAGCGGTTACTGTGGCAGAAAACATAGTATTAGCAGATACAGCTGGAGTAGACCATGTTGGAATTCCAGCAACAACGGTTAATTGTTGTCCAGCGGTTCCAATAGCAATGCGCTCCAAAAATCCAGAAGCTCCTTGATAAATTAAATCACCAAGAGTTGTAGTAACGAAATCCTGGATAAGATTTCCAGAGGCATTATCTTGAGCTTGGAAATTAAGGATATCTACTCCTGGGGTAGTATTGACAAAATCAATAGGAGCACTGATGGGATAAGCGTTAGACATTTTGAATTAATGTATATTTCAAGATAAATGTAAAATTTATTTATAATTTAATATTGAAAATTAAAATAATAAATTTATTTAAAAAAAAATTAGTTGAAAAATAAATAAAATATTGGAAAAATTACAAATCACCCTCAAAGAATTTAAAAATGCAGTTTAATAAAGAATTTATAAAAAAGTTTTTATCCAATATTAAAATTGAAACAACTCTAAATAAAGAAGATGGACAATTACCTTTTGGTTATTTTTGTCCTCAATTAGAAGGGAAGCTAATATGGATGTGCGGAGAAGACGAAGATGGTAAGATTACAAGTGTTTTTAATCACAAGGATGATGATGATCCAGGTCGTCTCATTACATATGTTAAAGATTTTAAAGAAGCATGTTTTGCAAGAGATGAACTAATTAAAAGTGGATGGCAGAAAATGAAACTACCAACAATTACATTTACATATCCAGGAATGGATGAAAAAATTGTAATTAAAAGTTAACTCAACAAATACAAGTTATAAATTACAAATAATTTATAATATTCTCTATATACTATCTAATATGCTTTATTATAAAAAGTATGTCCAGTAAATATATTTGAATCACATCCATAAATTGTTCCATTTGCATCTGGATACAAATCATATTCTAGTTTTTGTTTATTTACAAACAAAGGATCAACATACCCCTCATTATCATTGCCACTATTATGGCTATTTCTCATAATGATGATAAACAAAATTATAATTACAATGATTAATATTAATGTAAACATTTTTGATTAAATTTTGTAGTTTTAATTATAAAATAATAATAAAAAATATATCATAAATAAAATACTTTCAGAAATGGCAGGACAGAGGAGTATAAATTCATATTTTAATCAATATGGAGCCTTCTTTAATGACGCGCCAAAACAACCCACTTACGAGGCAAGCTGTCATGTAAATGAAAAAATTCAAACTATACCTGAAGGATTTCCCATGACTACAGAAGTATGGGGACCAACATCGTTAAAACATTTATATACTGCTGTACCAAATTATTATCCTGTACAAAAACAAACAAGACCATATGGAAGTATGTATGATTCAGATCTAAGTCAATTTGATGAATATGGAAGACGACAATCCTATCAATATCAAATTGATCCATTCCATCATAGAAATGTAAAGGAAATATTACATTATCAAAAAGCAAATGGTGGTCAAGCTTTTTTACCAATACCATCTACAAGACAAATGGTTGCTTATCCGTTGAATTCATAAAATTTAACGGATATTCTTCATTAAATTCAGCTATATAATAAATTATTATTATATTTTTATTTTTTAATCAATCAAATATTGGAATAATCAATATACATTCTTTTCTACACATTACACAACTTTTAAATTTTATTTGAGGTTCATTTTCATTTGCTTCTTTAACTTCTCCACAATCCTTACATAAACATTTATGTCCACAAGGAATAAAAGAATGAGTTGCAGGTTTTTCCATACATACTACACAATCTTTTTCCTTTTTTGCTAAAAGATTAGTTTCAAAGTTTTTAATTTCACTTTTTATAGACTCTTTAAACAAGTCAAATTCATTACGATTTACATTTGAATTATTCAAAGATTCTCTTGATGTACTCTTTTTATCTATAAATGTAAATGGTATTGTATTAATTCCAGACTCTTTTGTTTTTGTCATATTTTCAATACATTTACTACAAAATAATTTTTTCTGTTTCAATTTGTTTAGTATATCATCTATTTCATTAAAATCTAATTCTTTAAAAAAAGATAACGGTTGAATTGATACTTTATCTTCTGCAATCTCACCACAAAAGAAACATTCTTTTCGAATATAAAAGGGAATTTGATTTTTCAAGAAATTGGAAACAATAAATTCAGAATTGAAATTAATTTTGCACTCATTTGTGTGTACTTTTATTTTTGGAGATTCCATAGTTTTTTGAGATCTTGTATTTATAATATCATTATCATCATTACCATAATCAGTACCTATACGATTATATGGTAAATATGATCTTGTTGCCATAAAGAAAATATAAACTATAAAAATATTAAGTGATTTAAAAAATAATAAATTATATAATAAAACTGAAAGTATTGTAAATTTATTTATAATAAATAATATATACTTTTATATTTATATCTAAACTCAATTTTTTCTTTTAATACCTTTGTATATGGATCAACTTACCAAAAAATGGATTGAATACACCGCTTTAAAGCACTGGGGTAGTTTTGCTAAAGCTGTATGTACTAGACGTGAAACCTTTTCTTTTTGTGAAAAAGTACAAAATGATGTACAAATTGATGATGAGTTTCAAAAAGTATTTTTAACAGAATTGGCTAAACATATTCAACAAAACTTGCTCGTAAAGATACAATTAAATGTAAATTTCCATAAATTGGCAGATAATGTTATTTGTTTTTATATGTCGATGAATTATAATCCTCCAAATGTTACTCCTCCTCAACCGTCTCCTGTTCAACCTCAAGTAGCTGCTCCTGCTGAAATTCCTAAATTGGAAGAAAACAATTAATGCTCAAAGAGCTAAAAGTATTACATCTTCCCGAGAATGCTCAAAGAGCTGAAAGTATTTATGATATATTTTCAACAATATTTTTTATTTAAAATAATAAAAATAATATTCATCATATCTCTTTTAATACCTCAACCTTTGTGGTGGATCTATAAATATGGATTAATGGCATCTCCTGGTAATTCACTCTCAAATATACCTATAGCCAACATGTAATATTCTGTTGGAGTTTCATCTACGAGATACCATGATGCTATATAATTTTGGACAAAATATCCTTTTAGAGTTAAAATATCAGAGACGGTTTCTTGATCAAAACCAATAAATGGAGTATATAACGGATCAATAGAAATATATGAATTCATTTTAAATAAATTAATATTTTGTTGAATGTATAAAATTACTCGTTCTTCTGGAGTAATTAAACCAGAAATATAATTTGAAACCAAAGTACTAGCAAGAGGAAGTTCATCTGAAATTAATGATCTAATACTCATTTCTTAAAAAAATCTTTAATAAATATATTAATTTTTATAATTTTTATTTTTTACTTTTAATAAACAATTAATACTTTTTTTTTGACAATAAATCTAAAAGTATTATAAACTTGTTTATTATACGGCTAAAAGTGAAAAACTCTATACTATAAAGGTTGAGTTAAAAAAACAATAAAAATGAACGAGGCATTGGTTTCTAAAATATTATATGAAGGGATATCATTTATTTATGAGCAATTTCAACTTGATAAAAAAGAAAATAATATATGTGAATATATAGAAACCATTTACAATAATTCTGAAAGTGTTGTAACAGATTCAAGTAATAATGATCCAACTGCTGAAATTTCATCTTCTAATCCTCCATGGGGAGAAAATGATTCAACTAGAAATGTTGTTGCAATAACAAAATATATTTCGAGTTCAAAAAAAGGAATACCAAAGAAGTTTTGGACAAACTATAAATCCTTTGATATTTGTTTGGCAATTATTCATATCTGTGAAAGTATGTCTCCTCTTTGTGAATGGAAACCTTTTATGGAAAAATTAAGAGATTTAATTAATGAGGGAGACTTTAAAGAAACATGTGAAACAAACTTTTTTCATAAAAAGGTATCTATATTACGTGCTACTGAAGTAAATAGATTGTTATTTATACAAAAAGTATCCCAATATTGTAATGCAATCATTTCTTTGGAAGAGGATGAAAATAAAAAAGAAATGGCAAAAAAACTATCAAATATCTTTATTGAAATCTTTCCCCTAAGAGATAAATCATTCAAGGAAAATGAACAACTCTATCTTTTATGTATCGCTGAAATATTTTTGAATCCAACCCTAATTTCAGACACTACGTCAAATCCAGATAAAGTAAAGAAACAACGAGGATTATTCTTTGTATTATCAAAAGGAACTACTAAAGATAAAAAAGATGACAAGAAGGATAAAAAAGAAAAGAAAGAAGATAAGCCACTCAAAAAGAAGGAAGATAAACCTAAAAAAGAAGAAAAGCCTAAAAAGGAGAAAAAGAATGAAGAGAAACCTAAAAAAGAAAAGAAGAATAAAAAGAATGAAACTCCACCCAAGAAAGATAAAAAAGAAAAGAAAAAGAAGCATGATAAACAAGACGAGTCTACCGAACCTGTCGTACAAGAAGAAAATGAAGAGGAAGACAATAATGAACCTACTGTTGTGGAAAATGAAGAAGAAGAACCAATGGCAAATATTGGACAAGAGATTTTAAATAATTTAATTGAATCTGCGATACCTTCCGTACCAACAGATATTCCTTCTATTGTATCTACTATTTCTACTTTGGCTTCCGCAATAACAGATGTTCATAATCATATTACAAATAATGATGCTATAGATGTATCCGAGGCTACTCAAGATAATGAAGGAAAGATATCTATTGATGAACAAGAGACTAAGCCAGAGATTATATTTTCTGCTTCAGAACCGGTAGAACCTCAAATTGATGAAGTTCAATTGAAACCATTGAGTCAAGTTGGAAAGAGTGTATTTAATTGTAGTACTGATCATATGAGTATTGATGATTTGAAAAATATTGGTAAATATGAAAACTTGTCATTCAATAAAGACTCACGAGATAGTTTTTGTGAAGATGATGTTAATGATGCAAATTATAAAAAGATGATTGATGATATTACTGTTGCTGTAATTGCTTCCGTAACTAAAATCATAAGTCCGATGTTTGATGAATTGAAAAGTCTTATCGCCAATCAAAAGCATGCGAATATTTCCGATGAGCTAAAAGACGAATCAGATTAAATTTCCATGTCCATTGGTGCAAATATTCATTTATAAATTGTTTTTATAAAATTATTAGATTTATAGAGTTATTGTTCAAGATTTAATTTTTCAAATGAATCAAATATTGTAGTATGCTCATTTTTTCTCTTTTTCATTTTAATTTTGGGTTCTAGAGGATGTCTATATAGTAAAAGGTTTTCTTGTTGATCAACATTAGTTGCAAACATTTCAAAACAACAACTTCTAACTATAAGATCATGTGGATTAGATATTACTCTTCTTCTAGTAAATCCCATACTCATTAATACTACAACTGGATCTTCACCGTTAACATTTACTCGTTCATCATATTCATACCAAGAATCTGCAATTACTTTATTGCATCTAAAACATTTTATTGGGATTATCATTTTATAAAATTAAAATAATTAATTCAATAATAAATCAAATCATTTTTTATAAATTTACTCTCAATATATTTATTTATGAATAATAATGAGTTTGAGGTCATGGATAGGCACATTATGTAATTTTGAATTTCTTTTCATGTTTGTGTTTATTTGTATATTTTTATATTTTGTAATAACTGATAAAAAGAGAAAATATCCATTTGATGGACCAACAAGAACTGATGGAGAACAATTTATAAAATATGGATCTTTAAAAAACAAGAGCAAGAAAAAGAAAAAGGTATTCTCTCATGAAGTAAAATGTAGAGAAATATTTATTAAATTATTTGGTGGAAAATTTAAAAGTGTAAGGCCAGATTGGTTGGAAAATCCTGTAACGGGAAAGAATTTAGAATTGGACGGTTTTCATCCTGATATTAAAACACCTATTGGGAGAGGACTAGCATTTGAATATGATGGTAAACAACATGCATCATATGTACCGCATTTCCATAGAGGAGGCAAGAATGAATTTATTTATCAAACTAAAAAAGATTCATGGAAAGATTTGAAATGTAAAGAAAAAGGAATATTATTGATTCGTATTCCTCATTTTATTTTATTTAATGATCTAGAAGAGTATATAATAGAAAAATGCAAAAAGAATGGATTGAATGTTAAATCGTCCAATTTTTATTTTTGAGTATTTTTTTGAGAGGGTTGTATCATGTTTTTATTTTTGGAAATAAAAATGGTTGATAATTAAAACTATATTTACTACGTTGTATCAACCACAAGATAGACAATCATCAAGAATATAATACAACTTTGGGATAAGCTCCGTATTGGTAAATAAATTACTAAACTTGTGTTTTTTACAAAATTTCTTGATTAATTTTCTTGCGTTGTTATATTCTTCATAATATTTAGAATCAATCAACATATTTAAATCATTTACAACTCCAGAATTACCATCTCGTAAAGTATCTCTTAATAATCTGGGATTATGCATTATCTTTTTCAAATTATTAATATACAAAGATGATTCGGTTTTTATTTTACATTTCTCACAATTTTGATATTTAGATTTATTATCATGTCCACAGAATAAACAAAAATACTCGCATTCATAATCTTTTGGATCTAATGATTCTCTAATCTTTTCAACGTTATAATATCCGTTTGTAGTTTTACCTAAACATTGATCACAACAAGTATATTCTTCACAATCTTTACAATCATTTTTCTCTCCTCTTTTTACACAATCTCTTTTATATATTTGAATTGGGACATAAATATAAAAGGATTGTTTATCATCAGCAAGACAACAAATATTATTATCATATGTAAGAGGAGCTTCTTTCTTTTGATCCTTTTCGTTCATAAATATAGAAACCATATTACCATCTGTATCAATATAATATTTAAAATCACATTCTTCAGATAAAGAAATTAGTTGTTCTCTAGTAAATCTCAAACCTAAACCAATAATAACTTGACTATAAACCATTTTGTAAATACTTTTTGAATAATTGGAATAAAAAATTAATAAATCATTTTTTAGAGAATTATAAATTTAATATTTTTTGAGAGTGTCGTATCATGTTTTTATTTTTGGAAATAAAAATGGTTGATAATATAAATTATATTTTTTGAAAATAATAGTAAATAACACTATAATTTCTATTTGTTGAACTTGAATATTTTTTAGTTAAAATATGTGTCAAAGAGTATCCACGTTGTAATGTATATTCTGTAATTTTAAAACCTATAGAATATATTGAATCATCAACCGTAATTATTATAGATTTTAAATTTTTTATTAATAGGTAGTCTATATCGTGTTGAATAGATTTAAAGTTTACATTTTCTGTTTCAAAATTTTTTTCTTTATCAATATAATATTCTTTAAATGCTCTTATTATTTGAATATAATTTTTTATTTCCTTCAAAGAGTTTGGCAGTTGTTCTAATTTTGATTCTGAAAATAAATCTTGATTACCATCCATATTCATTTTATTAAACATTTAATTATTTTTAATATGAATTTTAACATTCAGATTTTAAAGAATTTAACATTCGAAATCCGTACAATCTTTAGATTCAATAGGACAATAATGTTTTAGGATTTCATAATCCCAAGAAAACCCTGGACCATCGCGCTTATCCTTTATTTTTGCTGGAGGTTCTGCAACCATGGGTATATTGTAATATGATGCATGACTTACAAATTCTTTTAATCCTTCATACCCATCCCCATTGGCTTCTTTATTTCGTTGTGTTCCAAATTGATATCCCATACCAATATTGTCATGAGCGTCTCTTTTTGAATTAAACTGTACACGAGAATCGTTGAAATGAAATACTTGCAATTTATCCAATCCTATCGTTTTATCAAATTCTTTATAAAAGCGTTTTACATGTTTAGGGTTTCCAAAATCATATTCTCCTGCTCCAAATATATGAGCGGTGTCGATACATACACCTACTTGATTGTGATACTTTGGGTTTAATTCATCAAACACTTCTTTAATTTCAGAAAGACTAGTACCAATTTTATTTCCTTCTCCAGCTGGATTTTCAAGATATATGTGTCGTCTTTCTTTTATATCATCAACAGTTATACCAAATTTTTTACATATTTCTTTTGTATCAAGAGTAATTTTATTTAGAGCACCTTCAATAGTTTTTACGATTGCTTTTATTCCTTTTTTTTTATCTTTACATGAACCAAAATGCATAACAACTCCAGAATTATTTAATGCTGTTGCAATATCAAGTTCATTATTTAATCTCTCTTCTGCTTTTATACGTTTAAATTCAAAATATTGTTCATTAGGATCAACTGACCCACATAAATTTACTCTTAAATTTCCATGAACACACGTAAATCTACCCGAATTAAATAATAATTTATTAGCTTCTAATAAATCGAGTGTATTGAGTTTGTATATTTTTCTATATTGATCAGAAACCAAAGGTAAATTTGTATACATACCACTAAAATGAATTTGCTGAGCCTGATATGGATTATCATTTAAAAGTTCAAATGTTTTATAAAAAGAATATGGATTTGTTCCAATATGAGAACCAACGCGGATAGTAGGATTGATAAATGTAATGTCTGACATTGAATGAAATGAGACAAAGTGAGTAAGGTATTGAGTAAGAAAGTAAATAATCTTTTATAATTTATTTATAAAATTATTTCATTTTTTGTTAAATTAGTTTATAAAAAGCTTCAGCCAATTTATATTCTATATGGGCACAATAATTAGTATTATGGTGAATTTCATAATAAATACCATCTAATTTAAAACAAGGTGTGTATAACCCAATACCAGCTTTGTTAATTAAATTAAGAGCTGAGATTGGGTTATCATCATCATTTTCGTAAATTTGAGTTTGAACTCTTATTTTATTTTCTTTTCCACTTGTAATTAATTTTGTATTGAAAAACTCTTGATTATTAATATTATTTTTTTGAAAAGAAGGTTGAATTGATCTTTTATCAAAAAATAACTTTCTAATTTCGAAGGGAATTGTATTATTTTCTACTTCAATTGTTTTAATATGGTTTTCAGCAGCATTCCAAATATCATCAATAAACTTTTTAAAATATTGTTCCTCAAGTGTCGGATTAGATATTGTTTCAATAGAATTAATTGGATAAGATATTCGTAATCCTTTTATAATTTTATTACTATAAATATAATTAATTCCATTAACCTTTTGTGTCGGAGCTTCAAAAAATATTGTTCTTTTGTCCCCATTTTCATCTTTATAATAAGCAACTGATTTTTTATTACCGACTTTTTCAAATTTAATATCAAAAGAATTATATTTATATCCTATATCAAAGAAGATCGGGTCATATTCTTCCTCTATCTCTTTTTCAGATGGCATCTTTATAATTAATATAATAAAAAGTTGTTAAAAATCATTTTTATTGAATAATATTTAAAACTACAATAAATCATCATAATATGAATCAACTCCAGATAGACACTTGTTAAAATCAGATTCAAGATAGATGTTTCTAGATTTTTTTGTTTTATGAAGATCTTTCATGTATTGTATTTCCAAATCATTTGAATTTTCATTGTTTGTCATTCTTTCAAATATTTTAATAGTGTCTTTTCTTTTAATATCAGATTTCCATGTTTTATCTACTGCAAATAAAGATGTATAACAAACTATTCTTGGAATTGTAGATTTATTTGCCAAAGAATGATGTGGGAGTTTAGTTTTCCAACATACTAAATCTCCTCGGTTACATTTTACAGATTTCCAAGAGATAATTCTTATTTTTTCAGGAATACTCACACCATTTCTTTTTAATAATCTGAAAAATTTATGATAACTTTTTATAACTACTTTTTTATAAATATATCTCGTATATTCCTTGATCAATTTATTCAAATGAGATAAAAATTTGGTTGTTTCTTTAGTAGTTTGTAATTTAATATTTTTTCTTTCTTCAAATGAATAAATTTCTGAAAATGGATAAAATCGAGAGTGAGTATTCATAAATTTATATTTGCGTACAATATTAAAGTTGTCATTCCCCTCAAAATATTCAGATGTAGGATGGAAAACAAATTTTATAAAATCCCAATAAATATGAAAATTTTCCAAAACATATAAAGTTCCATTCTCTAATTTACCATTTGAATTTTCTGTTTTGTTTTCATCGTTATTAATACAAACAAAAGCTTGAATCCTGTCGTCTCCATTTATATCATCTTTATAATTATGTTCAAGGAAAAATGGATTAATATCAATATGCTGAGGCATTTCTGTAGATCCTTTGGGTTTAATGCAAATTCTTTCAGGACCTTCTACATGAACCAATTCTTTTTTATTGTACAGCGTAGTCATTATTTTATAAATCTTTTCATTAAAGATGACATTTCTCAAAACATGATGATTGTAATGGATATTTGTTATTCCACAGCTCTTAGAGAGTAAAGGTTTTCTAGGATTTTCATCTTGCCAAACAATATTTGGATTTTCTAGACATTCTCTTCTTTTTTCAATAGATGTAAATAATAATAAATTCTCTTCATCATTAGGATCAATATTTTCACCTTGATCTACAAAAATCATGGTTAGTACTTGTTTAATTAACGAATTCTTTATTTTTTCACATTTTTCCTTTTCTAAAACATTTGGAATTACTACCCAACCTCTTTCATGAAATGTTTCTACTAATTCTTTCATTTTTTAAACTATTTTAAAAATATTGTATTATAATTTCATTTTTTACAAAATATATTAAATTTGTGGATGTATAGTCTCAAAATAATTTTTGGATACATATTTGGATACACCATTATTTTTAAATTTTATAAATATAATGAAAATATTAATTTATAAATTACAAGCAAAAGCATCATGTAATAATTTTAATAAAACATCTCCATGGCATTTAATTTCTCCTTTTGTATGATCTTTACACCAACAACCTAGATTCTTTCCCATTAAATGAAATAGTTTTAAAAATGCTTCTTCTTTTTCTAAAGAATTTAAATTATTTATAATATGGGTTTCATATTTTTCCAATACTTCATCTATATTCCCATCTCTTCCACGTTTATAAGGATTACCCCAAAAAGAATCATATTTAGGAAAACGTACATCATCAATAAATACTATTCCACCTCTACCTATATATACGTTATTTTTATCATCCATCCATTCTTTTAAATTGTTATATTGTGGTCTAATATGAGCTACTTTAACATTCACTACATTAGTTTTCAATATTCTTTTACGAATTATAGAATATGATTTCTCTTTATCTCTGTTCAATTTTCCCAAAGTCTCGTTTAAAATATCTTTATAGGTTTCCATTTTATAATTAGTAAACTAATAATACCTAGTTCGACAGAGTCTCGCTGTGCTTTTGCAAAGCTATGGATTTATAAATTAAATTATAAAATTCAAATTAACAATTCATTTTTATTGAAAGTAATACGTGTATACATTATATTGTTATTTCTAATATTATTGACTCATTATGTCTGACTTGAAGATCTCCAATGATAAATCTTAAGAAATCTTCAAGTCAGACATAACAAGTCAATATCAAGGTTATTATATTTTAATTTCAAAAGTACAATTTATCTTTTTATTTAATTTGATAAATATATTATTTAATGATTTATTTCTAGAAATGGATAATTCAATACAAATATTTATGAATTTTATTATTACTAAATCATTAACATCAACTTTCTCATCCAATAATTTTTTATATAGTTTGTGAATAAATTCAATATTTTCTTTAGTCATTATTGCCTTGCTAAAACTATCAACAATCATATTGGAATTCAGCTCTTTAGAGCCTTCAAATCCCATTAATGCCATAGCTAAACAATAACCATGCCCGAATGGATGTAGTCCATCATTTAACATTATACATAAATTTTGTACGGTACACAACATTGTCCTATTTTGAATAAACGTATTATCTACAGAATAATGTTGTTTGTAATAATTTAAAGATTCTTCGTGTGGACCATCAACCTCTATAATCAATAAATTTCTTCCGCTTCTCAACATATCTTTTAATTCATAAAATAAAGATTCAAGTTTAACAAGACGCATATATTCTGGCAAGTAGATTTGTTTTCTAGCTTGAATATAATATAATTTATCTGATTCAATTACTTTAAAATTACTCGAATTACCTGATGAGGAATAATTTTTATAAGCATTGCGTATTGTTTCCGAATCGTTTCTTAGTGCAAATAAACATTTATGGCGAGTATTGTAACCCATAGGATATCTCGCATAATAATTATGATTCATACCTATAGCTCTCCATTTTAAATATTCTGGTGTCATTTCATTTGTATTTTTATTAAATTGTTTATGAGCAGAATAATCCCAGATTACAGTTTTATCATATTTGGAATAAAAAGAGATAACATCTGGTAATTCTTCATAAATCTTGGAAAATTGATGATAATTCTCAAATATTCTTCCTTTTTCATCTTTTAAAGAGTATGGACCGAGTTCTCCCCATCGAGAATGACTTTTCATTAAAACTAAAATAGGATCAAAACCTTCAAATGATGGATCTGATATTCCATTTTTACCATAAATTCTTGTACCAACTCTTATCATCGATATTACTACATATTATATTTTTATTTGGTCAAATATGATTTCAATTTTTATATTTCTTATCGTTTAATAAATATCATAAATATAAATAAAACTGCAAATAATGTCAATACTATATAATTATTATTTATAAAGTTGTAAATTTTCTTTTCAATATATGTTTTAATGTTTCTTTTACTAAATTTAATTTCTATAGAACAATATGTTTGTGTACCTCGATTCTTTTTATAAATTATTAATCTTTCTCCTGAATCAAGAAATTCATGTGTAAAAAAGATTATTGTTTTGTTTGAATAAAAATCCCATTCTTTGTCATTTTCAAAGAATCTCGATATTTCTTCTTGCATCAAATTCAATTTGATTACTTTATCCGATAATTCATTCGGAATTTGGTTTAATTTCTTTAAAACCTTGTCATTTTTTGATACAATTGATAAATTTAAATTTAAAAGAGTTGATTCTAATGTTTTCCCAGTAATATTCTCTCCTGGATAACATTTGGTAAAAGAAATCATGATTTTTATTTAATATACAATTATTAATATTTTATATACGTTTCAATTTTTAATTAAAAAGTTGCATTACATAAACTATAAGTTGTATATTTTACTTTTAAACACAATAATAAAATGTCTAAAAAGGAATTTCATGTAAATGAATTTAGAATTGAAGATACTCCTTTGAGTTGTACTTGGTTAATTGTGGGTGCTCCAGGTTCAGGAAAATGTCTAGGATATGGAACAAAAATAAGAATGTTTGATAATACAGTTAAGGCAGTACAAGATATAGTTAATGGAGATAAAGTAATGGGAGATGATTTTTGCGAACGTAATGTATCAGGTGTAATTAAAGGAAATGGAATAATGTATCATATTTCAAATGATATTCAATCTTTTAGATATGATCAGGATTTTGAACCATTTACTGCAAATGCTGAACATATATTGTGTTTTTACTATATTGGTACACTTGATTATAATATTAGTTTCAGTAGAGATACTGGAGATAATGAACTATTTATTGTGGATTATGGATTAAAAAATAAAGAAAATGACTTTATTGGAATACACAAATCAAAAACCTTTTCAACAAGAGATTATACCAATGACTTTGGTGCAGATTTGAATGTACGAAAAATAATTCGTATTGATCAATGTAGAAAAGCAGTATTGGAATTTTGTGATAAAGTTTCCACAGAACAAATATTTGAACAAACCGAGATTACAGTTAAAGATTTCCTAACCTTATCGGAATATGATCAATCTACATCGTTATTGGCCTATAAAATGCAAAAGGATGATAATAATGAGAAATATGAACTTGTTATGTGTGGACCGGTTGTTATTAAAGAAATTGGATTGGGAGATTATTATGGATTTGAATTGGATCACAATAAGCGATTTTTATTAGAGGATGGTTTGGTTACTCACAATACGAGTTTTATTGAAAATATGTGTTATTATTTAAAACATAGATATCCTGTGGGAAGAACATTTATTGGAACTGAAGCTGGATATATTAGATTTTCTGGAATTATGGGAGAATTGTACACATCTAATGATTATGTGGATGAAGAAGAGAAAAAACATATTCTGAGACAAAGGACATGTGAAATGGAAAATGGTAAACAACATCCACAGAATGCAGCAATAAATATTGTAGATGATATTGGATCAAAGGTTGTATTGAAATCTCAAGTATTTGAAAAGATATTTAAAAGTGGTTCCCAACATTGGTGCCAATTGTTTATGCTTGGAATTCAATATATCAAGGATGCACCTCCATCGATTGCAGACTCAGCATCATATATTGCTATAGGTAAACAACCAGATGAAGAGAAAAGGAAAGCCATCTTTACAAGAATTGGTGGAGTTTGTGGAAATTATGAAACATTTAATGCATTAATGAATGAATTAACTGGAGATTACACATTCATGATTATAAACAGAAGATCACAAAGTCAAGAATTAGAAGAATGCATCACTTATTATCGAACTAAACTCTTACCAGATAAATGGAAATTTGGCTGCAAAGAATATCGAGATTGGTGCAAAGCCAGATATAATATTGACTATACTGAAGAAATTATTGTTTAATGAACATAATGAAATGGAGTGAATGGAATGAACCCGTAATGAAATGGAGTGAGTCGTAATAAAAATTATTGTCATGTATTTTTAATAATTTGTTTATTAAAAATTATACAATTACAATTTATTTGTTTTATAAAACTTTTATTGGAACTTTCCGGATAATTCGTTTTGCTCTTGTTTTTCTGTACAAAAATAATAAGAATGATCCTTTTTATTTTTATTATTATCACTAAACATTTCGCGATCAATATTTGAAGTTGTTTTAAAATAAGATCTATTTAATGGAATATCGTTTTTATTTGATACTTTTCTATAAACTTGATCCGGATTTAATTTGGCACAAGCTGGACATAAAATTGCCTTTTTTTCTTTTGTCCAAAATGCAACACTATCATGACGATAACTATTACAGAATGAGCAACATTTATTACATTTGTTACAATAAACAGCTAAAACAGGATCACTTGATTCAAGAGAATAATAAATATTAGACATTTTTATGAATTTTGTTTTATATATTAAATTATTATATAAATCATTAAAAATCAATTTTTCTTGTTATTTGGATATTAAATTTATTATTTATAAACAAATTCACCATTTACTAATGTGCCCTTCGGAATATCATTATTTTGTTGAATAACTTTTAACTCTGTAGGTGCAGAATTAGGTTTGTGTTGAACTAAAGCTTGAGAGATTTGATATGCAGTAATACTTTTACCTACTCCTTTTTGAATCATATGTGATATTTCATCTTGGTTTTCAGATTTATTCTTTTCTTTTTCCATATTTGTTTTTATAATTATTTGCTTTAAATTATAAAATTTCAATATTTTTTTATTCAAAAGGTTTTATTTTCAAGAATTGATATTCAGGATCAAATTTTTTATGCTCATTATATGGAAACCATTCCATTGATGTTTTAATTTTTTCACTTCCAGAGGTATTTTTTTGAATTTTGTCAAATTTTTCTTGTTGTTCTTGTTGTGGAGTAATTATTTCCTCTGATTTTTCCATTGTTTTATTTACTACATAATATACTTTTATATTATATTTTTCTTTTCGTCGTAATTTGTTAATGCAAATTCAGTCATATACTGATACAAATCAATACTCTTGAAATCCAAAATATTGAAATGTACTAAATAATCGTGAAATAACTCAAAATATGCACTATAATCATATTTAATATCGTTTAATTTATAAAAATCTGATAACTCTTGATTATTTTCAATACGTAATATCTTTTGTAATTTATCTAGAGCTGTTGTTTCTTCCGATTCTCTTTCTTCTTCAGTTAGATTATTATATTCCAACATGTAATGATGAATATAAATATAGGGATGAATATTTACATTATATCTTTTATAAAAATCGAGAAACCACTTTATATCAGCGCAACATAATCTATTTAAAAATAATTTGGCTTGAAATGGAAAAGATTGTGATTGTTTAATAATTTCATCAAGTAATTCATGTGGTAGATTGTCTAAAACAGTATTTGATGTAATAGATACAAGAGAAGTCATTGTTTATTAAATATTTATTCAATAAAATAAATATTAATCATTTTTTATAATTACAATAATCTATTTGTGTTGCGAAAAGGATGATTATTTAATTTATAAGAATAAATATCATTATTATAATCAAAAATTGTTCGTTCATATTCTTTTAATCTTGAAAAAGGTTCATCCTTGATTCTCTTTATTTCTTTTCTTATATTTGAATCTTTTTTCAAAATTTCATAAAGTCTAATTTCTTTTTCCATAAATGTTTCTTTAACCTCCATTCTTGTTTATATTTATAAATGTATTTTTTAAATTATTATCCACGATTTAATTTGTAATAATTATACAATTCTAAATGATTCTCCTTTAATTTATTAAATGCAATATAATGTTTTTTTAATTCTGAATGATGAAGATTTACTCTAACTGTTTCATATTGACATTCTAGATTGTTATATTTATCATCTGTAATCATATTTCTTCTTGGGAGCAAGAGATTTTTTTTCAAGAAATCATTATCGTTGATTGTTAATAATTCATATGCATCCAAAAATTTGAAAATATATAATATTCTTGTAGATTCCTCTTGATTCTTGTCTATACTAGTAATTATTCCAAATAAATCGTGAATTGCGTTTTCCACTTTTTTGAATTTCTCTACAGCTTTAGTCTTTGGAGGTTTAGTGTACCAAAAGTCTTGGAAAATATGTATTGATGTATTTAATTCAATAAATATCTTTTTTGTTGCGTCATTTATATTTGATTTATTTATAAAGGATTCCAAATAAGGCATATTTGTATTTTGCTTATTTTTAATGAATTAGATTAATAATGAAAATCAATTTTATATTAAACTTTGTTTAACATACTTTTAAATTTATTGTAATTTATTTTTCGGAATAAAAAATTAACATAAGATACATTTTTCGAAATAAAATTTAAATATTGAAAAATTAAAATAGTAATATCAAAATTAAACAAATTGTAAATAAAAATGGCAACAAAAAAAGAAAAATCATCACAAACAATTATAGAATATAGGAGAGCATATTATGAAAAAAATAAAGAAAAATTAATAGAAAATGCCAAAAATTATAAAAAAGAAAGAAATATGTATAAAAATTTAGACGAAAATGGTAAACCTATTCAGGGAAGACCTAGAAAATTTAATTTTGAAGAAATGGGGATAAGTGATCCAGAACAAATTAAAATCTTGGCTAAAAAGTTGAGTGACGCATTAAGATATGAGAAAAAAAAGAATAAAAAATAATTTAACTATATTTCGAAAAATTATTTAAAAATTTTATTATTTCATATAATAAATAATAAAATATATTTCGAAAAATTATTTAAAAATTTACTTTCAAAATGCAATTTATTCTAAGCATTGCTCTTGTATTTTATATTTATTTTTGCTTTGAACAACTAGAAAATAGTGATTTACGAGATAAAAGGCCTAAAATTATAAAGAATTACTTTATTAATGGTTATGAATTTATAACAAAATATTATTATATCCCTTATATTTATCAAGATAAAAATGGTGAATGGATTAACGCTCCAAAAGCACCATTACAATATTTTATGAATAATGAAGAATTTACATTAATATTTTCAAGAGATAGTGATCCTTTTATTGGTAAAGATGGAAAATTAAAGTATGTAAAGCATTACTCTAGAGATTTTAGAAGTTACAATCAAATGTTGATATTCATTAAAAATTTACCTCCAGACAAAAGAAATTTTTATGAAATGATTAAAGGTGATAGCTTACAAAAAATAAAGATTGACGTGGATTTTGATTTTGAAAAGATTAAGCAAAAGTGTGAGAAATATAAATCGGATTATGAAAAATTAAAGAAACTCATAGCAGATGTTAAAAATATTAATTCGATAGAGAATGAAAAGTTATTAAAGGATCTAAATATAACAAGAAAGGAAGCACCAGCTTATATGAAAGATTTACCGAATAAAATCAAATTTTTAGAGATTACTGAATATGAAACAACCAAAGAATATAAAATAGAATTAATTGATACTATTTGTGATGCTATTGTTGACAATTTTGAAATTTATTATGGAATTAAATTATCTCCAAAAAATATCATTGTATTTGATTCTTCTTCAAGTTCTAAATTCTCTTTTCACATCATAATTCATGGATATCATGTTGAAAATAATATTCAAGCTAAAACATTTTGTCAACTAGTCAAAAACTTTTTATTTAATGAACATGAATACGAGGAATTAAAAAAAACGAATAAGATATCGAAAAGACAAGAAGAAGACTTTATATATTATAAAAGAATTGCAGATACAATGGATGAAGCTGTATATAGTTCATTCCAAGCATTTAGAATAATTCACAATTGTAAAAGAGACAAGACTAATTATAAAGAATTTTATGAAAGTGAGTTATATTTTCCTATTGAGAAATTTCATGATATTTATTCCTTTGTTGGATACGTTCCTCCTGAATCAGTTAAATTGAATAATTTGGAACCTTTTGAAAAATTTAAAAAAGAGAAAAAATGGAAGAAATCGTCGTCATCAAAAAAGAATAAGAAGGAATACAAGGAAAGAACTTTTGTAATGAAAGAGAATGGAGAAATTGAATATGCAAAAATAAGCGATGAAGCTTTTTTAGAAGGAGTTAAACTTTTTAATAATCAAATCTCTATTGGATATAATACTTGGAGAGATACGATTGGTATGATTAAAAACATAACGTCTTCAGAGAAATCAAAAGAATTTTGTAGAATCTTTTCAGATAAAGCGGGTAAAGGTATATATAACGAAGCAGCTACTGATGAAATGTATAGAACATATTCAAATAATCAAACTGTTGGTAGTTGGTTGTTTCATATAAGGAATAACATTGGAGATAAATTATTTTGGGAATATAAAAAGAAATATATCAAAAATGTTTTTATTGGTGGTGAAGAAGTACCTTTTCATGTCGTTAGTGATGAAGAGAATGATTACGATATGATTAAACCTACTCTTAATTTAAAACACGAAAATATTATAAAGATTGATTCTCAGTTTATTGGAGATAATTTACCTGAAAAAGGAAATGTTTTAATAAGTGGTTATTGTGGTTCTGGAAAAACTAGAAGTATTATTGATCAATTAGAGAATATAATAAGATTGGATAAACAGAATGGAACGAGTGTCTATAAAAATATGAGAATATTGATATTATCTCCAAGAATAAAGTTTGCGATAAACATTTCATCAAGATTTGGCTTTGATTGTTACATTGACAGTCACAGTAAGAATTTTGATTTGATAATGAAATCAAATAAACTGGTAATATCAATGGAAAGTTTATGGAGAGTCGAAAATCGAGAATTCGATCTCTTGATTATAGATGAATGTGAAAGTAATTTAAATTGTTTTAATTCTCCAACAATGGGAACTCATTTACAAAATAATATAGATGCGTTTCATGAAATTTTAACATCTGCAAAGAGATTTATATTTGCAGATGCATTTTTAACTAATCGTTCAATACAATTATGCAATAACCTTAATTTAAAATCCACCCTTTTAATACATTCCGCTGAGCGCCAACTGAGAAAATGTATTGAAATTGAAATGGAAAAGAATAAAGGTGAAAAAAAGTATAATTGCGATAAATTTTTTCAACACATTATTAATTTATTAAAACAAAATAAAAAATTATTTTTTGTGTGTTCATCGAAAAAAAGAGTAAGAATTTTTGAATCTTGGATAAAGGAATTCTTACCAGAACTAAGATATAGAGTATATGTTGGTGATGGAGATGATTACAAAAAGGATTTCATGAATCCTAATGTATGTTGGACGAATTATGATTTGATTATATGTACTTCTTGCTTGACTATTGGAGTTGATTTTGATGTAAAAGACTACTTTGATTGTATTGTACTATATGCTTCTGCTCATGGATGTATTATACGAGATACATTTCAAAGTTTGATGAGGGTGAGGCATATTAAGGATAACACATTGTATTATTGTGTTCATCCACTCCCTAGATATGAGGAGGAATGGAAAAGATCGACAGATGGAATAATAAATTATATAAATAATAGAAAAGATTTATGGTTGGATGTTGGCATGCTTAAAAATACTAAAATGAGAGTTTATCAATCAAAATGGGTTGAAGATATTTATATTTTTAATACTTTAGAGGAATCTTTAGGTAAAATGTATTATCGTGATCTATTTGATTATTATTTAAACTTTTGTGGGTATGAAAAGCAAAATCCTATTGAATCTAAAGTTCTATTACCAGAAGAGGTTAAAGTTCCAAACAAAATAACACCACCCTTAAACAAAAGTTATTCAGAGATCCATGATATAACTTTTGAACAGGCTAAAGAAATTCAAGCTAAAAAAACAAGGTCTGACTCTACTCTTATGGAAAAGTCTCTTTTAAATAAATATAATTTTAATGAAATGTTTGAAAAAAGAATCCCTCGTTTCTTGGGGGCAAAAGATAAAGCCAAAGCAATTCAAGATGTTAAAGAGATTGATTTATGTATTGAAAAGTTATATGATACGTGTTATGTTATTGAAGATAGGAAAACTATAAATTTTATCTATAACGCTAAATATGAAAAAACTACTTTAGATGATGCATACATTAAAGATAAATTAGAATCTGGAACAGAGAGAATTGCGATTTCTAGAAGGGTTACAAACCTAAGAACAATAAATGATATTTTGAAAAATTTAAAAATAAAAAACTCTTTTACTGAATGTGAGATAAAAAGAGAAAAGATTGAAAAATTCCCTTTAGACAAAATAAGTAGAGAAAGAATGTTGGATTTTGGCATTACTTTTGATAAAGAACCAATTCAGAATTTAAATGAAAATCTTAGAGTCAAGAGGACAATAACTGATATAAATTTAATTCTATCTAGATGGTGTGGAGGAAAAATTAAAGGTAAAACACAAAAAAGAATTCAAAAAAAGGGGATAAGACAAGATGTAACTGACTTTGAATTTATTCCGCAACAAGAATTATCAAAAGTATTTGATTATATTAAATTTTAAAAAATTCTGCCTGTAGGTTTTTTAGAGGTATATAAAAAAATCATATTATAAAAAGTCAAAGGCAGATTTTCAAAATTTCTAATAACACATTAGAAATATCCTTTTTTGTTTTTTAATCACTATAATCACTATAATCACCATAATAACTATCGTCCGAATCAGAATTTTCATTTGATACAAGTTCTTCTTTTTTTATAGTTATTGAATATTTATTCCATTTTAATTTTCCATTACATTTATTCCATGTTGAATTCTCTTCGCTTAATTCTAGAAATTCTTTTAAATTATTAAATTCAACAATAATTTTATCCTTTGTTTCTAAATATTTTATTATTTCCACTAAATTTTTTAAATTTCCATTAAAAATTATTCTTTTTAAAAACTCAAAAGTTAAATTGTATAATATATCATCATTGTAGCGGTGTTTAAATAAGTCTTTTTTATATATCCAAGCTGTATTTCCATTACAAATTTTCGAAATTTTTATACTTCTTTCTTTAATTAACGATGGTTTCCATTCTAGGTTTCCAAATCTTGAATCATTATTAATAAAATATTTAACCGCACAAACATATTTTTCAAATTCAATTAATAAATAATAATCATGTCTATAATAGTCTTCATTAAGATCAATTTCTTTATAATAACTATATCTAGTAATATTTCCATAATTTTTTGATATTTCATTAACAAAATTATGAATATCATCAGATAAATGCCTATGTTCAGATATCCAAATTCTAACAGTATTATCTGAATATTTATTTTTGTTGTCATTATTAGATACTCCTAGTATTAATTTTTTGGGTTCAATATATTTATTTTGCTTCTTAATTTTTTTAATTTCTTTATCTGAATATCCTTTAAAGGTTACTCTGTAATCAAATAATCTATATTTAATAATAATATCAATTGGCAATTTTCGAGATATTATTTTCTTCTTTTTTTTAACTAAATAACTTAGATTTGGGAAATCAAACCAAAATTTCTTTATACAAATAATATTCTCAAACAAGAAATATTTATTTTGTTTTTGTGGTTTGAATATTAATTTAGTTTGTTCAAAAGCGTCAAATGGTTTAATTAAATTTATACAACCATAAACAGAGAAACATTCGTTCTTTTTTTTAATTTTTTGCCACATCTCATAAAAACTAACAAAATTATTCGCTAATGATAACTCAAAATCACTTACTCTGAAATTATTTATTTTTTCCTTTAGTTCGTCAAGTTCAATATTAAAAAAACCAATATATTTTCCTATTTCATAAATTCTTGGATAGTTTAATATTTGAACACCAATATATTTCCTCAATGTTTCATCACAAAATAATTCATATTCATCTTCAATAGAAATATATTTAATTGTACAAGATAATATACTAATAAAGTAATTATATAAATCTCTTTGTAACTCAATACATGGTACAAGATAATCTACCAAATACCATATATCACAAATAATACCTAATGCACTCTTTGTTTCTATTTCTATTTTCTTGTTTTTAAAATAATTTTCAAATATTATGACACAACGATAATCACACCATGATAGATCAACTAATTTAATATTTTCTTTATTTTCGCTAAACATAAACATTCCTTCACATAAATTCTTGAAAAATACTGTATTGATTATAAATAGATTAATATCAATATCAACAGTCACCTCATCTTTACAAACAATCTTCATCTTTTAATATTATTCATTTTATATTACCGATATTCATTTTTAAATTGAAAATTTCTAATATTCTCATTAGAAATATCTTTTATTATTTTAATTTTCATTACATATCTTTTTATGTTCTGGCCAATCATTAATTTGACATTCTCTTGAACAATAATATGTCTTTTTACATTTAGAACATTTCTTCATATTTTCGCAACAATTACCACATACTTTACATATCATTCTAGTTTCTGTTTCTTTTCTCATTGATTTCATTTTATCCAATTTACATTTTTCTGAACATGTATAAATAAGAATACTTATCCTAATCACCGGGTTTTCGTCTTTTGGATTAAATATTCCAGATCTAATAATATAATTATCATTTGTAATTTTTCCAGAACAATGTACACAATATTTATTCTCTATTCCTCTCATATTTGGTATTTCATTTAATATAGAGCTATCCAAACATTGTTTACATAAAAATATTTTAATTTCTCTTCCATTATGTATTTTAAAATTATACATGTCAAAATATTCTCCATCGCCCTCCTCTCCTTGCATTTTATCACACCATTCACAAGGTTCCAAAGCAAACTTGCCATCATTCAATTCTCGTCTATCCATTATATATTTATATTTCGTTTCTCTCAATATACCTTTGGATTTATTATTGTATTATTTTAAAAAAAGTACAACGTAGTTAAATACAATAATCAATTTTTTCAAATATGTGATGTTGTGATTTATATATCGTAAATATAATTTGAGATACATCATCCACAATTTATATATAAATAAAAAAATAAATTGAAAAAGGAATAATATATAGTATAAATAAATAAAATCCAATTATGAAGAAAAATCACATCTTTAGTACTGTAAAACCTGGAGAGAATCCTAAATATAAAATCAATGAATCCTCTCATCTCTCTCATAAAAACAGTAAAGCTCCTCATTTTACAATAATTCCAAAAGATGTTTCAGGATTGAGTGCAGACAAGAAATCCAATATTTTAGAACGTTTTAAATCAAATAAATGCCCATGTAAACAACAACATATGCCATATCTCACTATTCTTGAAGATCCTCATTTTTATTTTGAATGTGAAAAGACGGGAAAGTTTTATTGGGGCAATTATACCAATATTAAAGTATTTGATGAATTTCGAGGACCAGAGAAAATGTCTAGTCAAGAAAGAGAAAAGATTTTAAATCATCCAAATCTTACAATTGCCACAGGAATAAATGAATCAGCTTATAATTCTTTGGATAGTGATACAGTTGTTATTATTGATGATGATATTAATCCTATGACATGTACAAAGAAGGATTTAGAATTATGTACAGTTTGTAAACATGCATATCCAATTAAACAATTTAAAAAATGTGGCAATTGTAGATTAAAACGTTATTGTGGAAAGGAATGTCAATGTAATGACTGGCCTATTCATAAAAAGAAATGTAAAAATAATATAGAACGTTCGATAACGAGTACACCACATGGTTTAAAAGTATAAATATAAATAAAATGAATAACTATTTAAAAGTATAAATTTTTAAATATAACCATCTCTATAAAACAATATGACTGAAATAAAGTTGCTTGTTCCAGTTCAAGGTGTTAAACTATCTTTAGAAAAATTTGATGATTCTCCCAATCTAAATCTTGGATATATCAAACATGGCAAGATGATAATACTAATTAAAATGATTTATACTAAACCTAAAGATTTAATAAAGTTTGGATTTGAATTTGATCAACCAGATAGAGTCAGTTTTGCAAAAACGCATACAATTTATAGTTTACAAATAACGAATGTAGAAGAACGAGAAATTGGTGTTTATTATCCTTTTGATTATTACCCGTCGGATGATGATAGAGTATTATTCTTGCAACGTTATGACAAACTTGAAAATAATGTTTACAATAATATTAATACATATTTATCTAAATTTGAACCTGAACCTATTAATATTAATCAGATTAAAGAAACTTTGGTCAAGATTAAAAAAATGACAGATTAATACAAATATTAAAAATTGATTAAACTATTTAAAAACAGTTTTAAATAAATCTTCAAGTATTGACTGAAAGGAAATAAATCAAAATCAATAAAAAAATGTCTCGAAATCCTATTGTTATTTGTTTATCTGGATTAGCTGGTAGTGGAAAAGATACTGTGGCAGATGAATTGGAAAGATTACTACGTAGTAAATTCGGTTTAAAAGTATGTAAAATAGCACTTGCTGGTCGAGTTAAAATTATCTGTAAGCATTTAATCAAACTCTTTTATAATATTGATATACCAACTGAGGATTTTTACGACACAGAAAAAAAGGAGCAAATTAGAGATGATCTTCCATTATTTGCAGGTAAACCATTTAAAATTCGAACAATTATGCAAATGGTTGGTACAGAAATATTTCGTAATCTGTTATGGTTTGATATATGGTGTGATTATGTAAAGAGTCATTATTTAACACAAAAAGATTACGATGTCATTATTATTAGCGATTGTAGAATGAAAAATGAAATTACTTATTTTAAAGAATTAAAGAATCAATCTTGTTTATCACATGTAATAAGTTATAAAATCATTAGACCATCACATAAAGTTTTAGATATTGATAATTCAAAACATCAAAGTGAAATAGAAATAGAAAGTTTACCTGTTGATTATGAAATTATAAATGATGGTACAATAAACGAATTATATGGTCAGGTATTATTAATTGCTGATAAAATTGTTAATCTTGTTTTAAAAAAATAATATCATTCATTATATTTTATTTCTAAATAATATTAGAAATTAATCCCAAAATATGATTTAATAAGGATATTAAGGATTACAATTTCCATCTTTTGTTCTTCTATTACATGTACAGCCAATAACAAACATCACAATTGTTGCAGAATCGTTTTTGAGAACAACTTGCACAAAATTTATTTTCACATCCTCCTGAGGCCTTACATATTTTTTTAATTTCCTTTTTCTCTACATTGTTATTTGATTCATAACATTCATATCCTGTACACCAATTTTCCTTGTGACATAATTCAGAATTCATATTTGTCATTAGATTTAATAAATTATTTTTAATTTGATAAAAATTGATCTTTTCAATTTTAAAATATATAAATATACAATAAAATTAAAAAATGACTGGAAATATTGTAAAATTATTAAATGTGGGTGGTTATTGTGATTATGAATTGATTAATGGTGATTATCTTTCTTGTTCTATAAAAAAAGGAATAAAACCACTTTCGGAATGCACGGAAAAAGAATTGGATAAAATTATTGATTGGAGTGGATTTATTCAAATAACTCGTGGATACAATACTTACTGTTGTGAACCTCCTCCATCAAGTATTAAAGAATTTAGATTATTATTGAAGGATAAAGATGATCGAGTTTGGAAAACATCTGGTTTAGATTATGGAAATGATTCTGATTCTGATTAAAATTGAAAATTCAAGAATAAATATTAAATAAATACAAAATATTAAAAGATGTCTGAAAATATGGTAGAATTATTAGATTCTGGTGCTCTAAAGAGCTGTCGTTATGAATTATCTGATTGTAGTATATTATGTTGTTGTATAAAAGATGGAATTGAACCTCCTATTAAATGTACAGCTCTTTAGGAGCTCCTCCCCCATGGGGAAAGAAGAATTGGATAAAGTTATTGATTGGGATGATTTTTTAGATTTATGTTGTGGATGTTCAACGTATTGCTGTAAACCAAGTCCTTCAAGTATAAAAGAATTTAGAACACTTGTACAAAATAAAGATTCACGAGTTTGGCAATCATCTGGAATCGAAGGCGTGGATTCTGATTCTGGTTTTTAATTAAAATAATATATTTTATTACTTTTTGTAATAAAATAGAATTATACAATTTAATCTTTAATCATGTCTCCAAAATAACGTGGAGACCCTACATTTTCCATAGAATTTCTTTTTGACTTGGGTGAATCATTAGGATAAACTACTCCAGGATATATCGGTTTATAACGTTCATTATAATGTTGATTATCACTAGCACAAGAATCAATTAATCTTTTTGCATTTTCAAAATTATTATTTTCTATTTGTGCAAGTATTAAACTTTTAGTATAACTTGAACATCTATCCATATTGGTAATTTTTTTGTGTTTTTTATAAATTATTTTTATTTTTTTAATATAAATTAGTAATTAAAATTACACAAAAATGACTCTAATATTAAAAAATGAACAAGTTACTCTTTATTTTGCAATAGTATTAATAATTATTGCTTTATTTTTATTATTTAATCCTGGTACGAGTTATTGGACAGTTGCAACAGTAGTAATATTTATTATATTAGGATTTGATTTAGTTGTAATGTATGCCAAGTAAATCATTACCTCTGTTTCACTATTTATTATGTTTGTAATAATAAAATAATATTGATATGTAAATTTTAATTGTTTAAACTTAATATAATGATTATATATAAGCTTGTTGTGTCTGACTTGATACTCTCCAAAGAAATTATTTGGATAATATCAACTTGGTCACAACAAGCTCAAAATATAGAAATAACAGTATTAAACTTTTTCTATAACAAAATAAAACCTCTTCAAATATTATTATTATTTTATAATTGATATTTAAATTATATATAAAATTTTAAATTATATAAGCTATAAAATAAACTTGTTGTGTCCGATTTGATGATTTCTTAAGATTTATCATTGGAGATCTTCAACTTGGTCACAACGAGTTTATATAAAGATTAAAAACCCTTAAATAAATTATGACATTATGGAAAAGAATGATCCCAAATATTATAATCAAGTTATGCCGTATAAATATGTAAATGAAAATATAAATCAATCTATTCCTCTTGAATTAACTTCTTTTGCATTATATCCTCCAAGTCACGATAATACATGTACCACAAGTACATTAATTAATCCAAGCCTTACGTTATCTTTAGACATTGATTATTCTGAAAATAAAACTCCTATAAATTCAGATGAAATGAAATTAATGTATAAATCTGAAAGTATATTGACTGAAAGGATATATAAATCTTTCTATAAAGTTAATTCAGAGGGTTCCAAATAGTTTTAAAACACATATTTATTTATTTTTATAAATAAAAGCTTTATTATATATTTATTCACAAACAGATTTAATACAACCAATTAAAACTTTTGCACTATTTGTATAATCAAGAAAGAAACTATCTGATTTATCACCAATTTTTACAATTGAGACATTTTCTATTTCTTTTAAAAACTTTAATGCCTTATTATTTATGGATGTATTTTCAGCGTAGACGTGATATGCTTTTGTATATTTATCAATTAAACTTTTTTGTATTATTGAATCAATATTACCTCCAAGAACACAATCATCTATATTATTATTTAATAGTTGATAAAAATCAATCTTGTCTATTGTTTTTGGACAATGATTTAAACAATCAACAAGTTTTTGTATGCGAGATGAGTTTTTAAAATAAAAGATGTCAAGAAAGAGTTCATCACCACCTCCTCCAGGAATAAGTTTCATAAAATAAAATATGTATGAATTAGAATGTTTTGTAGAATTCTTTTTTCGAGATAAATCGATATTTATATTTAAATTTAATTGTTGTATACGAATTATAGCACATTGAAGACAATAATACTTGTTTTCATTCTTTCCTTTAGAATAAAAGGTTAAATTGTTACTATATTCACAAATTTCACTACATTTATGACACTCCATTTTTATAAAACGTTTATTTTAATTTTTATATCCAAGGTATTTATTATTTCAATTTATCAATTTTTGTTAGAGTAATTAATTCTTGATTTGTTAATTTGTTACCATGATAAAGATATGTCTCATTTACATCAGGATAATCAAAATGATAAATCTGTTCCACAGTTAAAAGTGCTTTATTTGTGAAATCAAAATTAAATGTATTGTATCTAATATCATTTACAAAATAATTTATTGCAAATTGTTTTAGATCATTTTGCTGCTCATTTATTCCATTCATTGTTGAATTATCATAACTAAATTGTGTATATCCAGAATATATAATTTGATCTACAATATATTTTTCATTATTAATAGAAAGACTTAATGCGTCACCTTGTAATATAATAAAATACTCTACATATTGAATAGAATCATGAATTGCAATATATTTTGGGTCTAACGATTTAATATACATTTCAATTGTAAAATTCTTGTTTTCAAAGTCAAATTCAGTAAAGTTGTAAATTTTTTGTGGATATATGGCATATTCTTTTTCTAAAACGTAATCTATAAATGCATATCCTTGTTGTTTAAAAAGCATAATTCTATTGAAATAATCATGATACATGTTTACAAATCCTAAAAGTTGTTTACAAACCAATCTCAATAGAAAACATGTTTTTGTATCCAGGTATGGTAAAATCTGAATAAATATATCTGGAGTAAGAATTGTATCATTTGATAATATTGTAATTTTGGTTCTCTGACGCCTAGCTGCTTTTTGTCTTTGCCATTTAGAAGGCTTCTTTACTTTTTGAGATGACATTACGTAGTAAATTTTTTATCATATCTTTCCAGAGGTATCATAAAATATCAATTTTTCGAGATTATTGAGGTAAATTCTTTCTTTATTATTTTAAAATTGAAATAATTTACTATATGTCATATATTTTTAATTTATGATCAAAATGAATTATATATTGTCAATAGTTTTTCTAATATGTTTACAAATACATTTTCTTACAATATTATCGCAGTCTTTTTCTGTCAAACAACCATGTGCATATATTTATGATCAATGTGGGATATCTGGGTATTCTATTCAACAATGTGGTTGTAATATTGATGGTAATCTAACAGAATCGTGTACAATGTGTCTAACTGTAATTTATGGACAGCACATTACTCTAGAAAAAGTAAATTGTTTGAATATTGTAAATAAAGAACGCGGTAGTTATTATCTTTGTAATAGTTTAATAGAAAAGTGTTATGTATCAACAAATGATGAACTAAATGTTGGTGGAATATGTAAACATGATGTTGTATTTATTATTTTTTTATTTATAATGTCTACCATGATTACAATTATTATTGTAGGATTTCTTTTATACAAATTATACAAATATAAATCTGAAAGTATTGAAGAAAAAGAAGAATTGATATTAAGAATATTTTAATATTTTAGAATATAACCATAATTGACATTTTTAAATTTTTACATTTAAAAAAAAGTATTATTTGTTGTTGAATTTAATAAAATACACATATTATACTATAAAATTCCATTTACTTTGTAATTCTAGAATTCTAAAAATAGTATTGATTTTTTTGTTTGAAAATTTTATTAAATCATCAAAAATATAAATTCATATTATAAAAATTCTAAAACAAATCTCTAAAAATGAAGTTTTCTACAATAATTCTTTTAATAACCCTCTCAATTATAAATACAAACCTTATTTATGCAAATATATGTCCAAAAGATGTATTTTGCGCTCGCTCTTTCCAACAATGTGGTATAAACCAAATATATCTCAATGAATGCCAATGCACTTATTTTACTAAACAATGCGTAAATTGCTTACAATTAAATACGGTTATATCTCCAGAATCATACAATTGTTGTTTAATGATCAATACAACGATTTCAATAAACGGATCAATTCCCATAAATAATTGTCAACCATGTAATATTGATTTCTATGATTGTTTACTCAATACGACATCTGAAATTAATATAGGTGGAGTATGTTTATTGAATAAACACAATGTTATAATTTACACTTTATTATGTATATCTGAAGGTATTGCATTTATAACTACATGTCTAGTATGTTGTTTATGTTTTAAAAAAGAAGATAAAGAATATATTGAAAGAATGGAATTATTGACTAAACAATATAATGAAAGATCTGGAGGTGTTTGAATAAATCAACATTTTTATTATATCCAAAGATAATAAAATATTAAACCTATTTTCGAAATTATTAAATCATCATTACATTCACTTTTAATTCTGAAAATAAATTTTGAATATGACACCCTTGGAAAAATAAAAATTTCAATAAATTTTAAAAGTAAATTAATATTTATTAAAATAAAAAATACAATAATAAATGAAATATCCAATTAATTGAATATTTTTTCGTTACTTTCTCATTCATTCAATTCGATGTCTATAAATTTTGGAGATTGTATTTATATAGCATTTGATTCTTCATCCGCATCAGTTACAGGATATTTTGATCCAACTTCATATTCTGGATTTTCGGCAAAGTTGGAAGGAGTCTCGTTGAGTACATCAAATTATACAAAATATTCATTTATTGTAGCACAATCTGTTTTAAATTTTGGGAATGGACCTTTATTATATGGACAACCTTTTATATTAATACCAGCAGGAGCTAATCCTACAAGCTATTTTTCATTTGACAATAGTTATCAAAATGATAGTCTAGATGATTTTAGTGCAATAGTAAATCAAGCCTATTCTCCTACGTCTACATTTCCTCAATTTATGATTGATACAACTAATCCATCTCTTTTAAATACTCCAGTAAATTATACAGACACATTATTAATAGGTGTTCCATCGTATAATGGTTCGATTTTTCAAGGAATTGTTGGATATGTTATATTATCTTCAAATAATTATTTTGATGTTTATGGAATAGTGTATTATGACAATACAAATTCCGAGTATCAAAGTAATATTTATTGTCACTTTTATAATATGCCTGATTGTACTTATCCTATTTTACCTGATCCCAGAGTTCCAACAAAATGTGGAAGACCTAGTCCCTATTTATATCCGTATTATGGAGTAAATCCATCAGTTACAACTAACCCGAGTTTACCATTTAAAACTGGAAATGTTAATTATGGATACGCAAATGCAAATTTAACGAGTGCATGCTATAATGGAGCTAAATGTCCTTCGATCGGTAACAATACATATTCAAATATTCCTTTTCAAAATTTAAACTTATCTTGTGCGAATGTTGGAGATCCAACTTTGGGTAGTACTTTTGGGAATGATTTATACGCTCCTACATGCAATATGTTGGGATCACCTGCGTTAACATATACATCTGATTATTTAAATTCTCCTGCATCAAATTATTGTTTTAATTATCTTGACGGAGGAGATTATAGTAATGCGAGTATTAGCGGTTGGAATCTATGTGGTTCAAATTGGACTGAACAAACTACAAACCTCGATAATCAAGTAAATTGTTGTGCAGGTATTTATACAGATTCTAATAGGTGTCATCCGGAATATTGTCCTAATGGTGCAACGAATACAACAACAGTAGATCCATGTCCAGGTGTTATGATTCTAAGCGCCACAAATCCTGGTCCAAGTGTATGTGATTCAACAACTTGGGGAGCCAACACGAATGGTTATGGTACAGCATGTGATCAATATTTAACACTTACATCTCCTACAAACGCACAAACAATGATACAAGGTGCGGTATATGATTATTTTAGTAATAATGATCCCACAGCATATACAACAAATCCATTTGGTAAAAAGGTTCCTCAATTATGCTCATTATATCCTGGAACTTGTGATCAAACGCTATTTATGGCTTGTGCAAACGAAACCAAAGAGAGTATTGATCCCGCAAATAATAATGGAGATTATACTATGCTACAAACATGTGGATGTTTTTTACCTGCTTCAGAATATTCTTCTATAGGTTCAAATTCTTCCCCTAATATTGCATGTGATTCTGTATGTCGTTTCCCAGGAACTATACCCAATAGTCAAGACCTAACATGCGATGATACAGTGTGCATACTTTCAGATGTTACTGTAGATTTAATTAATTCTAGTGCAGGTGCGATTAATTTCAATACAGTTTGTCAAGGAGGATCACAAGGATCTGGTTCACAAAGCTCACAATGCTATTTTGAAAATGTAAACGTAAATAATGTAAATTCTAAAATTGCTGGTACACAGTTTAAAACAAATTGTGATTCATGTTTTGTAATTAATCCATCTGACCCAGCTAATCCTCAACAAGTAGATTGTTCAACTTTAAATCCTCTAACATCTACAAGAGAATTATTTGGTTATACAGATCATTTATTTAGAGATCATTACGTCAGTGAAGATAAAAAATCAAAAATGGAATGGTGGAAAATTGTATTGATTCTTTTATTTATTGGATTATTGATTTATATTTTCTACAAATATTTAAAAGATAAAAGATAAAATACTATATAGTAGAATGAATTATTTAATAAAAATATTAAATATGAAATTGTAAGAATATCAAAAAGTATACTGAAAAATAAAATTGAGGGTATACACTCTCAAAATAACAATTAGTATTTTAATTATAATATTTAACATATAATTGAAGATCCTGGACATCTAACACATTTACTTGGTCTATAATAATATTTATCCAATTTAAAACGTTTATGAATAAATTTTACACAGTAAGAACATACAAACTTGTCTATAAAACATGACTCACATAAATATTGTGTATAATCACCAGTACTTTCACCCCATTCAATTTTAATAATATTATGTTCATAATAACATTTTTTACAATCACCTTCACAATCTCTTAATTTTTCATTGCTGTCAATTGGTATATTATCTTTTTTAATTATAATATGATTTGAAACATATGTATCCGCTATAGATTTTAATAATGTATTCTCTGACAAGTTGACTTCTTTTTCAAATTGTTTGGCAAGCTGAACATATTTTTCTGGAATAGTTATTGTAACCGACTGCATTAAAAATTGAATATTTATTTATATAATATTTGAAAGAATAAATATTCAATTTTTAAAATGACGGAAACATTTGAAGATTATATTAGAGTACGTGAAAATTCTCTCAATGATACAAGAAATATGTTGTCTCTATCAAATAAAGAAATTTTGTATCGTCTATTAATAATAAAGGGTAAATATGATAAAAAACAACAATATACAATGTTTCGTAGTGTTTCAGTAGGATTAAATATATTGAGACCTGATGATCAAATCTTAATCCTCTTAAAAGGAATGCATGAACTTGATACATGTTGTGGAATTAAAGAGATTCTAAAACCTGAACAAACGGATGAAGAAACACATAGAATATTGGCCTTGCTGGATAATGATTTGATTAAATTTAAAGGTATTTATAAAAAATGGTCAGTTGAATTAAAAGATGAATATTATGATGTGTATACATATTTCGCAAGATTATTATTTACTTTTAATGGTTATCAAGGACCTTTAAGAACAAGTGCAGATAAAGCGATTCAAGATAGTTTAGGATTAACTGATTTATTTTCTGAATTGATATTAGAAAAATAGAAAAAGTATTGTTGAAAAGATTATTTAATACTTTTTGTATTAAATTTTTATTTATTATTTATTTACGATCCGTGATCAAATTCATAATCTACATACATTGCATTATCTTTAATTTTTAAATCTGCTCCGCAAAACATTTCATAACCATTATCAAATTTATGACTTTTAACCTTGTAAGATGCTACAATCAAATCATGTAGAGTAATAGTTTTATTTTCACATTCTTTTTCATATTGTTTCCAGAAAAATAATTTCCAATCCATTTCTCTTACCCCTCTTGCATCAGTGTTTAAATCGGATGGATTCGCATTTTTCGCAACTAATGTTTTTGCTTTACGTCTAAATACAAATACTACTTTTTTTGTAGAATTATGGGTTTCTAAAAATGTAAAAATATCCTCAATAAATTTTATAGGTGTTGGATCTTCACTAGCAAAAGCCGGTGGATTAGAGTATGTTTCTTTATTAAAAGAATAAACATATTCTCCATCCTTGATTGGGAAAGGGAAAAATTGTATAGTTGTGCGATAGTAATCCCATAAAGATTCTCCATATGTATTGCATTCATTTTTCTCTCTATCTTTATTATAAAATTCATCATTTCCAAAAGTATCGTCGTCAAATGTGAATGGAACTTTGATATGAGAATATAATTCTTTCATTTTTTCGTGATCTAATGGAAAAACACTATATATAAAATAAATTAAATTTGTAATATCCTCTCCATTCATATTACAAATTTCTAAAGTTTCATTTTTCTCGTTAATTTTTGTAAAAGTAGTCATTGTATATATTTTATTACTTTTTGTAATAAATTAAATATGAAAAGACAAAATCATTTTTTTAGAAGATTAATAAATCTTCAACCTTTATGGTATAGAGATTCAAATTTTACCTTTTTCTTGATATTTTTACCTTTGGTTTTGGTTTTGGTTTTAGGATCATCAATTTCCTTTTCTCTATCTGCAAGAAACACTATATATTTCTTTTCAAATTCTTTTAAATCTTCTTTCCATAAATCATGAGGTGTTTTACCTTCCAAAGTTTCAATTTGGTTTTTCAATTTTTCAATAGATTTTTCCAATTCTGCCACTTTATCTTCTGATAAAATAGTTCTCATTTGCATAGAAAGTAAATAATCATATGACATGTTTCCTTTTTCATCGGCAATTCTTTCAAGACCCAATTTAGTCAAAGATTTATCAAGTTCATCTTTCTTTTGATTAAGTTTAAGTTTTTCATCAATTACATATTTTACAAAGAGTAATTTATTATTTTCCTTTTTGAAATTCTTGTTGTAAAGTTCTAAAAGATAATCCTTTCTCTTTCCATAAAAGAATAATCTCACTTTGCAGTAATCATATAATAAATCTTCAGCGCATAAATACTTGCAAGGATAATTATTGGAATCTAAAACAATAATACCCTTTAACGATTTTTTCACTTGAAGATTCTTGAAATTGCCTGAAATATTCATCTCTGGGATGAATTCCTTTGTTGGTTTAATCATATAATGGATAGTTTCATTTCCATGATGTTTAGTCCAATCTTTTAAATATTTTTCTGGTTTTTTAACTTTTTTAGATAGAGTTTTTGCACTTGGTTTTCGAGCTCCTTTTTTCGGATCTGCTTTAACTCCAGTCAACATGAAATCCAAGTATTCATTAAATTTATTTCTGGATAATCCAACAGGTAATTCTTTGATATCCCACCATCCTTTCTTCTTTTTATCTGTGCTTGGTTCTAGAATACCTTTGGATATAAATGCGATTGGATGATCATATTCTTTACCTTTTTCATCTGTAAAACACAACTCAATTTCTCCAGTGTGTCTCCAATACCAAGGTTTAAGTCTATCATTTTTAATTATAACTGGTTTCCCATCCAAAAATCTATTTATGCGTTTAATAAGATCTAAAGGATTATAAGATGGAATTGTAGTTTTAAATCCACAACTCATACCTTCACCACCATTTACAAGAACCATAGGTAAAATGGGAAGATAATTTTTAAACTCAACATTATTTCCATCTTGAGTATTGTGTTCAAATAAATTATCATCAATAGCTGGATACAATATTCTTGCAATAGGTTTATCCATTGAGTTAATATATCTTGCGGCCGCTGCTCCATCTAAAAATGCAGATCTATCTCCAAATTGACCATCAGGTAATAATAGATTTATATTATTTCCATATCCCACAATATTTGTTGCAAGACTTTTAATTGCATTTTCCAAAGATGTTGCTCCATGATGATATGCTGTAATTTCTTTTACAGCTCCACACATTTGATCTACCAATACAGCTTTTTTATAATTCTTTTGAAATATTGCATATATAATTTTTCTTGTAGAATCTTTGAACCCATCATACATACTTGGAATCCCTCTTGTTAAAGACATGATGTGATAAATTCTCAATTGATTGTTGATAAATTTAGATATAGAGATATATCCATTATATTGAATCTCATTTTCATTCTCATTTTCATCATTGTCATGATTATCATTTATTTTATTTATATTTTCTGCCAATTTCCCATCTTGACTAGAATAATCAATTAATGCTTTTGTATCATCTGGTTTTATCAAACTGTTTGTAATCCATTCTTTTCTTACTGTAGTTTCTTTTTCACTAAAACCCAAATCCATGAAATATTTGACATAATCATCTTTTTGAAAAACCAAATCATTTCCATCCAATAAATACTCTCCTGCTCTACTTGGTGCATATGAACCCAAACCCTTGTAATATTTTGCATCATATCCTTTATATTCTTTAATTGTACCAATCTTATCTGGTGTTACTCCATGAGCTTCACAAATGGTATTTTGCCAATAATCAAACGCTTCATTTGAATAAAAAAATAATCTTTCACTATCTTTTCTGCTAAAGTTTACTTCAACAATTGGCATCGATTTAGATGAAATATATTTTTTATCATAGAGTTGAGGCCAGTTTCTATAGATAAAGTTCATCAATAGTCCTCTAATATGGATACCATCATCATCTGCATCTGAAATAATACGAACTTCACCATAATTTAAAGTTTCAAAATTAGCATCCTGTGAGTAATCTGCTTTTAATTTTAGATTCAAAATTTGTTTAATCATGATGACTTCATTGTTTTCATTAATCTTTCTTTCATCTGCTTTTTGCACATTTAGAAACTTTCCTCTAATTGCAAATACACCAAAATAATCATGCATATGAGTTTGGTTAATTGCAGCTTCCACCATAGATTTAGCTGAATCTCCTTCTGCAATAAATAAAATGCATTCATGAGATTTAGCTCCTCCTGCAAAATTTGCCTTTAAATACTTGTCACTTTGAATTACAGTCTTTTGTTTTTCTTTATTTTTAAATTTTTGATCACTCAATAATTCCAATTTACTTTTTAAAGCTTCAAACCATTCCCATTTCATTATTTTCTTGATTTCATTATTTAGATTATTTTTAAATTCAGTTGTTTCTGCTTTATTGGATTTATCAAAAATCATTGGAGCTGGATTATTTAAATATTCTTTTGTTTGACTATCAAAATCAGGATCATCAACTTCACAATTTATAAACAACATAAAATAAGGATAGAGTTGTTTAGCTGAAGCTTTTAATTGAACTTCACCCTTTTTCACAGGTTTTGAATTAAATGATTTGAGTATTCCATCAAAGATTAAATTTTTCCATGCATCTACATGAACACCTCCTTTTTCTGTATTTATTCCATTTACAAATGAAACATTAGCAATATCTAATGCATCCATTGAATCTGGATCAATTTCCACAAGGATACATTCATTTATATAATTTGTTTTAAAATGAATCATTTTATTGTTGGGATAATACAACTTTACATATTTAGTAAAGTCTTTAACCACAATCTTTTCATCATTTAACCAAACATTCATTTTTGTAACCATTGCACAATCATAAATATGTTTGGTAATCAATGCATACAAATCATCATCCATTTTAAAGTTTTTTGGTGTTGGATATTTAAAAAATTCAAAATCTGGAGTAAAAGTAATCTTTGTATACCCAGTTTTCCCTTTATATTTTTCTATTTTAGGTTCAGTTCTATCAATACCATGATTAGAGTAATGCTGAGTAAACATTTTATGGTTTACCGGGTCTGTATGCTCTACAGTAAACGATTTAGAGAATATATTTGTTGCTTTAGCTCCAATACCATTCTTTCCTGACGTTTTCTTTTTGATATCCTGGTCGAAATTAAAATTCGTGCCGCTAAGGGCTGAGCCAAAGAAGACCTCGGCGGGATAAGCTTCGTATACCTCAGTTTTACCTGTAACAAGGTTTTTATTTTCATATTCAGCTTTCTCAACGTCAATAAAATATCCATCATTATATGCAATAATTTCTCCAGTTTCTCTATTTATATTAAATCTAATAGTTTTCATTGGAATTTCATGTTCTTGTGATCTCCATCTATTATCAATAATATTTGAAAGTTGTTCTGCAACAATTTTTAATAATCCACTGTTGAAATTTATGGGTTTTGAAATAATTCTTGGTATTTCATCTACTTCTTCATAAACGAATTTATCAGAGGTTTTTGTTACCACATTTCCGATGTATGTGTCAAAACGTTTATATATATGAATAAAGGGGTTAACAGACTCTCCGCTCTTTTTTTGCTTCAATTTAGACATTTTGAAAATATTTTACCTGGTATCCTTATACACAAAAATTAATAATTTATATTATAAAAAATAAATTCTTTAAAACGTTATAATGTAAAATTTTAAAATTATTAAATTTAATTGATTCAACAAATTGATATCGAAAATATATTTTGAGTATACTCATATTCAATTTTTTTTAATTATATGAATTAAAAATATTTATTATGAAATTTAATTGTATACTTTTTTCACTTGGGATGTATGAGTATATACAAAGAATTCATTTGAAAATAGTATGTCTGTATTTGTAGGTAAAACTTCTGTAGGTTTATTTTTCCTATTTGCATATAAAGAAAATGATAATCTTGTTGTTTTTCCATATTCTGAAGAACTAATAATCTTTACCTTTGAAAAATCAAAATACAATAATGCTAAATCTGAATTGTGAACTAATTCTATTTTATTACAATATAAAGTATCAATAGACAACGCTAATTTTTTACTACTTCCTCCAATAACATTTATATATACATAAAAATCAAAATCTTGAATATAATGCGATTTCAATTTACATTTTACAATCTTTCTATTGTCGTCGGTTTTTAATAATATCTTTTTAAATTGATTTCTACAAAATTCTGATTCCAATTCTAAAACAGGTTTATCTTGAAATTGGAAAAAACTGTCACAAATACATTTCTGCTGTTCTATAATATTACTTGATTCAATATTGTTTATAGGTTTACATAATGGCATCACTTTTTCTTGTTCTATTCCAAAAATGCTATTTGTAAGACTTTTACTAATATTTGTACATTTTGATATCAACTGAATAACATCAGATATATTGTAATTTGAAGGAGTATTTTTTATCCTTTCTTCTAAAATATCACAATAATTCAAGAAAAATTGTATATCTGGATTTATTGTGGTACTATTGTTATTTAATAAATTATCCATCTCTTTTTACAAAAATTGATTATATGTTTCAATATTTTTAAATAAATTAAAAAATTCAATTTTTCAAAAGCAAATAGATTTTGAAAAATAATACATATTACATATATAAAACTATAATCTATATTAATTCAAAATGCAAAACATTATTGAAGAACTCAAGACAAAGCGGACTTTTAATATGATGAGCAAGACCGACTGCTCCTATATGCATAGTGCGTGTTTTTTATCGGGGAAATGAAATTTTGTCTCAGGGTGAGAATTCAATGAGGGAATTGTGGCATGGATGTAATTATGGTATGCACGCAGAAATGAATGCTCTTGTAAGATTGCAAAACTATTTTCAGGTAAAGGCAAAGAAAAAGACAGTCAACCTATTGGTAATAAGGATAAATATGAGAGGAGAGTTGAAATATTCCAAGCCATGCATAAAGTGTATTTCATTTTTGAATACCAATATGAAATGTTTTAAAATCAAGAATGTGTATTATAGTTGTGATGACGGATCTCTAACAAAAGTAAAGTTTACTACGCTATGCAATGAAAAAAATCAACATGTATCCAAAAGATTCAAGAATAAAAATGTAAGAATGTAAAAAAATGATTTAATAATAAACTTTTAAAAAATAACTTTTAAAACTATGACTACAAACGATAAAGACGATATTGATTATATTTTAAAATTAATCAAAAATAGAAATAGCAAAGAATTGGATAAATTAGAAAGTTTAAAAGCAAGAATATTAATTGAAAGATTAAAAAATAATCTTAATGATTTGGAATATTTTTTTAAATTCTTAAAGGATCGTTGTTATTTACCAGGAGCAGGAAGTTATCACTATACAAACATTAAAAATAATAAAACTTTTGATATTTATCACAAATATGGATTTTCTGCATGCAATTTTTTTAAAGACCAAGTACCAAAAGAACAATGGGATTATGCATATAAAATAGGATATATTGATCACGAGACATATATAGGTTTTGAAGATGATGATTAAAAATTTAAAAAATAAAATTGAATAAATTGGAAATTTTTAATTCATTATTAAAAATAATAAATCTAAAAGTATATTGAACAAAAGTTTAATATAAATATGAGTATTGACTTGTTGAAAGATATCATAAATTTTGAAACCATTGGTGAATACCTTGAAAATTTATCTTGTTTGTCTTTGGAGGATAATTTTTCTTTTGTATTTGAAGTCTTTGCAAAAAATTTTTTATTATTGGATGAAAGATTATCCTATAGAGTAAAAAATGTATACTTATTTCAAGAAATACCAGTCAATATATTGAAAAAATTAAAATTACCAACCAAAGATAAAGGAATAGATTTAATTATCGAAACCATTGATGAAACCTATATTGCTGTTCAAGTAAAATATAGAAGTAATATAAATAAAGTTATACCTTGGGGTGATCTTTCAACATTTGAAGCTCTAACACTAAGAAATGATAAATTTGAATATGGAATCTTATTTTCAAATACTCTAGAACCATGTGAAGATTTAAAGGAAAACAAGAAAATGATATTCTACATGAATGACGTAATTACAAATTCAAATTTATTTTTAAACAAAGTAAAACAAGAATTAGGTATACTCCCTCTAGAAAATAATTTTGAATCAAAAATAGAATTACGAAAATATCAAAAAATTGCAATAAAACGAACTATTGATAAATTTAAAAATAATGACAGGTTAAAATTAATTATGGCACCTGGAACTGGAAAAACAATTACAAGTCTAAGAATATATGAAAGGATGTTGGGAGAATATTGTAATACTGTAGATAATGATGATGAAATAAATCATATTTTATTATTTGTTTGTCCATATCTTAATCTTGTAAATCAAACATTTCAATCATATTTTTCAAATTTAAGAATAGATAAAAAAGATTTCCAAGTAATGTGTATTGCATCTGAAAGTGAAAAGAATGAATATATAGAACATAAAATATCAACAAATGTAGACGATATTGAAGAATTTTTAACATCAAAAGGACATTTAAAGATTATTTTTTGTACATTTTCATCTTCTAATAGGGTTACCGTAGCTATAGAAAATACAAATAAAGTAATTGATTTATGTATTGTTGATGAATGTCATAAAACAGTAAATAATTCTCATACATATTCTCTTTTGAATGAATGCGATTTAATTTCTAAATTTTTATTTTTAACAGGAACAGAAAGAATTATTGATCCAGAGAATAAAAGGAATACTGGCTCGTTTATTAACTCAATGAGTAATAAGAAAATTTATGGAGATTATGCATATCAATACGGTTTACGAAGGGCAATAAATGAAGGATATTTATGTGATTACCAAGTTAAAGTAATTACAAGTTTTGAATCATCAATAAATAAAAAAGATGTATTGTATCTAAGAGAGATTGATGAAAAGGCAAATATGGATATATTAATTACATGTTTAATGATATCTGATTCTTTTAAAAAAGGAGATATAAATAAATGTTTAATATTTTTTAATAGAAGAAAGGAAGCATTTATTGCATCTAAGTTATTGGAATATCTTTTAGCAAAAGAGACTGATATTGATATTTATAATTTACCAATACATAAAAAAAATCGAACGTTAAGAGATTTTGAAAAATCTTCAAGAGCAATTATTACAAATTGTTTTGTATTACGCACAGGAGCTGATATACCATGTATTGATTCTATTTGTTTTTTTAGTGATATGTCTAGTAAATTAGATGTGATTCAATCTATAAGCCGAGCATTAAGAGTCTATCCAAATAAGAAAATTTCAACAATTATCTTACCAATTATATTAAAAGATGATAATGATTTTAAGGATAATCAAAAATTTATAAACGTTAGAAATGTTATATTGGCATTATCTTCTGAGGATCGCGAAATGAAGAATTTTCTCGCAGAAAGTATTATTAATAAAAAAATGGATAATAAGAAAAAGAAAGTAATTTTTGAAGTATGTGGAGAGTTAAAGAAAAAGAAAAAAGAAAATCAAGAAATTATAATTAATAAAATTCAAGAATTAAATGATAAAATATTTTATAATATTATTAGTTCATGTAGAACTGGAGAAATTCATTGGAATTTAGTTTATAACGAGTTAAAAGAATATTTAAAAGAAAATAATAATATTTATCCATCATCAAGATCGTCTGATAAAAATCAACGAAAATTAAATGGTTGGCTTACTTCACAAAAAGGAGAATGTAAGTTTAAATTAACTCCAAATCAGATTTTTTTATTGGAATCTTTACCAAATTTTGAATGGAAAAAAGATTTAGATTTAATTTGGATGAATAATTTTGATTATTTAAAAAAATATATTAATGAATATGATAAATATCCATCGAGCAAATCAAAAAATAAATTGGAAAAGAAAAGTTCGCATTGGATATCAGGTCAAAGATGTAAATATAATGGTACATCAAAAATAAAATTAAAATTATCTGATGAACAAATTGAATTATTAGAGTCACTTCCAAATTTTAGATGGAATATTGAAGAAGATACTTGGAATGAAAAATATTTATTATTAAAAAAACATCTAAAAGAAAATAATGGAAGAGTTCCATCATGTAAAAAAGAAAACGGAGAAATATCTTTACATTCTTGGTTGTGTTTACAAAGATATAAAAGTAAAAAAAATAAAATAACTGAGGAACAAATAAAATTAATGGATTCTCTTCCTAATTTTACGTGGTTAACCGAAGATACTTGGATGAAAAAATATTTAGAATTAAAAGAATATTTAAAGAATAATAATAATAAATATCCTACAAAGAAAGATGAATCATTTGTAATATGGATTTGGACACAAAAACGTAATTATGCTAAAAATAAATTATCTAAAAAACGGATTAAATTATTAGAGGATCTTCCAAACTTCATTTTAGATTCAGAAAAAAATAAAGAAAGACTTTGGGAAGAAAATTATTTAAAATTAAAACTATATGTGAAAAATAATAAGAGATTACCCCCCGAGGTTAAATCTAAAGAAGACCCAGATTATAATAAATTTGTGAATTGGATAAAATATCAACGGAAAATATATAAAAAACCAGGAAAAACATGTTTAACAGATTCAAGAAAAATGAAATTAGAAAAAATAAAGTATTGGCGCTGGGATTAGTTCAAATAATACAATAAATATTTATAAAAAATTATAAATAAAAATAATTAAATATATAAATAAAAACATAAAAATTAGAATAAAATTATTAATAAATAAAAAATGACTCAATTTTATGCAAGAGACGCTCCATATCCTGGAAATAATTTTTATCATCCCCAACAGTTGGATAATCAGCAATTTTCAAATCGCGATAGAATAACTCTGCCAAAGTATTTACCTGGAGTTGTTACAGCTGAAGATTATGTATTCTTTCAATGGGATTCCAACTTTCCAGCTCATGAATATACTGTGGTAGTTGATTCTATTGATACTGCTGGTCCAACTAAGCGTTCAATTGGTAAACTCGATAAAGAAAAATTACTTCCTTATGTAATATTTGATGCATATGGTAAAATTGGTGTTATCCCTACAAATAATCCTCATTTACCAGGATTTTGGACACGATTAAATAGAGGATCAACTTATACAATCCCTCGCGTTAATATGAGAAATAGCGGGGGTAAAACTTACCAATTACTCATGTCTGGAATGATTACCAGCGGAACTGTAAACGACTTTTAAAATAATTTGTATTTTTATCATAAATTAATTTTATGATTTACCTTTAAAAAAAAAGTAATATTTTAAATTGTTCCAATAGCGCCTTCTTCTATTCTTAGACCAATCTCATTTAAATTATTGGACAAAATGATATTTAAATTTTCAATATATGAATCATCGTTTTCATAGGTATCATAATCTATAATTAGAGAGGGGATGTTAATACCTTCTTTAGGGAGTATCATAATATTCCAAGCTGAAAATGGAATATTGTAATTTGTAAATTGGAAATTTGAATTATTTTTAGAGAATGGTAATATTAGTTCTCCTAAATCATTTATTTTTATATCCTTGTCAAATATTGCAATTGATTCTATATCACAAGGATGTATTGATTTATTAAATTTAATCTTTTTAATTACACAATATTGTTGTACACACGGAATGTGAATATGTATAAATTTACTATGATCAATAATTGGATAAATTTTTAATTTATCTCCTATAGAACTCGTAATTGTATTTTGAATTGTGAAATTGTTATTATCAAGAGTTATTTCTAAACCATTTGTTTTATAAGAATAATTGTTTTCTATCGGAATATTGTGAAAATTTACAACATTAGAGTCAATATATACAATTTTAAATACATTATCTTTGACATCAAGAGTAATATTTTTATCCAATACCAATTTATTAAATTTATTATTTATATCACTAGGTAAATCCAAATTTAAGTTCCTCAACCGTAATTTAAATTCATTTATTATTGTATCTTCCAATGTTTCTGGTTTTGCATCTTTAAAAATTAGTAAGATACTCCATAAAGAAAATGGATGATGTACAATTGGGTATTCAAAATGAAATATTTTATTATGATTGTCTTTAAATACATGTTTCATAATTACTTTACCATTGTGATATAAATTAAATCGTTTCGTTTGTTTTGGGAAAATAAAACCACTAAATAATCGAGAAAATTTATCTATTACCATATGAAACTTATTTCCATTAATCTTTTTTTGATCTATAACAATATTGTTGTAAAAATATGTTGTTGTATTTGGAGTAGAATTTTCATCATGTAAAAAAAGTAATTGTTGACCGCTAGTTATTTCAATCTCTTGATCTATGGGTGAGATATTTAAACTTTTTACATATTCAATAAAATCAAAATTATTGTTCATATTTTTATTTATTTATTGTTAAAGTACAAATATTTAAAATGAAATAAAAATTTATAAATGAAATCAATAACAAATATCTTTAAATCAAATACCACAAATTCAAATGAACCAAATATATACACTTTGGATTTGAATTTTATAAAAAAACAATCTAGCTCGCCAAGAAATTCTGCCAATCTTACTCCTAGAACACCAAAAGATACTTCTCCTACTTCATTAAAATTATCAATTATAAATAGTTCACCTCGATGGACGAAATCCTTCTTTCTAGAGGGTGATCTTTCTATAAAAAATCTATGTGACTTTTATGCCAAAAGTTATGCAGAATGTAATTGCCATCAATTGCATCTGATTTTGGAATTGGGTAAAGTTTTTTGTATATTGTGCAATTCATTACGTAGTGATACATTTGAATTTATTAATTATATTGACAAAGAGTATAAAGGATTGATAACTTTGGAAACAATATTGGAAAAAATGGATATTTATCTCATATATACAATATGCAAAATTTGTATTATGAAAATATCAAGTATTAAAGTTGATTCATTTAAATTTTATCAATTTGGATTAACAGAATTTAAATTATTTATTCCATATCTCAATCAATATAAAGAGATGTGTGGACAAGTGCTACGTGGTGAACATTCAGAAACTCGCTCATTAAAAAAGTTTCATTTAAATTCTGAAAAAGCCGGAGAAGAATATTTATTATATTCGCTATCCGAAGAAGATTTCTTTTCCTTTATATTTAGTTCAAATTGTGATTTATTGAATTTAAATCTCGTTTATATTTTAAATAATATATTTAATATATGTGAAGTTAGTGGTAAAGATTTTCCATCTCCAAGAGATATTCAAAATGTATTGACATCCGTAAATAAATAAAAAAGTAAAAATATTTTATATTACCCAAATATAAAAATGGAAAGGAAATTAAATGATGCTATACTACGTAGTGGAAATATAACTGGGATTGAAAATTGTTTGGATGAGATAAATAAAAATAATATTTCAATAGATTATAATCCTATATTGTGTAAACTAGTTGACTTTGGAGATGTAGAAATAATAAAATTAATGTTGTTCTATGGAGCAAAGATTGATAATAGATTAATTGCAAGAGCAAAAAATAATAACGACTATAAAATGGTAAAATTTTTAAAATCCATGACTAATTTTAATTTTGTAATGAAAAATAATAAAATTTATTTATTGTAAAATTTTAATATTTTATTTTCATTATTAAATATCAAAATCAAGATTTGAAATATTATAATTTATAAATAAAATTCAAAATGAGTCAACAAGGAACAGCCTTCCATATTGTGATTGTGATTATACTAGTAATTATTGCAGTTTTCGTTTACGTTAAACTAAGAAAAAGTCCATCCAATGGTCCTACTTTTATAAATGGAGCATGTAATAGCAATGGAGGATATCAAGTCCCAGAAGTTTATTATATCAATAATGGACAAAATTTAATGTCTTATGATGACGCTCTAAATTTATGTTCATCTTTTGGAGGTAGATTAGCTACTCTTCAACAATTGGATGACGCAGCTGCTGCTGGAGCACAATGGTGGGATGCTGGCATTGTTAATGATTCAAACTGGAATCAAGATAATTATAGCAATCCTGATCAAGTACAAACAGTGTATTTCCCCATGCAACAAATTAATCCAGGATACACGGTCCAAGGAGTAAACTCTTACCCTGCATCTTTGGGAGGAAATAATAGTAATCCTCCAAATGGTGCTGTTTGTTATGGTATTAAACCACCTCCCGGTACTCCAGGAGTAACAATTAAACCATTCTTTTCATTTTCTAATGAAGGTATTGATGAAAATTGTATTGCTGGTTGTGTTCAACAATATGGATCAAATCCTGCAATGGAAACTATTTGTGAATCAAAATGTGGACAATTTGGAACCAAATATGATCAATGGAATCAAAATTAAATATTTTCCAAATGACAAAGAAAAAATGAATAATTTTATTACAAAAAGTAATAAATGTAACAAAATATGAATTTTATTATACCAAAACGATTTATATATCAGCGTAGCTCAAAATACATTATTGCAGATTTTCCACCTATTCACAATAAAGAATGTATTAAAGAAAATTGTGAATGTATTGCATATCAAACATTATTAAGATATGTTAAAGAAGGAGATACAATTAAATTCAATTACACAATATCAAGAATAAAGAATTATAATATACTACATGAAAACGATGAAGAATTGTTTACATCTTCGGCCAAACATTCACAAATATTGAAATTATTACTCCATCCAAAATATAACATTGACGTACACATTGGGAATGATTATATTACAAGATATATATGTCAATATGGTTTAAATGATTCTTTAATAGTTTTACTCAATCCATATGATACATTATTGGATAATCCATTAAATTTTGAATTTTTTTCCTTGGATGATTTGGGAAATAAAGGTGAAGAATTGCCAATTAAACTATTAATGAGAAATGGCAATATTGATGCAATAAAAATTATTATTAAATCAATAGTTTTAAATAATAAAATTCCTAAACCTAAAAGAGATGAACAATTACGATGTTTATTTAATATAATCAAATATTATTATTGTACAAATGCAAATACAAGAAATCTAATACATTATCATGGTTTACTTTCATTTAAATATGATATAAACAAAATGGCATCAAATCTAATATTTTTATGTGTCAAAACGATAATGCAAAATAAAAACAAAATGACACCAGATAATCTCGAAAAGATTAATAAATCAAGATTGGGTGTAGATCATATTGATGATTTATTTAAATTCTTGTCTTCTTAATAAAAGTGGTTCTTTTTTAAACCAAAAGTTTAAAATATCTTTATCATTTATTAATCATCTTGTTCGAGGAAACAATATTCTGAAATCTCTTTGGAAACCCAACTTGATATCAATTGATTTTTATTTATTGTAGGTACATATAAACTTATTTTATTATTTTCTTTATTTGTTAGATCAATAAATATATCTTGTTTTTCATCTTTTTCATCTTTTAAATTTATATCATTCAATTCATTCTCTTTTTCATTTATATTTTCATTCAATTCATCATTATTATCATTATAAATATCGAGATCAAATTCTCCATCATCAAAAACAATATCAACATATTCTACGTTTTTTTTTGACCTTTTTTTTTTGATTTATTTGTTTTAACCATTTTTTTATTATTTTTATTTTTAGGATTTCTCTTTAAATCGTTTAATTCTTCTGCTATTTCATTATCCAATTCTTCATTTTCACTAAATTCTAGATTTACCTTGCATTCCTCATCATTATCGTCACATTTTTTCTGTGATGATTTATTTTTTGAATTTTGTTGGGAATTTTGTCTTGTTTGAGGATTTTGTGTTTGAGGAGGCATTTTATTATTTACATTTCCATTATTATTCATTTGCTGTTGTTGGCCTAAAGGCTGATTATTATGTATTGGATTTTGTGGAATGGAACCTAAAGGCTGTTGACCTATTGGTTGTTGATTTATAGGTTGTCCACTTGTTCCAAACATTCTTTGTAATAGTGCGTCTTGTTGATTTACTTTTTGAATTAATTGTTGGATAATTTTTCCAGTTTTTTCTGCATTATTTTCAAGAGCAGTTTCTAGAGCAGTTACACGTTGACTTAATTTATAATTCCATACAGCTAACCCACCAATAACTACTAATTCTCCAGCAATATGCATCAATAATAATGTATTACCAGACATTCCAATACCACCTCCACCTCCATTAGTTCCACCACCTGTATTATTTGGTTGTGCCATATATTAATTTTATTATTATTGATTTATAAATCTAGACAAATATTATTTAACGTAATTTGATTTTTTTAATTAAAATTGCAAATTAAAAGAATTCATATTTATTGAAAAAATAAATAAACATTATTGTATAATAATTATTCTTGAGAGTTGTATAAAATATTAATTAATTTTTCTAAAATCACCAAATGTTTTTCTTCTTTTAGGGAATCGTTATTCTCAACCTTTGCTGTTAAATTTAAATATCGTATTCTTAAATTATATAGATTTGCCAACATAATATAGACTTCATAATTTTTATTTTTCAAAAACAAGTCTAGATATGTTTCATCTTTAATAAATTCTTGAACAATTAATTTTGTATCTTTGTCTTTAACGAGTGACTTGTAATTTAAACGCTCATGTAATTCTACTATATTATCTCTGCACGATACAACATTATCAACTATAATAGAGTTATCCAAATCATTTTCTTTTTCTTTTAGTAATTCATTCAATTCTTCAAAATCTTCTTCATCTTCAAATTCATCTTTGCTGGGTTCATTATGATAAAATCTAATATTTGTTTTTATATTTATCGATTCTTTATTTTCTTTATTATTTCCCAAACCCATTGATGAAAGCATATCCATCATATTACCTGGAAAACCAAACGAGCTTCCACTAATTTGAGAAAAACTTTCTTTAACTTCAGGAGATGATACAATATTAGAAATAGCTTCTTTTAAATCCATTTTTCCACTCATAGCTTCCATAAGATTCTTTGATACATCATGACTTATTGGTTTTGACATTGAAGAATATATTATTTCTTCCTCTTCTAATTCAGGACACTCTATGCTATCCTCCATTTTTAGACAATTTTCAAATATTTGATTAAATTGATTTTTTATTTTTATAGTTGTTTATTTTTAAAACAAATTAAATTTATTAAATATATTCACTCTTTTAAAAATTCATTCACATGTCGATTCAAGTATTTACAGATGGTTGTTGTAAAGCAAAGGGTGCAGGTTTACATCCTGGAGGGTGGGGATGTTGTATAAAAATAAATAAAGTTGTATATTATAATTATGGAGGAAAAATGAAAACTACAAATCAACAAATGGAAATGCAGGCAATGATTCAAGGATTACAGCTCGTCGATAATAAAATCTCTGGAACTATAAATGTTTATACAGATAGTAAATATATTCTAAATGGACTGTTAAAAGATGGCGAGTCTAGTTTAACTATATCAAAACTCTCTAAAAAAATTGCATATACAGGATGGTTAAATGGATGGATAGCAAAAGGGTGGAAAAAAGCTGGAGGTGGTGATGTATTGAATCAAGATTTATGGAAAGGAATAATGAAGGAATGTGAAAGATGTATATTTACAGAAAAGTGTATTTTAAAGTTTCATCATGTAAATGCTCATACAGGAAAAACTGATGAACTTTCAGTAGGTAATGAATTTGCTGATGAACTTGCAAATAGAGGTTATAGATCATTAATTTTTAAATAATGATTTGATTAATTTTCAAGTAAAAATGTGGTAAATATAAATTAAATATTAAAAAACCAATATTTATAAATCGCACATATACTATTTTGATTTCAAAGCATTAATATTTTTAATAATATGTTCTATTGATTTATCAGATAAATTTTCCAAAGATTTAATATGTGGATAAACAAGACCAGGCGAAGGATCAAAAACCATCGGAGGAATTAAATGATTATCAGGTGGTTTAATTAAATCATAAAATTCCTTGCTACCAATAGTAATAAATGATTTAATTTTTGGGTCAGTTAATGGATTCATAAATCTATTCGTTTCAATCCACGTTTTACTAACATTTAAGGTAAAACTTGGAATTTCATGAATCATTTTTACCTTACCACTACCAATCCAATTGATTCGATAAATATATTTAGGAAGAGTTATGGTTATAATTTCATTATTAAATTTAAATATCTTTAATATTTCTTTATTTTTTGAATCAATCACAGCATTTATTACATTGCGTGGGAATTTCCCATTATATTTTGATTCAAGAGCTTTATAAAATAATTTTACTTTTTTAATGTCACCATTTTTTATTACGTTAATAACAAGTATATTGTCATTAACAGAAGGATCAACTCGTTTGTCTTTTAATAATAATTTTAAAATTTTATTTGATTTTGGATCTTCTTTATATGCAACGCGTCGAATAATTATATTATCTTGCATTGATGGATCATATTTTGAGTCGCGTTGTAATAATTCTGTTAGTTTATCATATTCTTCAAAAAATGTTAATAAATCTAAATATGAATTGACAATAATACTTAAATCTATATTATAAAATGGTTTATTGACATCTAATGTTACAAGTAATAATCCCATATTATAAGATATTCTATCCATAATATCATGTGATAATATATTTTTTCCAAATTCAGCAACAAAATAATTTGCCATATTCACAATTAGATTATAAATTTCATTATTGTATAAATATGCATTAAAATTTGGATTATTTAATAAAAATCGTAAAACATCAACTCTTTTAAGAAAATCTGCATTTTTATCACTATTTTCATCATTTTCTATATCAACATCCTCGGCAAGATCTCCAACAAAATCTACTACTGGTTCAAAATAATCATCTGTTTTAATATTTGGATCTTCGAATATTACTCTTAATCCTTCAATATCACAATCTTTAAGTTTATGATCTATTAAAACCTCCAATGTTAATTTTTCAATATAAACTTCTTCACCTTCTTCTTTTCTATATTCTTTCAACTGATCAAATGTCATTTTTCTATTATTCATCAAAACAACATCATCAATCATCTTATTTATTAAAAATGATGAATCAGGATTCGTTTGCAACATTAATAAAATCTGTTCAACAACATAACTTTTAACTTGGAATACATCATTTGAATCGGTTACATGATCTTTTAAAACTATACCAAATGGTCTAGATTCAATAAATAATTTATAATTATCTAGTTTAAGAATTCCCATTTCCAACGCATTTGTATATGGATTATGTTTACTCAGAATCTCATTCATTTTTCTCAATTTCTCTTGAAATTTCATTTCTGGTGTTTCAACCACTTTAACATTTTGGAATATTTTGTCATAGGCTTCATCTATATTTAATACATCTTCAAATATAAAATTATCCTTCCATTCCCTCATTTTATCCAAATCAACTTCATCGATTACAACATTTGTATGAAAATTCTTTTTAATTGATAAAACGTAATTGATATCATCAATATCAAAACAAAAAATAATTTTTGATCCAGATCCTGGCGCATTATAAAAATACAACTGATCATCCATTAAAGCATCAGTTTCATTTCCAGCTGATGTTGATTCATTATGGCACTCTTTATCTTCTTCTTTTCGCGATGCGTGTCTCTTTTTTTTGATTCTTTCAATTTTGGTTTTCAAGAATAGTGTGTCATTAGAATGTTCTACAAGTTTTCGTATTTTCTCTAACAGACGACCTCTACTTATAGGTTTAAAGGGTTTTTTGAATTCAACCAACTGTAAATCAAATCCAACCTTTTGCAACTCGTCATCACTAAGATTTTCAAAATATTCCATTTTTATATATCAAAATATAAAAATAAAAATTTATAAATTTATGTAAAATAAAATCTCATGGTTCCACCCACTCGTGGTAATCCTAAACGTGTATTCATTTTAGGATTTTGGTCCATATTTGATACACGTTCGACAGATGGATCATATAATCTTTGAGATAATACATAATTCGCTTCCCAATTTAAATTCTTTTTTACTTCTGCTTGATGAATTCTAAAATCATGAGTAAGATACATGATTACACGTTGATTTAATTTTGGTATAGTATCTGTACGTTCTTCTAGTACTCGTTGCATTATTCTTTTTATAGAAGCATAATCTATATTTATATTTTGACGAAATTCAAGAGATAGGACATGAGTAGTCTTTTTTTTTATAAAATCCACATTGTCTTGATCAAAATATCCTTCTGGAATAAATCCTGGAGAGATCGTTTGCACATATGCCATATTTTATATCTCCTTTCAGTAAATATATGTGTATTTTAATTTACGATATTTAATTATTAAATTTAAAAAATGAATTTTGGTAATTTTTAAAAATTTATTGAAAAAAATACATTGCATTCATCACTAAATATTTATTCACTCCATTATATTTACTTTTATTCTCACCCCATTTCATTACGGTTTCACTCTATTTCATTACGGTTTCACTCTATTTCATTACGGTTTCACTCTATTTCATTACGGTTTCACTCTATTTCATTTCGTTCAATGTCTAAATTTCTTAAAAAAAGAGATAAATTATTTGGTGCGTTACCAGAATCAGATAATGAAAAATGCGACAATAATACACCAAAGGTGCGAAAGATAAAGACTGATTTCCAAGTAAAACCTCCATCAGCTTATGGACTTAAAGAATATAATGATTTGAAACCGTCATTAATTACAAATATGGCGTATATTGGATCAGATATTATTTTTGATTTGGATAAAATATATAATGAGTTACCTATAATAACTGAAGAGTTTCAGGGTATGGAAATTCCTTTAACCAAAAAGGGAAAAATAGATAAAAAAGGAATTAGAGCTCCTTATGGTAGTATAATAAGTATCCAAAAAGGATCATTTATTAGAGGAGCTAAATTAAAGAAACCAGGGAAAGAATGGTGTACCGTGTGCAAACCATATTATATAAAATCAAATGGAGATAGAGAAAAAAAGAATACCATAGTAGAGATATTTGTTGATGATCCAAATGTGAAAAATCTATGTGAAATCAAGTTTTATTGCAAAAGTTGTGATAAAACATTCTCTAGAAGGGAAATTAAAAAAGTAAACCATTTCCTCAATCAAGTTACGATAAACATCTTTCTTGAAAATAATCTATTACTCAATATTATGTTTTTTAAGAATTCGATAAAGATTGCAAATTGTAAAAACGAATTGGATGATTCTGTTGAAATTTTAATGATTTTATTTCAGGAATATCTAGATGAATCCTTTTTAATAAAGAAATCTATAGATGGAAAATTAAACTGTATTATTGAAACGGTAATGAGGAATGTAGACTTTAAATTGGGATTTGATATTGATAGAGTCAAATTATCAAAATTATTAAACAAAAAGAATTTCAAAGACAAGGTTAGTGAATGTTTGTATGAACCAGGAGATCAATCCAATGTAAATATAAAGATGTACAACAAAATTCCAGAAAATTATAAATTCAATCATGCAGTTTTTGATTTTAAAACCAAAGAATTCAAATTAACAAAATATGACGGGATTCCTGATTTTCTTGAACCTAAACATACTAAAACTCTACAAAAATTTAAATCTATAACCTTTATAGTATTTTGTTCTTCAGAAATAATATTGTCTTCAAGATATAGACAAACTACAGTAGATTTATACAATTTTTTCATTTCACTCCTTTTTGAAAACAAGGATTACATTACAGAAAAAATTGTTATTCCCTCAAGAAACGATATCTTGAAAATAACAAACGATTTTTCAATTTGTCATCTCCAAAATAAAATAAAAAATTGATATCCTATACATGAAATTTTATATTTAAAAATATAAATCCGAATATAAATACAAAATACGATATGGAATCAAATTCTTTTTTTATAGAAAATTCTTCATGGATAATACCTTTATCCGTATTAATTGGTTTATTTACTTGTTATAAATTTGCCGATTTTATGGCTTCAAATGGTAATTTATTTGAATATCGCTATAAAAATAATTTTATAAACAAGCCAATTAATGTGGAATTATTTTTAAAAGTAAAGAAATTAACCGATCTTGCTACCTTGCCAGTAAAAGGAACACCTCATAGTGCAGGATATGATTTATCTAGCGCATACAATTATAATATAACCGCAGGTGGTAAAGCATTAATTAAAACAGATATTGCGATCGCTTTACCTGAAGGATGTTATGGAAGAATTGCACCAAGATCATCTTTGGCATGGAAAAATCATATTGATGTAGGTGCCGGAGTTATTGATGCAGATTATAGATTAGGTCTAGGAGTTGTACTATTTAACCATAGCAATGAAGATTTTGTTGTAATTAAAGGGGATCGAATTGCGCAATTGATTCTAGAAAGATATGAATCTCCTGAAATTTTAGAATGTGAGACGTTACCCGATCCTGGTTCATCACATGATGGATTTGGATCTACTGGAAGATAAAATTTATTCTTGATTAAAAAATAGATAATAAATTATATTTTTATATTTTAAATATAAAATTGGAAAAATGAATAATGAATATATGAAAAAGGTAAAACCTCAAATTAAACAATGTCTTGACAATTTTAAACAATCTGCATCCCAAATTAGACATTGCAAAAATGACCTTACGGTATCCAAAAACAAGACTAATCTATTACCAAAGGAACATTTATTTCTTTTAAATGAACATGGTGATGATAAAAGCGAAGATATAATATATTGTCTAGATATTTACGATGTGGAATATATTTTAAAATATGGAGTAAATCCTCATTCAAATAACCTTGTATCAAGTTTTAATATGCAATTATTATTATCCTACTATAATGAAAATGTTGATAATGACATTAATTCTGAAAATGTGGGTGTTATGTCTCTGGATAAATATTTCAGTTATCTGATGAAATCGAGCAATATATCAAATAACTCTTCATCTATTGATAAAGAATTGGGAAAGATTAAAAGAATGATTCTTTCATCAGGAAAAGAATACAAGGATGCAGAAATACAATACGAGGTAATACATGATATAGTCAAGAAAAACTATTTTGAGGATATTCTATTATTCTTTAAATTATTTGGAATTAAAATAAAAAGGGTAAATGAATTTATTCAGGATAAATTTTTATTTTTCATTAAACAAAATATTGAATTTGCCAAAATTAATGAAATTCATAAACAATACTTTAATTATATATTAAATTTTTTCAAATGTTTAAAACCGTTAGTAATCTTTTCAAAAACAAATTTCTATGTATGTAGTTTACCTTTTAAAATATTGAATACATGTATTCTGACATATTTACAAGTATTTCCTCCAATAAATGATAAAGTATCTTCTCCATCTCCTAAAAGAGAGCTGAGTATAAATAAAAAGATTCTAAAAAATACATTGGGTACATTATACAATAATAACGTCTATTCTCAAAATTTTGATGACGAAAGCATGACTATTAAAATACACAATACATTTTCGTATCTCTACAATTATATGAAAAATGGAATATATGTTTCAATAAGAAATAATTCAATTAATGCATTTCTCATTTTTAGTAATAATAATTTTACACAAATATGGGGACCTGAAATAGTAAAATCTTTAGGTACGTCATCTAATACAGTAGATACATATTATAAAAACAAATTACAATATTTCAATTCCAAAAGGATAAAATATCGTAAAGAAAATATCATTACAGATACCAAAAAATGGTGGTTGAATGGAAATATCATAGATAACGAAGATTGGGAATGGGGTACACACCTTGTGCCAGAATTATTTGATATGATGAATACATTGTGTAAAGAACGTATAATTAAAGATTGTGATTTCTTTATAAATAAACGAGATCATCCTCAATTGAAAAAAGACTTGACTGAACCTTATGATTTTATTTCCAAATCTTTATTGAATAAACCCATCAATACTCAAAAGGCCAAATTATTTCCTATAGAGAATACAAATGATGATAATAAAGATACATATTTATTTGCGCCGATATTTAGTTTTTTTACGGATGATAAATTTGCAGATATTCCTTTTCCAACTACAGACGATTGGAGAATTGCAACACAAAAGATATTTGATTCTTCATCATTCCACGGCAAAGATATTTATATTAATAAGAATAATGAATATGTACCATACAATAAACGAATTAATACTGTATTTTTCAGAGGATCAGCGACAGGAGGTGGAGTAACTATTGATTATAACAATGTTTATGATAGATCTGAGGGATCTCATAATGGAGGTTTTAATCAACGATTGTTTGCTTCATATGTTTCAAAATTGTGGGAAAGCGATAATAATTTCAATAAAAACAATAAAGTAGATGGAATTCCTTTTTTGGATGCTGGAGTTACAACTTGGAATATTCGAGATAAAAAAGTATCTGTAAATAGCCCAATGACATATATTCAACCTTCAAATTTTAATTTTGGTTTGAAAAACTTTGTTCCCATGTATGAAGCTACACGATACAAATATATTTTATATATTGATGGTCATTGTGCAGCTGCAAGATATTCTTTTCTTTTAAAAAGTGGAGCTGTAATTTTCAAAGTGGAATCGCTACCCACAACTCCAGGAAAAGAGTTATGGTTCTTTCCTTTATTAAAACCATGGGTTGATTATATTCCTATTCAAAGTGACATGATGGATTTGGCTGAAAAAATTGTATGGGCAAAAACTCATGAAAAGGAATGTGAACTCATGTCGCAAAAAGCTACAGAAGTCTATAAACAACATCTTTCAAAAGAACGAATATTGGATTATCTTGAATATACTCTATCTTTAATATAAGCAATTATGTTTCAAGAGAACGCATACTGGATTATCTTGAATATCATCAGTCTTTAATTTAAAGGCTTTTGGTATAATATTTGAAAATAATAAAAATGAATTTTTTACATATATTTTGTAAAAATGGAAAAAAATTATATTACAAATTAAAAAGGGTAATTATAAATCTAAAAAATGGAATGTCAAGTTTGTGCAAATAGATATAGTAAAAATACAAGAAAAAGGATAAAATGTCCTCTTTGCAATTATAAATGTTGTTTGGAATGTATAAAAAACTATGTACAAAAGGATGAAACAATGACTGAATTATTTAAATGTATGTCTTGCAAGAAACCATGGACTTTTGACATTGTAATTAAAACATTCCCAGAATCATTTATAAAAAACGAATTAAAGACTCATCATAAAAATGTATTGTTTGATCGAGAGCAAAATTTATTACCTGAAACTCAATATGTAATTGAAAAAGATAATATAATTGAAGAAAAAGGCTTGAAAATTATTAAACTACGACAAAAAATTAAAAATTTATATTCTGAAATTCAAAAAGCAAAAAAAGAAGCGGTTGAAGCAAATAAAGAAAAAGAATACGTGATGCCATGTATAAATACAGATTGTCGAGGATTCCTTTCAAAATTAAAAAAGAAATCATCCTCTTCCTCTTCAAATAATGAAATAATAATTAATAATCAAAATTATGAATGTAGTTTGTGTGAAATTGTAGTTTGTACTCTATGTAGAGAAGAGAAAATACCAGATGAAAAACATAAATGTAATAAAAATAGTGTAAAAACTGTAAGATTATTAAAAAAAGATTGTAAACCTTGTCCAAAATGCGGATCACAAATTTATAAAATTGAAGGATGTGTCCAAATGTGGTGTACTCAATGTAAAACTGCATTCAATTGGGAAACTCTTGAATTAATAAAATCTAGTTTTCATAATCCTCATTATATTGAATGGTTGAAAAATAATAGGAAAGGAAATGCTGAAGATGATGAAGAAATTAATAATTTAGATCCAAATAATTGCGAAAATCATAATCATTGGAGAAATCATGGACTTATTAGAGATTGTTTGAAAAAATTATCATTTTCGGATGCAAATATAGATAATATCTTTCCATATATTTCTTTATGCAATCATATTATAGATATTGAATATCCTTTTCTTTTAAATAGTTCTTCTGTAAATGAATCTTTGAGAAAAGAATATTTATTAAATCAAATTAGCAAAAAAAAGTTTATAGATGAAATATATCAAAAAGAAATTGATGCAATGTTAAAACATGAAATCTATTTATTGTTTGATACATTTGTAAGTGTGTGTAAAGATTTATTAAATACATTTATAGTTTTAGTAAAAGAAAAGGACAAGATAAAAAAAATGAATGAAAAGAGTCAGCTTGTCGAAATTGAAAAATTCAACAATATTTTAAATCATGTTGATGAAATAATTGTTAGCACAAGAGAAATATATAGTGCATATGCAGATATTCCAACTAGAAACTTAAAAGATTTATATAAAGATTTCCAAGAAGAAGATGATGAAGAAGAAGATTTAGAGTTTATAGATATGAATCAAATGGATGCTTTTATGCGTTTTGCAGTAGAGAGAATTTTCAATAATACAAATTAATTACAGTTCAACAAAGTATTATTCGCCTTGGTGGAATAATATAAAAATTTTAAAATATAGAATTTTAAAATCTATTTCGTTAATGTAAAATAAAAATAAATATTTTGTAGCAAAAATATAAATATAAAATATTTTTATAAATAAAATAATAAATAATAATATAAAAGATTAATTTAAAAAATGTCTGGCACAATCCAAACGTTAAAGTCGTCTAATCACATTAGAGTAGACCAAGGGAAAGCTCATCACCTTGCAGCCGCAAGATTCAATCTCGGAGAGCCATTGCTTTGTGCAGCAAGCGCACAAAACCTTCAACATGATATTTACGGCCGTCCAGCGAGTCAGAATACTCTAACAGTTAATTTAGACGCTTCCTGTGGTCAATTATCTCAATACCCAGCATCTAGACATATTGCCATAGAAAATCAAACTAGACCTTACCTACCAATTTGTACAGCTGGTCTTCGTGGAGCCGGTGATCTTGCAGGATATGGAAGAGATTTGATGCCACAAGATCTTTACGGTGAAGGCAATAGAGGAAACTTTGTTAGACATTATTCAACTGCTAATAACAGCCCATATGAATGGGAAAAGAATGCCAGCCCTCCTCAATATTATTCTCATAGAAAGGAACAACCATTTACATTCTCTCATGACGCTTCTAAAACAGCTTATTTCAGCGGTTAAATTATTCTAGTTTTTCTTATATCTTTTGTAAAGTGCAAACAAATATCATTTATTTTTAATAAAAAATAAAATGTGTTTATATTGTTCAATTAAATTTTCCTTCCCATTTCCAATTCTTTAAACTCTCCAAGAAAATAATTCTTTCTTTTAATAATTTATTCTTTCTAAAAGATACCCTCTGTTTACTTATCCAGTCTCCATGAACTCTTTCATTATTATTATTTGATTTTGCTGAAGGATAATTATTTTTTTTAATATGATTTTTAATCCATTCATATCTTTCGGTCCATTGAGTTTCTGTATCAAATACCCAAAACCAATTAGGTAACGCCTCTAGTAATTTTATTTTTTCTTCAGATAATTTATTTATTTTATAGCGTCCTCTTTGCCCAAGTACCCAAGCTCCATGAGTTTTTATTTCATTTTCTTTTGAATCTTTTGCAGGGAATTTATTATTTTCTTTTACATAATTTTTAACCCATTTATATTTCACCATCCAATCATCATCTTTTGACCAATTCCATCGATTAATAGCCTCTAGAGCGTCAATTCTCTCTTGTGACATCTTATTTTGTTTATAATATTTTCGTTGATCAAACATCCAATTAGCTAAACTCTTGTGTTCTTTAATTTTAGACTCAGTTGTTGGATATTTATTATTTTCATCTACAAATACTTTCATTTCATTGTATCTTTTATCCCATTCATCTTCTTTAAAATTCCATGACCATTGATCTAATTTTTCCAAATATTTTATACGTGTTTTAGATAATTTATTTTTTTTATAACTCAATCGTTGTAATTGTACCCATTTACCATAAGTATCTTCTTTTTTCTTTTTTGATCCAGATGTAGGATATTTGTTATTTTCTTTAATATAATTTTTAACATATTTATACTTTTTCATCCATTGTGTTTCTTTTTTCCATACCCATCCATCAAACGTCTCAAGTAAAACTATTTTAGTTTGAGGTAATTTATTTTTTTTATAATTTACTTTTTGATTGGATATCCATTTTGAATAACTACTCTCTTTTTTATCATCAGATCTTCGAGAAGGATATTTACCAAATCGTTCTAACCATTCTTTGGTCTTATTATATTTTTTCATCCATAAAACATCTCCGATTTCACAAGATTTAAAGATATTGAATTCAATTTTTGCATTTATTTTACTTATTCGTTTTATAATTATATCTTCTCTTTCTTGATCTTTATTCTTTTTCTTATTTGTTTCATTTAATCCACAAACTTCAAAGATAATTCTTTTATTTTTCTTTTTATCTTTATTTTCATCTGCAATATACTCACACATGACTTCATCTTCAGAGCTTAATGCAAGTATTACATTTCTCACATTTTCAAATTTGGTAATAGTATCTAAATCCTCAATATTTTCCAATACAATTGGTAACATGATCGTTGCAATACATTTACCATCATAAAGTCTTAACGATCTACAAATACTTTGAATCACATCAATCTTTGAATTCATATCTGAATAAAAGAATACTGAATCGCAGCTTCTATCATCAAATCCCAATCTTAGAATTTGTACATTGAAAATTACCGCTCTTGTTGAATTTTTATAATCTCTTAGACATTTATTTCTATTTTTATCTGTTAAATTAAATACTTCAACATCTTTAATCTTTTCTTTTTCCAACAAATATTCAAATATCTGCGATGAAATTAACGCTTCTAGTTTCCTGTTGAAAAATACAATTGTTTTATTTATTTCTCCTTTTTTAAATGCATCCAATAACATCAAACACACATTAATTATATCTATATTTGCTTTAATATCCAATTCTCTTAAGTACAATACATCTTTTTTATTTAAAAGTGACTCAAATGAAGTAATGATTTTTACTCTATAATCACATAGATAACCATCATCAATTGCTTCTCTTAAACCATATTGATAAGAATAATCACCATATATTTCTTTATTTTTCATGCATTTACTATAAATGACATTTTCATCATCAATAGAAATAGAATTTTTATTTGTAAAGATTTTTTCCGTTCCAGTTAGAAATAAAAACCTTTTAATCAATTTACATTCAGTCAATAAAGATGATGTATGAGAATTATTTACAGTTCGGTGAGCTTCATCCACAAAACATAAATCTATTACTTTATTAGTCTCATTTATAGCATCAACTAATCTATTACATGATGCAAATGTACAAAATATAATTTTCAAACATCCTTCTGTTGCAATAAATTCTACAATATTTTCAACATTTGTAGTTAATACATGATCTATATGTTCATTATTTTCCGACTCGGAAGCAACACATAATACTTTGAAAAAAGATTTATTGATTCGTAAATGAGTAAAGTATTCTTTAAATGTTTGATTTACCAGAGATAAATAAGGACAAACAAAAATTAAAGTATGATTAATACAATCTTTATTATATTCTTCAGAATTAACGTATAACTTGAGCATATGTTCATAAATTTTTAGAGATGTCAAAGTTTTTCCTGTTCCTGGAGACATGATCAACTTTAATCTTTTGTTATTCTCTTTAAATTTATTAAATGTCTCTAAAATTGCCATAGATTGATATTTTCTCAATTCAAGTTTATTAAATTCAACAATACATTTATTGGGAGATATTAATTTTTGTAAATTGGTCAAGAATAGATTTGAATTAATAATTGTATTATGAGTATAACAAATGATTTTTTCAAAGTTTAATAAGTCTTTACATGTTTGTAAAGTGTTTGTAAATAATATTCTGTATTCAAATTTTGTACTTGAAGACAATGCGAGAAATGTAGAAAGTTCTGTAAAGGTTAATACTTTATTAATATTGCTTCGATATTTTACTTGAACTGCAATAAATGTATTATCATTCGTTTCAATAATTAAATCTATTCCTTTATCTTTTAAAGGTATATTCAACTTTTTAATAATATTAGTAGGGATTTCACTCAATAACCACACATTTTTAACTCTATGAGATAATCTTTCATCACATAAAAAGAAATTTTTAGCAAATACTTCAAATATTTTCCCTTTATCATCTACATCTTTCAAACTCTCAAGGTATTCTTCAATATTGGGATATTTAAATATATTTTCAATTAAATCAATAGACATTGTAGCAAGTTTTATATGTTAAATTTTAATTAAAAGTAAAAATCAATATTTTTTATTTATAAAAATAAAAAATCAGTCAATAATTATTAGTTTGGTACTTATGAGGATGTCTTTGTATTATTGGGATTGAAATAAATTGTAGTAAAGATTTTAGAGCTAATATTTTCTTCACTACATTGAATAATAAAGTTTGAGCTCATAAAATTGATGCTTTTATTATTTCTTGATTCAATATTTAAAACTAGATCGTAATTTTGATATTCTTCAGATTTTAGATATTGACAACAAATAACAATATATTGTTTATCACTTGTATTTTCTAAATTAAGTGTTTCTTCATCACACAAAATATAAGATGAGAATAAACTACATATTTGTTTTGCCAAAGTAGTTTTACCGGAGCCCCTTTGCCCATAAATACAAATCTTCATTTTAAATTTTAATAACAAACAAATTTCTTTTTATATAATTTTTATTTACGCTTTAATGCATTATTTTTACAAGTGGAACATTTTACAATTTCAGTTTCTTTATCACAAAACACACAATAGAATTCTTTTTGAAGATTTCTTTTAGTTCTATCAATTCTCCCAGCTACTTGCTCAATTTGAACATCGTTCACACTAATAGGTAATCTTCCATAATCATAGTCATAAATACGGGAATTCTGTGCATAATCATTAATTTTTATACATTTACCAACAATTCCAATAAAAGAAAAATCAGGTGTATGTCTATATCGTTCTTCAATATATTTAACCTTGTTTTCAATTTCACCATTTTCAATATTTTCAGTATCAACAGTTACAATTTCCGTAATACTTACATTTTGAACTCCAACTCCTTGTGCGTAGTATAATTCATAAATACATGTACCGTCATATCTATCCATTCTTGCACTATAAAACCCAAGACGCATTATTCCTTTATTATCCAAAATATTCAATGGAATGGTAATTTTTTCATTTGCAAATTCAATTCTGATTGGCATGTCGTAGATTTGTATAAATTGTATAAGTTTGTATAGGGTTTATTTTAGTTTTTACCGTTTTATATTTTGAAAATATAAAATCAATTTTTCCATTATTTATTCATCAAATGCCAAAGGTATTTCTTCTTCCTCACTCTCATCATCTTCCTCTTCCTCTTCCGAATAATCATCATCCTCATCAACTTGTTTAACATTATTATTTTCTTTTTTATTTTTATGTAAAGCCCATGAAATGCTATATCTACAATGATTTAAACTAGTTTCCAATTCAGTTTTATATCCTTTATCATTTAAAACTTGCAAAATAAAATCATTAAAGTCGTTATCATAAAATAATGATTCATAAATCAATTCATATTTCTTTTCTTGGATATGTTTAATTATTTGCTCATTAATATCTTTTAGAGTTTCAATACGCATTTCCATATTTGTCTTTTTATATGCTTCATCTGCATTCATTAAAAAAGAATATTCATTATTGTTTAATAATATTGATGGAGATTGAAATTCTTTTTTTATTTCAATAGTTTCTTTTTGTGAAGGAATATATCTCTTTTCAATAACTTTTGGCACTTTCAAAGGGAATTCTTTTAAATATTGTGTATCTATTAATTTTTTTAAATCCGCTTCTGAACTTTTTAACCTTAGAAAACTATTATCAAATGATACATTTACCATTAATAAATCTTCTTTTTTAATCAAATATGTAGAAAAATACAATATAGTACCATTACCATGTTCAAATTTAAATTCCAAATGAATTAATGATTCTTTTTTTGCATGAACAGATTCGTTAATATAAAAAATTTTACGTTTATCAATTGTACTAGGATAATAATTATGATACACAGTGTTACTCGCATTATCATAGATTTTTTGTAAAATATCACTTTTGGATAAATTCCAAGCACCTCTTGTAGCTAAATCATTAAATTTTACAACTGAAAACAATATTATCTTGCAAAAAATATCAATACATTCATCAAATGTTCCAAAATATAAATCATCTCCTTCAAATTGTATTTTATTTACTTTTGATAAACTATAAAGAATTTTTGGCATGTAGAACGCGTCATTCTTTATTTTTTTAACATCTACATGTGATCGTTTTTTTGCAATATTCATTTTGAAAAAGTATTGATTGAATTTTTGTAGAATTTATTTAATTATCACCTCTAGAAAATGAAATTCAATTTTTTTAAATTATTGCACATATACATATTTTTCCATTTTAGATTTTTTAGAATGGGAATTTTAAAAAATTGATAAATTATTAAAATGATTTAGACATCAACAAAATTCAAATTCATTCAATAAAAATGGAAGAAATAATCAACAACTTTGCTTTTAAATTCGGTAGTGATAAACATCAAATTTATTCACCTTTAAGTATTGTATATGCTTTATCTATAGTACATCAAGGTGCAAATGGTAAAACTGAAAGACAACTTGATTCAGTTTTTGGAGGAAAATATACTGTGGAAGAGTTGGAAAAGATTAATAAACATTTTAATGATAAAAAGACCAGTGTATCTAATGTCATGGTTGTAAATAAGGATCATCCAGTTAAAGAAAAATTTTTAGAAATGGTATCAACAATTACATCTATTTCAAATGAGGATTTCTCTAAACCCAGTTCACAAAAACTTGTATGCAGCAAAGTAAATAAATTTGTGGAAACTAAAACTCACTCTTTGATTAAAAAAATACTAGATGTTGATGATATTAGTAATCCGTTAACTCTATTGGTTATTGTAAATACAGTTTATTTTAAATCCAAATGGGAAAAAGAATTTGATACCCAAGCAACTATTAAAGATTTTAAATTCACAAGCACATTGAATCCAGAAAAGAGAATTCCTAAAAAAATAGACATGATGTGTAGAACATCTCATTATGAATATTTTAGCTCGGGTAAATTTCAAATGGTAGAAGTACCTTATAAGAATAATGAATATGTTATGGGATATATTTTACCTCTTGGAAAGCAATTTAATAAAGAGATTAATTATTTAAAGGACGGACTTGACTGTATTCCAAAACTCGCAACCAGAAAGGTTATATTGAAAATTCCAAAATTTACTCAGGAAAGTACAATGGTTTTAAATGATAAATTAAAGGAAATGGGAATGACTTATATCTTTAAGAAATCTCCAAATAGATTAACTCGAATTTGCAAAGATGGAGTTTATGTTTCCAAAGTTATTCACAAAGCCATCATAATTAATGACGAAGGGGGAACTGAAGCGGCTGCTGCAACAGCTGTAATACTTACAAAACGTAAAGGTATAAATTTACAACCAGAAAGACTAATCAACTTTACCGCTGATCATACATTTGTCTATTATATTCGTCATACTGCAACGAATACCCTATTATTTGTAGGTACATTTGATGGAAATTAAACAACATACGTCCATATTCTTTTCATATAATAAATATATGAAATAATTGTTGTTTATTACCATAAAATCTTTATTCTTCTTTGTAATACTAAACTTTTTGGAACTCCATCAACAATAACAAATACGAGGTTTCCATTCCATTTAAAAAACGTACATTCTTTATCTTTTAAAGCTCCATCAAGTATTATTATTTTTTGTCCATTTCTAAACTTTGATCTATATTTACTCTGTTTGAGATCATAAAATGAAGTTATTACTGGTAAATCATTTTCACTTTCAAAGATATTCGTTTGTAGATGTTCTTCTTTATTTTTGGGTATAATTAAAATTAAATTTTCCTGAATTACTGGTGCTGGATTTTTTAAAACAAGATTATTGAATTCTATTTTGTCATCATTTGTAAAAATTATTTTATTTCTGTTGAGAATCACTTTATTTTTTGTTGTTTTTATTCCTTCAATTATTTTTCCTTGTAAATTATTAATCTTTGTCAATTCTGTAACATTTAATATATTTTTAATATATTCTAAAGAATCATAAAGTTCAAATAAGAATTTCCTTTCCATAAATTTATTATGTTGAAATATATTTCTACAATTTCTAAAAATAGAAAAACAATCTGACAGTTTAATTTGGTTTTTTTCTTTAAAGAACTGAATTAATGCTTTAGATAAATCTGAATTATCAGTAAAAACGTCATAAAACCAAAAGGGTAAAACTTTTTTAGAAATATTCTCTAAAATAAAAGAATAAAATGAGAAAAACTCGTCATTGATTATTTTAAAGAAATTATCTGCATTTTTAATTTTCTGTTCCATTGTATATTATATTATTATATGTACACAAAATACATATAAAATTTTAATTTCAATTTTTTTAATAATCTATAAATTCAAACTCTTCCACATCTAAACTATTTGTTTCAATAGTTAGTGTATTATTAATTATATAATTAACATAACTCTTACCCAAACTAGTTAAAACGTCATCATATTTGACAAGGTCATTTAAAGTTTCATCATCAATTGATTTTGTGTGATGCTCAATATTTTGTACAAAACAATCATAATATTTTTTCTTGTCTAAAGACACAATATTGAAATAATTGTTGTTTATAATAAAAACATTTGAATCTTTGTTACTCAGAGTATCCTCAAAAATATTTTCATGTACTAGTATACTTGACTTATTATAATTTGATGTTGAATAAACAAAAATATTATTTTTGGAATTATTTTGAATTTTAATTATATTGTGTTCAAAAGCAATAGAATCAATATCCAAATGAATATGCTTTGTAGAAATATATTTCAATATCAAAGATAATTTATTTGGATATTTATGACATATAGCATTTATTATTATAGATGTATTTCGTCCTAGATATGAATTTTTTCCTGAAGGATAAGGTGGAATTTTTAATTTTTAATTTTTCATTCAATTCATTTTTAATAATAATGTTTTTATTGTCATCTTTAATTATATATAATTCAATTCCAAACAATTTTATGATACACGGACCTACAACATATACTTCTCTACATTTTTTAGCATCAATGCACAATGTTGTTTCATTTGATAAATAAATATTATCATTAAATATCTTGATTTCTGAATTTTCACATAAAGGGATATATTTATCTGAAATTATTCTATTACAAACACTACGTAGTGGAATGGAATGAATTTCAATACAATATTCTTTAACGTTTTCATTCTTAGTTTCATCATTATCTTTATTATTCTCATTTAATCTTCTTTTCTTGTTTTTAAAATAACAATTACAAGGCTGTAAAAGATTTCCAAACTTTTTACATGCTCCACAAAATTTAAAAATATTGTCATTTATTTTAATTTCATTTAAACATGTTCTAAAATTCCTACTATTGACAATATGAGTATTTGGAAAAATGTTTAATAATGTACACGCTTCACATTTCTTTGTATATGTCTTTGCCCCTGAATGGGACTGTGTTTTTGGAAACACCTTTTTTTTCTTGTTTTTTAAAACTGGAATAGGTAATGTAATTGTATCTTCTTCAAGATAGAGGGTTATTAATTCATCCATTTTAAATATCGGTTTTATTTTATCAACAATAAAAAATAAAATTTCAATTTATTAATTATTTTAATGTATTTACGATTCACAAAAATTGATTTTACTTTCAGAGGTATTTTATAAAATAAAGATAATATATAAATTAATAAAAATATAAAAATGATTTGCGAACAATGTGGAATGATTACAGAGTATTATGAGAATCCTATTGAATGTAATGATGTAATATTTTGCACAAAAGAATGTCATGAGAATTATACTAGTATAGATCATAATTATAAAAAGACTAAAAGTCCAACAATACGAGAAATTCAAGAGACATGCTTTAGAAACTATATAAAAAACTTTACAGTTGAAGAATTTATACAATTAAAAAATTCCATCCATATTTGAATGTTATAAGATAAATTTATTAATAAAATATTAATAAAGTGCTGCGCTATCTAATAAATAATTTAATAATTCCATCCATTTACAAATATTGGCTTTTCTGAATCTTGTAATTTTGTAGTATTGTATCCTTCAAGGAATAAACTCATTTTTTTCTCTTCATTTAAAAATAATTCCAAAATAAAAACACCTTTAACTTTGATTGTTATACATGTAAATAATTGTGGATTCAATATTAATTTTGCCAATTCTCTTTTTTGTAAAACCATTTTATTTATGGGCATTGAAATTAGTTTAGCTATATATTTTGGAAATACAAGTTCTTCTCCTGAATTATAATCAAAGTCTTCTCCTATTGTTATAATACCGAGTGTTTTCAAGTTTCTTGATATTTGGAAAATAGGAAAACCATCGAGTAATCCTCCGTCACAATATAAATTATCCTTGTACATTTTCTTTGTAAATATAAGAGGAATATTGCATGATAACATTGATGCACTAGTACAACTCATTTTTGGACATATTTTATAATTTATATATTCAATTTTTGATGATGATACGTTTACTGTTGCAAATGTAATAATTTTTCCTGTTTTTTCATACAATTTACTCAATGTTGGCACTTTACCATCAAATTTATCTTTTACCAAGTTTTGAACAATATCAAATAAAGAGAATATATCTATTAATCCAAAATCTTCATACATTTCCATAATTGATGGTAACGAAAACATATTCTTTTGTTTATGTATTAATTCTTTGCTTTGAAATATATTTGAATTGTATATTTTTGTAAATATTTCATTTGCAGTATATCCACAATTACACAATAAACATATAATTGTTCCAACGGATGTTCCAGCATATTCTTTTATATGAGTTATATCAAATAATCCAATTTCTTCATAATACTTTAAAGATCCAAGTTGAGAAAATCCTTTAATTCCTCCTCCACTTAATACCAACGCTTCATATTTATTTTTATCTTTTTTAGAATTTAATTTATTACAAGATAAACTATTTAAAAAATTCAAAGTTGATTTTTCCATTCTATTGAAATTTAGTTGTAATTACATTTTGTTTTAAATAATCTTTAAAATAATCTTGAAATAATCTTGAATATCTTGAATTTTATTCAAATTATATTTTTATTGCAAAATATAAATATTAAAATTTCAAAAATGAAAAATTTCAATAAAAATATCTGTATTGTTGTATTTGTTGTTATTATTATCATTTTATTCTTTGTAGTTTTAAAAAAGAATAATTATCGTGACAAATTCCAATATGAGGCTCAAAATAGTCCCGAGTGCAATTGTAATATAAATACTATTGTTCAAACAACACAAAATGGAACAGAATATATGTCTTTATATAAACTCATTTTATTTAGAGATGTATTGAATTTACCTACATATCAAGATAATCAACGCAGTAGTCCATCACAAAGTCAATACTTTCAAATGGTTGAACAATTTGCTCAATGTCTAAATGCAGATATATCTGTTGAAATTCTTGAACAACTTAGCCCTCAGTGTGATTTAACAGCAAATACAATTGCGGAACTTACAAAATTAATTAAATCACCAAATGTAACTTTTTATAGAGATTTTGCAGCACTAGCTTCACAATTATCAGGAGAATATCCTAATTTTAATAAAGGTTCAGTAGAACACCCCCATTTATTCATGATACAAGCTGAACGATATTTAAAAGCAAGAAATCAAAAAATCGTTCCTCTCGAATATATTAATGCCTCATTTGATAATGATGTCGCAATAGTTATTGCATTATATGAATATTTTTCAGGAAGATCAAGACCTTCAGGTGGACAACAATCACTTTTTTCAGCAAGTGGAATTTTACAATATATTATTGATTCTGTATTGTAATAAATAAATTTAAAAACATATATTTATCATTTAAATATATTAATAAAAAAATGGAAACTAATAAAGAAAATCTACAACTCATCACAATTGATGAAAATCCGAATAATAACAACTATTTTACATTGACAAATAATCAAAATATTTCATTTGAGATAGGTACTAACAATATTACATGTTCATCAGGAAATAACGAACCTTCAATTTTACCAACCTATCGATTTGATGAACGTTGTCAAAAATATACTAGTTTATTTGGTGTTGATGAATTTAGTATCATCAAGAATGAGAATGGAGTTATTCATATGGCAATGATAGATACTGTTTATAAAGGTGAAAGTTTTCCAAGAAATAAATATGGAGGTTCATACTACTATCCAACTATTCAACATGTTAGGGAATGTTTTCCAATTCAAAAGTTGTTTGATTTGATGAGAACACACATCCCTTTAGGAAAATAAATTAAAAATAAATTATAATAAAACTGAAAGTATTGTAAATTTATTTATAAATAATAACAAGTAGAAAATGGAAGATAATAAAAAGACTCCACTTGATATTAATGCTATAAATAATTATATACAAATGAGTAATAATTTTGACCAAATATTTAATCCAAATAGTGGCATTTTTATAATTCCTGAATCATATGTCTCAAAAAATAATTTCAATATCAAATCTTTAAACCATAATCAAAAAATAATTCATATTTATGAAAAAGAATAATATTGTAAATTTCAAATTTATTACAAAAGTAATAAAAATAATTTGTAATACTGATTTAGCTCCTCAAAGAGTGGAGCGAGGCTCTGCCGAGCTAAAACATGCTCTTTTTCTTTCCCTTTGTTACAGGTTTTTTAATTTTATAGACTGGTTGTTGATCTTCTTCATCTTCATCAAATTCTTCGAATTGGGGCGTACGCCTTGTTGCGAATGCTTTTCTTGGATTTCCAAAAGAAGATGAAGATTTTACCTTTTTCACATCTTGATAAATATGAGCGTAAAAGCTTGGTTTTAAAATCATAAAGACTGCATCAAATGGAATAGGTAAATCATCTGTGTCTTTGAATTTAAATAAATCAACAATGAGTTCTTTATCATTTTGAGGATTAATAATTTGTACAGAAGGTAAAAAATATCCATGTTTATGTAATAAAGGGTTACCCACCACTTCAATATAATAACCTTGTGGTGGATTTATAATTAATCCTGTATTAAAACTATTAATATCATTAACATAATCTTCTGCTCTTGCTTCCTTTCTTTCAATTAATGTAATATTAAATGTAACATCTGTATCATATCCTTCTCTCTTTGTAGGAAGACTAGCATTTGGAACAATGGTTTGTATTACAATATGTGACGATAGATATGTTATTGCTTCACTATTTTTTCTAACAGCAGGTAAACCCGCATTAGCTTGACTTTCCATAGACATTTTGAAAATTAAAAATAATAAATTTAATGTTTACAATATTTTTATTATTTATCAACAATATTACTTTTTTCTAAAATGTTTTGTGAAAAAGTAATAATTTCTTTTTTATTTTTAACCAAACTTGTATTTAATTAAATATTCTTCTATTGTAAAATATTATCTTGTATAAATGAATTTATTATCTCCAATAACAATATATTTTAAATCATCATTTTCAATGTAATAAAATACAGCCTTGTAATTTTTAGAATATTCCAAATAATTCTTTAAATTTGGTCTAAATCCTGATACATCTAGGTATATTTCTTGCAAAGTATTTGGATTAATGTAATTTAGGGAATATGTATTATCTTTTGTACCATACAAATACACAATTCGTTTTATTTCTGTAAATTGCATATTTTATATTTTTATAATATACTTTTTAAAAAAATTCATTATAAAAATATTTTATATATTTTATTATTTTGTGGATGTTGTATCATAAATTTATTTTTCAATCAATAAATATTGTATTATCGTGATTTATTTTTATTAATATTTTAAAAATCTTTCCAATAAAAAATGAAATATTTCAAAATAATATAAAAAATAGCAGAATTTAAATTAAGAGTTTATAAATCTTTATAATGTTGAAACAAACAAAACCTGTAAATTCTAAAGTGGTATTAAAGACAATTACTCCAACAACAATTACAGAACAAGAAGAATTTGATGTAGATGACGCATTAAGGAAATGTGGTGTTGATTTTGATAAAGTTTCAAAAACTAGCTCTATAAAAACTAAAAAAAATGCAAAAACTACCAAAATACTTGTAATTGGTGATACCCACTTTAATCAAAAGTATCTAGTTGAATGTAAAAATTTTATTGAGCATTGTGTGACATTTATCCAAGAAAATGCAAACGAATTAGATGCTGTAATATTATTGGGAGATGTCTCACATACATTTGGTGACATCAAAGGACAACCATTCAATTTGATATATAGATTTTTCAAAGAAATATCCAAAATTACAAAATTATTTGTTATAATCGGAAATCATGATTTAGAAAAAGGAATATGCAATGGAGAGAATGGTTTATCCAAAATACATTTCTATAGAGCATATAAAAAATGGACAAATGTTGTAGTAGTAGATAAACCCAAGATATGTATTATAAATAATATGAATTTTGTAATGTCTCCTTTTATACAACCTGGTTTATTTGTAAAAACATTGGATGATTATTTAAGCAGGAAAAAATGGTGTAATCCAACAATAAAAACATTATTTTGTCATCAAGAAATTAGAGATTCTCTTTATGGCCCTTTCCCAAGTACAGTTGGAGACGAGTGGTCAATAGAATATCCTCCTATTGTAAGTGGTCATGTACATAAATCTCATATATTACCTGAAGGAGTATATTATCCAGGTGATAGTATACAATTTACATTTGATGAAGAAAAGAAACGATTATGGGTTTTAGAATATTGTGAAAAGCCTATAATTAAAAATCCTACAGAGTTAAATTATTCAATTATAAAATTACCAATCAAAGACAAGATTAAAAAGGTATTTACTGTAAAAACAATAGAGAAATATAATTTTGAAAATATGTCCAAAGAGAATAATATATCTACAATTTTAAAAGGCACAAGCGATGAATTCAAGAAATTCAAGAAAAGTAAAACATGCGCTTTATTGAAAAATCTATGTGTTCCAATTATTTACGAAAATATTGATGACGATGAAGTAAATAAAGAAATCCTGGCTACGCTATCAAAAACAACACTGAAAGATTTATCCATAAAGAATATATTACGTGATATTGTATTGAAAAAGAATAAAAATACTCAAAATGCCTATGAAGAGTTTTACAATGAAAAATTAATTGATAAATCTATTTTAGATAATAAAGAAGATGAGGATGAAGAAGAGCAAGACATTGTTTACAAATTGGTTTTTATAGAAGATGATGAAGGAGATAATGAAGATAAAGAGGAAGAAGGCGATGAAGAAGAATAATATTTTTGGCTGCACTATTTTATATTGGAAAAAATATAAAAATCATTATATATTAAAATATTAAATCATTGAATCAGTGAACAACTTGAACTAAATGTATTTAAACAAGACAATAGATTCATTTTTCTATTATATTGATACATACCACTAGATTGAGCAGTTTTTTTTCTTGGATCGTGCATTAATTCAATTTGTAAATTTGGCAGCATATTACATTGAAATATTGATCTATCTGGTCTTCTTTCAACTAGTATACATTCAGGATCAGGATATCCTCTAGGTGGAACCCATCTTTGGTGAGAACCTGTTTTATATCCTTCTTTTAATTTTCTTGTTTGAATATTATCCCAATCCAAATGTCCAATAGATATTTTATCTCCTCTAGCATTTGAAATACGTACAAATACTAATAAATACATTTTTTCTGAAGACAACATTGAACTTATATGGGCCGCATAAATACAATATTGTTCCCTAGTCTCTACCAAAGTTAGAATTAAATCTTTAAAATATGAATTTATCAAAGTTTGCGCATCAATATTATTCATTTTATAAATTATAATTTAATCTATATTGATTTCACTTTTAGATATATTTATATAAATTAATAATTACATAAATTATTTGTATAAATAATAATATATATTAATAAATTATGAATCCCGTCTATGCGAATTGTAATTTGACAACAAATGCTTTTAATATTGGAGTAGAAAATAATATAAATTATTGGTATTATAGTGCATCCACACCTTCAAGTGTATCTACTATTCAGCCTGCAACACAAACAAATACAAAAATACCTGCATTCCCTCCACCTTCATTAGTTGACGGATTTAATGACCCAAATTTAGGATTTTTTTCTCAAAGTTGTGAAGGTAATCAAGAATGTAAAGAACAAGGTATTACGGGAGGGAATCCAGCACCTCTAGATGTATTGGGTAATCCTTATATATGTATGAGTGCAAGTACAAGACCAGGATTATTGGGTAGTGGAAATTATGGATTTGTACCAGATAGTTGCATGTTTACAAATGGTAATCTCAATGTAAATAATAATTACAACAATTGCTCGGCTGACGCTACATATCATTTTGGATGGAAACGAGATTATGATACAACAATGTCTAATATAGGATTTGATACATGTTGCACTTTACCAATAAATACTCCTTTATCAACAACAACAACGACTACACAGTACAAGAAGAGAAGTGATACATGTAGTCCTGATTGGAATCCTGCAAGTCCATTTTGTTTTGAATACATGTCTTCAACTTTGGATTCACCCACAACATTATATGATGGTACTACAATACCTCCACCTTGTACGTATCAAAATTGGAATTCAAACCCTTCAACAGACCCAACATATAAAGGATCTACATGTGATCAATACGTGGATGCCTCATCGAGTATTTATAGCCAAGTAACACAAAATGGAGCAAATTCTATGGATATATTTCGAAATGCATTGGGTACATGGTACAAAGATTTAAATGGTACAGCACCGTCAAACGATGATCCTTTTTTACCTACAATAGTAAAATATTGTAATAATTCAACTGATCCTCGTACTTTTGGAATATGTGATGCTGTATTATCTCAGGTGTGTCATTCTGTTCCAAGAACATCTATGAATTCAAATAATTTAAATCTAACTCAGGTATGTGCATCGTTTTTAGATCCAAGTCAGTATTTAATGCCAGGAGAATTACCTATACAATGTGATACTCTTTATTCATCCAATGTAATATTAAATAAAGGAATTCCAAGATATCAGTTTAGCGCAGCCTCTGGAGCTTTTCAACCTTTGGTATGTAATCAAATCACATGTTTATTGGATGACGTATCTGTAGATCTAGTAAACTCAATAAATGGTGGAGATGTTGATTTCAATACAATATGTGGAAACTGCAATACTGGATCAGGATCAGGAAGCGGAAATTCAAGCAACACTGGAGTGTCGTGCACATGTGTATTTAATGGAATTTCTTTAAATGAAATTTATACAAAAGTTGGAGGTAACATCAATTTTTCTCAATCTTGTGGATTATGTACAAGCGGCAGCGAAATTGTATCATGTGCTACTGTCCTTCCACCAAATTTACCTCCGTCTAATAATGGAAATAATGGAGGAGGTAATAACAGTGAACAAAGTGATTTTCAAAAACTAACAAATTGGCTCATGTCTCATAAATTAATTTACTATAGCACATTGACAATATTGATTATTTTAATCATTGTTGCAATATATTTTTTATTGAGAAGAAAAAGGTAAACCATATTTTTACTTTTATAATTTGGATATTATAAAATTTACAATAGGTTATTTTTATAAAAAATGAAATTCTAGTCTATTAATTTTTATTATAATTAATAATATTTTATTTTTTGAATGGATTTTGAATCATTACTTTTAAAAAAATACCAAAATTATTCCAAAAATAATTTTTATTTGTATTGTAAAATTACGTCACAAAAATATAATATTTCCTTTGAACAAGTATTTGAATTATTCTTGAAAAAACATTTTGAGTATGAACACCCTCAAAATTTCGACATTTTCTTTAAAAATATAATACATGATGAAACACTAAAATTTAAAAGTTTGAGGGTAAGAGAAATTATTAAACATGCAAAACTATCTGATAAATATGATGAATTGGTTAAAGAAAAGATTATACCAGATATCAATAAAGCGATCCAAAATGATACACAGGTTATTCAAGTAAAAAAGTATAAAAAATTTGTTTATGATACGAAATCTTTTTCTTTTTATGGAATATTTATTGATTATCTAGTAAGATTTACAATTAAATGTCATTATCTAAATAAATTTAAAATAATAATAGGAACTGGAGATGATCCATTAATTTCAATTATTCAAAGTATCCAAGATCCACAATTGTTAACAAAATACATTGAATATTATAATATTTTTGAAAATGGATCAAAAAACTGGGTTGATGGAATATTTCCAGTTTATGAATTAGTGTGTTTATTACATAATTGTGAAAGTAACCCTCCATACACAAAACAAAATATAAATTCACTCTATCCATATTTACAAATGATTATGAAATCTCTGGTATTTAACAATAAAGAATTTAATCAAAAAGAAGATATTGTTTTTAATGCCGAATATAGTTACAAACACATTCAAGGTCATCCAGATATAATTTGTCATGATACAATATTTGATATTAAAAACATGTCTAAATTTACATCTACAAGCAAAGAATCAATTTTACAAGTCTTGGCTTATTTTACACTTGAAAAAATACTACATTCCTCGGATAATATGCAATACATAGGATTTATATTACCTATGCAAGAAACAATATTTAAATATGATTTAGAGAATTGGAACTGTATTCCCTTTTTTAATTTATTAAATACATCAAGTAAAAGTATTATTGATTCATCATCTGCTACAAGTAATAATAATTTTGTAATGCAACTACTCCAAAATCTTTTAAAATATTCCATTACATCTCATAGTGTACAACCACCTACAAATACACAATCAAATCAAAATATCGGAAATTTTATAGGAAGCCACGTAAGCAAAACGCAAAATATGAAAAAATCTATTGAATCGTTTTATTCTTGTGGAAGACCATTTACTTGTCCTATTCAAATGTGTTTATCAAATACTCACAATGCTAAAAGAAGTAAAAAAACAGAGGTACAGGTACTAGAATGTTTTAAATACATTAAAGATAATAATATATCGTACTTTACCCATGCGCCATATTCATTGAATTTATGCATAATTGAACAAGAAGAAGAAGGAGTGGAAAGAGAAAAAGATTTAAACCAAGTATATATTGAACGTGTTTTGAAAGAAGAATTAGATCTCACATCTCAAATGAATGGTAAGGGATTAGTTGTACACACAGGTTCTAGAAAATCAAAAATTAGTGGAGTAGAAATAATAATAAGTCTAGAAGAAGCGACAAAAAATATGGAATATATTGTGAGAAACACTTTAACAGGATGGACATATACACAGTGTAAATTATTACTTGAAACTCCATGCGGAGAAGGAATGGAAATATGCGCATCAATAATTGAATTGAATGATTTTTTTAACCTATTCTCAAAAGATGAAAAAGATAAACTAGGAATATGTATTGACACTTGTCATGTTTTTGCTTCTGGCGTTGATCCTTTAGAATATATTAAAAATTGGAATGAAGGCAAGATTATTAATTTTTGCAATATTCCAATTTCCCTTGTTCATTTTAATGATTCTGCAACAAAATTTGGCTCAAAAACTGATAGACATTCACATTATACAAGAATGGAAGGGTATATTGGAAATGAAAAAATGATGGAAATTGCAAACTATTGTATTACACATAACATCCCTATGGTTACAGAATAATTTACATCTTTTTGGAGCTTTTAGAGAAAAATGATTTTTTATTGTAAAATATTGAAACGATAAAAAATATTCTCCATACTTTATATTTTTAAAAAAATGGAATTGATTTTAATGGCTTCATTAAAAAAGACTTTATTTGGTTCAGATGATAATGTTCAAACTCAATTTGTTCAGCTAGCACATAAACCAAAAGGAAATACAATATATTTTGATTCTACTATTTCAGAACATCTTTTAATTATCAATACGACTAAAGATTTATTTTTTGATCTTGAAAATAAGGAAAATCCAAAATGTAAATATGAATTAAAAGCTAATCAAGACAATTTTATATTATTTTATAAAAAAGAATATCTAAGTGGAGGAGATGAATCATATTCAGATTTGGTAAATGATTGGTTTGATATTAAATTAAATAAAGGATTCATCATTAGAATTTGTAAAGAGTGTAGCGTCAACAACGAACTAGATGGACAAACTATTGATAATTATTCTAGATTTTTAACAGTAAGGCAAGTATGTAAAGAAAAAGGTGTAAAATTTGCTGGAAGGTTTTGGTTTGATTGTAAACATTTTATTTGTGATCATCCTGAATATTATTTACCTAAACCTAAATAGAATTTGTTTTTTTAAAGAATTTAATAAAATTTTATATTTAAAATATAAAAATCACATTTGTTTTAATTATTCATAGTTTTTCCTTATTATTTGTTGTATTGCGATAGCTTGTTTGTTTAATTTGGTCAACTTTGTTGTTTTAGTTGTATGTCTAATTAAATAAAATGTTGGTATATGTTTACAATCATTTTTAGTATTCAACATATTCTTTATTTCATCTTTTGATAGATATTTACAAATTTCATTAAATAATTCCACATTTATACATTTATGGAGCAATATATGAAATACATTATTTTCTTTTTCGTCAATATGTCTTATTAAATCAATCGAATTCTGTGATCCTTCTGATGGAGGGGATGAATTTAATTTTTTATTATGATTAATTAAAAATTTTATTGAATCAATATAGTTGTGTTCTATCATATTATGTAAAGCATTTGATTGTTCAAATAAATAAATATGATTATTGATTAAATACTGTAATATTTTTATAAAGTATGAATCTAATTTCTTTTTACCTTTCGAATCTGATAATCCATAAAAATCATCATATATATTATGTATAGCTGTTACTTGATTGTTTAACATCCTATGTTCTTCCATATAAGAAGTTCGATGGTATGCTAACCAATATTTAAATAAATTTCTTTTTTCATCAAGCGTTTCAATATAATTGTATTTTAATAGATGAACAAATAATTTAGAATTCTTATTGCAATCAAATTTTGTTGTTTTCTTTTTTTGCAAGTATTTTAAGAATTTTGTTGCCCTAAATTTACAATAAAATCCAATCAATTTATCTATTGAATTATTAATAGGATTGCAAAACTTTAAACATAAATCATTTACATAATCAAAATAACTTGCAAATATTGGAATCTTGTGTATGATAATATTTCCCTCGTGAGATGATAAATTTTCAAAATATTTAATTTTAAATTTGATTGTATATTCTATTTTCTCTTTTTCTGCTTCATTATTTATAGAATCAATAAATACAAATTCTCCCTTTCTATAAAAAGAGCAAAAATATGAATAATCTTTTGTATTATATAATCCATCTGGTATAAATCTCAATATATTATAAAGTTTGGAATTGCGATAATAACTACTTGTTCCTACTATTATATCGTCTTCAATGTACAATATTTCATCCAAAATAGTACATTTCCCTGTATAGTTTATTTCTTTAATGATAAACAATAATTTGTATATAAATATATGATATTTATCAAAATAGTTTATTACTTTTTTTATTACATCATAATCATCACAAGAATTAAATAAATAATTAAATAAATGGTGTAAGATATTATATAATCGATATTCATCACTTACAACTTTTGTATATGTCAAAAACCCACATAAAAACTTATATTCTTTTTTGTTAATCATATCTTTAATTTTATGTAGAATAATTTCATCATAATCAGATTTTATACCAATTCGTGCATGGCTAGATAAATATTTTACTTTTAAGACCTCTTTATCAGATTTGTCCATATTTCTGTATAATAATGATAGATCCCTAATACGATATATATAAATACGAGATAATTCAAGCAATATTTTAAACTTGTTTGCGGTTAATAAAAAGCGATGATAATTATAAAAACATTTATCATCTTTAAAGTTGCACCTTAGGATACTATTACTGTTGTGAATTTCTTTATCATTAGTTTTTACATAAATTGGATTCCTTTTAATAAAATAAATAATAAAACATATCTCTTTGTAGTATAAAACATCTGAAGCTGAATAATTTTCTATTTTTAATATATTTTTTGAAAGATCGTTACAAATTTCACATTTTAATATTGCATTAAATTTTTTATTTACTAAACACAATTTTTCCCAATTATTTATCAATTCCTCGATATTTAAAAAAGATATTATATAATATAAGACCTCATAAGGAATATCATCAAATGTTTTTTCAGTATAATTAAGCTTGGCACATTTATTTGATTCGTTTTTTGTTTCCAATAATCGCTTTGTAGACATTTATTTTATATTTTTGTAATTAATGAAAAATAATAATCATTTTTAAAAAAATTATGAATTGATAAATAAATCACAATTACAAAATTGCAATACTTTAAATATGGGTATTTTAAATGAAAATAGTAAAAATTCATTTATATACTTAACTGTAGCTGCAATAATTATCCTAATAATATTTTTAATTTATATTTTTCAAGTAAATCATAAATACGACATTGATGACAATACTTTTTGGTCAAAATTATTTAAAAATGCTGGATTTAGCGCATCCGAAATTCTAAATATTACTCATGATGATGATACATGGTATTATAATGGACTTAGTACTTGTGTAGCGTATAGTAATAATCCTAATACAAAATGCAAAAAGAGTGATTATTATTGTCCTGGTAAAAATATAGTAGGTACACCACAACAACAAGTTGAAGCAGTTAGAGATGCAATAAATAATAATGGAGAGCATATATTATGTCCGAGAATATATTATGCTTTTCAATAATAGAATAAATTATACTTTTCATATTTTTATGATATGAAATAATTTGAAACATAAAGAATTAATTTCTGCTACTCCCAGGTAGTGTTTTTTCTCTGTACCCTAAAGTTGATTCCAACGTTTGTTGTCGTTGTTGTTCCATTTGTCTTATAATATCATTTGCATTACCTTTTGATTTCTTTTGATTTGTTTTAGGAGCTCTTTGTCCTACTAGTAATCCTGATGTACGTGGATCTGGGGGTATTTCATTTTCTTCATCGTCACCGTCACCGTCGTGATATTTCTTATTTTTATTCCTTAAACGTGGTAATCTTTTTCTAGATTTATTATTATGTACATTACTTTCTATAATCATCTCATCATCTTCATCTTCATCGTCATCGGAAATCATACTAATTTTCGTCTTTTTCAATTTCTTTTTCTTTTTTTCTTGTGGGGGAGCGTTCTCACGAATAGATTTTTTTGATTTCTTTTCTTTTTCTTTCTTCTTTGTGGGGGAGGTTCTTGTTTGTAAATGAGGTGATTTTTTCTTTTTTAAAATTATAGGTTGTTCTTCTTCGCTTTCAGAATCATCTTCATCTTTATATTCTTCATCCTCTTCCTCTTCATCATCTTCAATTTCTCTAGTTGGGTTTCTTGGAACATTATGACCATTATTTGGGTTTCCATTATTAGGATGCCCATTCTGAGAATTTTGAGATATGTTGTTAAAATATTGTTCCAACCACGGCATTATTAATTGTGTTCCCAACAGAGTTGTAATATTACTATCTGGATAGATTACAATTAAAGTAGGAACACTTTTGATACTAAATGATTCACTAGCTTGAACTCGTTCTCTTGCTTCTTCCGTATCCAAAAATACAAACTTTACAGGTAATCTAAATTTTTGACAAACACCCATACACATCATAGAAGGTTTTGAAAATTTACTAACAAATAAAATCACTTCCATTGCTTGATTTTAATATTTTTCATTATATAACCAGATGTATTATTAATTTATTAATTATATAATTGAAAGTAAACAGTACAAAATTATTTGATTTATGATTAAACAAAATTGTATTTAATTAATTTAAATTTCATAGATATAAAATATTGTAAAAAAATATTTACCGTAAAGGTTAAAAATCTCTAATTTTATAAAAAATGGGAAATCCAAATAATGCAACAGTTGTATTTACTATAATATTATTACTAATATTGGTAATGTTGATCATATATGTCAGTTCAAGTAAAAATAACAACAACTCGAATAATAAACATTATATCAATATTCAAATAAAAAATAAAACTCACCACAACTTTGATATATTTGATAAAGATGACAAGGGAAATGAAAAGAAAATTGGAAATATAGAGAGCTATTTTAAAAACAATATTCTTAGAGGAGAATCAAATACATCAAATTCATTATTTAATTCAAATTTCAACATTATAGATTACTCGACACAAATGAAAAAGAATTCAAAAAGTAATAAACAACATAATATCAGAATTTCCAAATCCAATACAGTATCACTTAAATCAAGCGATATTCAAGGAGCTAACGGAAATAATCAATCAATAAAATTAAATTACGACATTTCAAAATTAAAAAATCATTTGAATAGGTTATATATCATATATGACGGGATAAAAACAGATGATGACATGATTACGACATTGTTTAAAAATGAATCATATCATCCAGTATTATTTTATAGGATTATACATGATGCAAATGGTATAAAACGTATTCCAAAGTTATTTTTAAATTATGGACAAGAAAAACATCATAAAGAAACATATAAATCAAAATGGGGTGTATCTTATTTGATGGGATTTGACTCGAAACCAATTACAACATTTGATTTAATTTCAAATGGAATTATTTTTAATAAAGAAGGTCATATATCTTTTATTATGAATCAATAAATTCTTTCCTCTTTAAAAAAATAAAGAAGAGCTAGATAAAAGTAAATTAAAAAATATTAAATTATAATATAAAAGTAAAAGTGTAAAAAGATGAATAAAAAATATGAAATCAAGATTAAATTGGAAAGCGATGCACAAACTACATTGTGTGATTTAATCAGAGATTTAAAACAAATGTTAAATACTGGACAAGATCTTGAAGATTTAACATCGGTAGAGATAGCTTTTGCAAAAATGAATAAACAAGAATTAATGAATCATGTAACGAGTCATATTTTACCTCAGAAATCAAATATTAAAAATAGAAATATTGAATTTTTTATTAAAAAAAAGGAAGACATCTTTAAAGGTTTACCAAAAGATAAATTGGATTATTTTTCAAATTATATATCTTCAGAGTTATCCAAAGATGATCGAGAAGTAATATTTACATATTTTGATATTTTTATCGTTTTATCTGAACGTTATAAAAAAAATCAATAATGTTTACATTATCTTTTAAAAATTTCAAATAGAGAAATAATATCAAATTTTAAATTACAAATATTAATTTAAAAAATATAATAGAGAATATATTAAGTATATCCATTTTTACAAAAGAAATAATTAATAAAATGAGCCAAGTGTTTGATGCTATTAAAGCTTTTATTTTATCATTAAATGAAACGTTTAACCAAGGAAATAAAAAAGCAAATCCATTAAACCTATATGGACGCCTCATCAAACAGATGCAGTTTGTAAATACAGATTCTGTAAAAAAAGTTGTTGGTGGTTTTAAATCGTTCTTTAAAGAGTATAGTGAAATTGTAAACAACGATATTACAAAATTACCAAATGATATCCAAATTAAATACGGAAATAGTGAAAAAGTATTTATTGAAATAACGCGATATATTAAATTATCAACAGCAGAAACTCAAAATGTAATTAAAAATCATTTATTGGCTATTAACGCTTTAATGAATCCAACAAAGGAAAATATTGAAGCTTTAAAAAAAGTAGAAGATGTATCATCTAAAACATCGTCATTTAAAGGTAGTGGTAATACAGAAGGTAAAAGTAATGATTCTTCATCATCTCCCAATTCATTTATTAATGAAAAACTAGCTCAAACAAATGAAGGTAAACTAGTTGGAGATATTTTAAATAATGTAAAAGAATCAATGGAAAATGCAGGATTAGGATCTACCGAAGATGTAATGTCAAACCCTTTACCTGCAATTATGGGATTAATGCAAAGTGGAGTATTACAAAATACTTTTAGTGCTTTACAATCTGGAATTGATGGTAAAACTCTTAATTTTAGAAGGCTCATTGGAGTTGTAACATCTTTGATTCCTAGTGAAGAAGAAGATGAAAATGCTCAAACTACCACAGTTTCAACAACCGTAAAAGAATCAACTATTCAAACAACTATTTCTAAAACTCCATCCTCAAACACAAATGCAAATTTAAAAACAAAGAGAAAGGGAAAGAAAGCACCAATCCCTGTGGGGATAAAACAAAAACAAACCATCATTGTAGACGAAGAAGATGATGATTAATGACAAGGTTATAGCTCGACAGAGCCTCGCTGTGCTTTTGCAAAGCTAATGAATTATAGACAATTTTTATATTTTAAAATATAAAAAGTATTTACAACCTTGTTGTTATGTATATTTCAAATATAGTATAGACATTAAAGATATTAAAATTGCAAATTCACATACATGTAAATTATAGTATTTGTTTTTAAAAAATATAATACTTTCTTTTCTTGGTCCATTTACCAATATTCCTATATTTGAATCTATACCAGCATCAAAAAATCCTATTACAATTACATCTTTATTATTTTTATATGTGCTCAAGAATGTGACATCGCAATTCCTTGAAGAAAATGTAAATTTCTTGAAATCACATTCCTCTATTATAATTAAATTATCCAATAATGTTCTATTTATAAAAGATTCAATATATTTATTATATTTACTTTGTATCAAACAAATGTACAATATACAAAATATATTACATCCAATAATAATATATTTTGTATATTTATCATAGGATGTAATATGAGATGAAAAAATTAAATAATGGGTGATGGTACAACTTTTAAATATATACAAAAAATTAAAACATATACATATCATCATAATAAATTTTGAAATTACATCTTTATACATTTGATTATATCTCATTTTATTATTGAAAAGTGATTTAATAAACATTTTTCTAGATACCAATTACAAAACATCATTTTTATTTAATAAATAAAAAATAGGTAATTTATATCAAATTTGTAAACATAAACTATATTATTTAAAAGTTCAACATGGCTTTCTTGACATCGCGAGATGAAACAGTTTGTCTGCTTGCAGATTCAGTATATTCCTTTGCTCTAACAGCAAGTTTGGCCAAGAATGCAGTGCAAATTGAAACAATCATGTATTTTGCAGATTCTGCGATTCTAATTCTTTTCTTGGTATTTTCTTGTTTGAATTGTCTGATAATACCTTCAATTGGAAGTCCTCTCATTGGTGAACTCTTCTTTGACTTTTTCACAGTCTTCTTTGTCTTTGCTGCAACATTTGCTGTTACTGCTCCAGTCTTTGCTTTAGAACGTTTAACCTTTTCAGGCTTCAAGCTAGAAAGGTCAGCCTTGGAAAAGTTGAAAGAGAAATAACTTCTGTTATCAATAACCTTTTCAATAACATCCTTGGTTACAGTTGCTTTTTTAGAGATGGACAAATGTTCAAAACAATCTTTGGAAAAAGAGCTAATGAATTTGAGTAATTCAGCGTGAATTTCCTTATTGGCGTCTTTGCTAACGCGTGTTACTTTTTCTCCAGTATTTTGAGTAAAAAGTCTCTTTACTGTTGCGAGTGGTACTGCTTGTCTCGTCATTTTTTAATTGTGAAAATTTTTTCAAATATTGCAAATATACTTTATATATATTTATAATTACCGAAACCAGTTCTTTAATATAATTCAATTTTTAAAAAATACTATTTTTATATTTATAATTTGAAATACCTCCAGAAGTAATATATTTCAATTTTTAAAAAATACTATTTTTATATTTATAATTATTTATTTATATTGTTTTAATTCTGAAATGATTGAATTTATATTTGACAAATGTGAATTGTATTGTTTTACAGCCAAATTCTTTTTAAACAATTGATCTTCGTCTGCTTTTATATAATCAAATGTTTCATATTTATTCTTTTTGAATTCATTATCCAATTTTAATTTCTTTATTTCATAATGCGATAGATTAAATTTGGAAAACTTGCTCAATAAATCATTCAATTCTGTTCTCTGTATGATAATATGATTATCTTTATCATTATCGGAGGGAGTTAGAACCGATATTACATCAAATGTTATGGCTTTTGCCCAATTCATAAATGTGATATATTTCATCAATATTTGAAAGAATGCAGCCAATTTATTTGTAAAATTAACAAGCGTTTCACGTAAAATATATAATGAATCACAAATATACCCTTTTAGAGTATTCCAATCTTTTGAAGCAAACTCAATTAGCTTATTTCCAACACTTTTAATTTTATTTCCATAATCTTTACTAAATATAGAGTTTAAGATAAAGTTTAATGTATTGAGTTCCTTTTCTTCCATTGTGATGCTTCGCTGTATTGTATTTGTTATTTGTGTTGTATTTATAATATTATTTTGCAATACAACACTAGAAATATTTGCATTTGCATCAATAGTTATATTGTTTATAAATCCCGAGCTATCCCCAGACGTATTTGAAAATATAGAATCCTTCATAAACGATAAAGAATTTGATAGAGAATCAATATTGAATATATTCATGCACCCATCGTAAAATGCGTCTAGTTTATCTTGTCCAATAATATTTATCACTCCTTCTTGAAATGCATTTACAAAATCTCCGTTTTTAGAGTATAATTCGACAAATATAGGAATACCACTCGCTACGCTCGATATAGTAGTTATTCCTATTTTTGTTGCACTCACCAAAGTTTGACATATTGCATTTAGTACAAAATATAAGCTATTTCGTATCATATTTATAAAGTACATATTTCCTAGATATGTCAAAGTATGTCCGACTACACTTTTTCCTATTTGAGAAATTGTGGCACTTACGTTAACATATCTTTTTAAAATAAATTGCGTTAAATGTCCGGATACCATACCAAGAATCGTTGGATCTTTCATTGACACACATACTCCTCTACATATTGCAATTAATAAATCTATAGCATTTCCTGTACTATAAAATGAAGCCAATGGAGCAAAACCAATACTAAATGAAATTACAGTGACAATATAAATTACTGTGATATGTTGGGAAAAGTATAAACCAATCTTTATATATTTTGGATTAATTTTTGACTTGAGATTTCTAAATGCAACAATAGGAGTTTCAATAATTTTATTTACAAAGTCCAGAGCTTTATTTTTTAATTTCCGAGTAAATGTTATTTGTTTTACAGAACTTAAAGATACGTCACATTCCTTTTTAATAGTTGATAATAGAGACATGCTTTCTAAATTATTTGTATTATCAATATGTGGAAATAATGAAATTAAAGAATTATAAACTTCACAATACAATACATTAACTTCTTTGGATTTAGAAATTAATGATTCGCTCTCTTTTAGAAATTCTTTTGAAGATATACTTGTTTGAGAGAATTTTTTCATAAATTGCAAATATAATTCGTCATAATGTAATAATGCTTTATAATATGCATCCAAATAGAGAAATAATGAATAGAAATGATCAGCATATTCAGTTGTCGTATTATTAGCATTTGTTGCTCTCAAGTGCACATTTTCAATAATATTTTCATTGATTTCATAAATTAAAAATTCATTCATCTTTTGAAATTGTTGGAATTTATTTGAAATCCCATTTAACAAGTTTATTGTAGGATTGTTATTTTTTATTTTAGATATTGAAATTTCAGAATGTACGTTTTGTACAAATTTATTTATTATTGTGTGATTATCTCTTAAATTTAGAGGAGACGAGAATAAACTATTGACATTCACATGTTTACCATCAAAATCTGTGATTAAAGTTTGTGCTGCAATCTCTTTTTCAATATTAATGTCTAGAATATCATCTTGGGATGCACTTATATCGCAAGATTCTGACATTCAAATAAAATGAGGTATATTTATTTTATTTATTTAAAATTATCACCAATTTATTTAAAACAAATTAATTAAAAAAAAATGTTTAAAAATGCAAAACATGCAGTAGAAAATTTAAAGACAACGAGACTCATTATGACAAAAGTTGAACAACTTGAGGATGCAAAACAACCAGTGGTATTTTCAATAGATGTTACATGTCCTCTTACAGATAAACAATTGGAAGCAATGCAAAAAGATTTTAAAGCAAATAATTTATCCATTACTCAAACACACATTTTAAACTCAGCAGTTATCAAAACGAAGGAAAATCCATATTATAGGATAGATGTTACAGATAAAATAGCAAATTGTAATACATGTAATAAATTATGCAAAAAGTTGTCATGTGCAAGATGTAAAAATGTAGTATATTGTTCCAAAGAGTGTCAACTAGATGATTGGTCAATTCATAAAACGAAATGTATACCCTTGGTTTTATAGAATTTAAATACGAGAATAATTTTTTACTCTAAATAGTAAAAAATTTAATTTTAATTTATTAGAAATCGTTGGTATGACCAGTAAAATCATTCTTGTCGTAAATATAATCAAAATCGTTATCTTGATCTAATAATATTGGATTACTAAATATCTTGTCCAATATTTCTTTTGATTCTAGAGTAATTCCTAAATTGTGTTGTGTTTGGTAAAAATCTATAAATATGGGTATAAAAGTATTCCACTGTGCAACTATCCATTTATTAAAGTCTCCTACGGAGTGCAAATTAAAAATATGTTTGATATAATGATAAACTGTATTATTTAGATTATCACCTCCTACTCCATGACAATATCCTTTCTGAGATAATTGTAAAATTGTTTTAAACAAAGGAGTTTCTAATTCAAATATTTCCGTGATTTCAATATTTAAAATTTTAAATTCAGAGAGTAAATCACAAAAAGATTTTCTTTTTACAAATTTGTTTAATGGATTCTTATCAAATGAAAAGATAAAAGAGTAAATACACTCCAACAACGGACCTCTATGAGAAGGATTATTATTTAGAGTTTTCAAACCCGATAATTTATTATTTGGATCAATATTCCATCCTTTAACTATTTGGGTTGTAATAAACATGATAAACATACAAAATTGTAAATACTCTTTATCAATATCTTCTGATTTAGAATATTTTTCAATGTGTAGATCCATAAATTCCATAATCAATGCATCTTCAGGCTCAGTAATTAAACTCAATAATTCTTTAATTTTATCAAAGATGTCCTTATTGAAATTAAAAAGTTTCAAAGGTTTTTTTGGTTTTCTACTTCTGGGTGATCTTGAGCGCCTATGTGTTGGAGAAGTACCTCTTACAATATTTAGAATAACTGGTTCAAATCCATTGTTAATTAATTGTAATGCATTATGATCTTGTTCTTCATTTTCAATATCATCACTTTTAGTATCTGGTATTACATCTGGTTCATAGTTTGATTGATTATGCTCCAATAATGATAATAAAAACGCTCTGAAATACAAGATTTGACTCTTTTTAAAGAAAGTTATGGGATATGTAGACCTATTTATTACAATTTTTGACGAGAGGTAATCTGGTATCATATATTGTTTACCTTTAATTTTCCACAACTCTATTAAATCGTCAATTAGATATCCTCTAACTTTTGAAGATTGATTTTGGAAATCTGAATGAAATCCTATAATTAAATGATTATCTTTAGCTCCTTGAGCGGAGCGATGCTCTTGCGAGCTATCATAAAATTCTTCAAGTTTATGTCCAGATAGTGTGAGAGAATCTGAATTTTCAAATCTATTAAAATTTACTAGACACCATGGATATTTAAATGTAATTCTACTAATTTTCAACACTGAATTTAAAAAACTTGAACGTGTTTTATTAAAAATAGTATCGATTAATAGATCATTACAAATTAAATATGGATTATTAAAATATTGATGGATATTTTTATCACAAAATTGATTCTGTAATATCATATAGGTATTATCATCAGGAGATGGCATTAATATCTTTAAATAAGATGAATCATTAAACTCGTGATATTTAAACTCGTCATTTTCACGGTTAAATATATTTTCGCAGTATTTTCTTCTCTTTTTAAAATCATCGTATGGGATAATTCCAACTTCATCCATAAATAATGAACATTTTTCTTTATCTTTATAATTCAGACAAAACCTTGCTATTGGTAAATCACATAAACTATAATGGATACTAAAATATTTAAATGCCTTTATTGGTAATTTCTTCAAATCATCAATAATAAAGTTAAGTTTATTACCAATAAATGAACATAAATAATCTTTATTTGCTCCTAAAAAGTTAAAATGTTCATTATAATCGTGTAATTTAATTTTTTGCTTGCGAATTTTTTTAATATCACTTTTATCCATATTAACTCTATTTTTATTAAAAAGATCACAGAGTAATGATATTAATATATAATCATCTAATTCATCAACATTTGATATCCCAAAAGATAATTTAAATATATCACGTATAAAATTAATGTCACAAAAATTCAAAATATAGTTTAATAAATTATATTTCTTTGGATAAGGTTTTTTTAAACAGGGGAAATATAATAATCCATCATTTTTATGATAAACAAATTCAAAACTATTTTCTGATAATGATTCTTTTGAATTAAACAATGAATGATCAAAATTAAATAAATATAAAATCTTTTTTGGATTTAATAAATGTTTAATATATAATTCAGGAAGTTTACCTTTTATGAGCAATGTATTTTTTGATTCGTTAACAAAATACTCATGTAAATCACATTGGTTATATTCTCCGCAATTTTCAGATAAACAATAGGTAATATTTTCTTTTATTATCTCATAATCTTTTAATTCAGAAATAAAATATTTATTACCACTTTCGCTTATAAAATAATCCATTATTCTTGTAATTTTTAGATTTATGATTATAAATTAATTCTTTAATGCTTTTTAAAATTTTTTACTATTTGAGTAAAAAATATGATTTATGCATTATTGACATTTTTAATATGATTTAAAAGAAATGGAGGTATATATTTTAATTTTGTTCTACACAAAGGACAATCTGCTGAAACTAATTGAGATAAACACCCCCAATGAACTTTATGATTACATTCAAACTGTACTTTATTCTTTTTTAAAATCTTTTCGAAACAAATTGGACATTCTTTATTGAATGCTTTTTCAGTATGCTCTTCACATAAACCATTATATAAAACAGTTTTCTTTTGGCATATATTACATTTTACCATTTTTTATTTATTGATATTTTTATTATTCTTTGAATTTCATTACATATTTTTCATTTTTTATAAAATTAATCCTCATCTTCTTCTTGAGTACGAAATTTTTTATTTAATCCAACTCGCAAATCTGAAAATGATTGTTGTCGTTCCTTAATCAAATTTGCCTCTTTTCTTCTTCGTTCTTGTTCTTTGGGATCATTCTTTTTTCTTTCTTCCTCTTCTCTCATTCTCTCAAGATTGGCTTTATGTTCTTTCTTCATTCTCTTTCTATGTTGTTTTTCTTCTTCCTCTTTTTCCTTTCTTAGCTTTTTTAATTTTTCAAGATCAGCCTCGTATTTTTCTTTTGCAATTTGTCTGGCTTTTTCAGTATTAATTTCTTCTCTTTTTTCTCTTGATTTTCTAATCTCGTCATATAGTGCTTCTTGAGTTCCAACGTCAGTATCATCACCCCATTCTGATGGATCATAATCTTCATCTTCATCGTATCCTCTATCCACAACTTTACCAAAAACAGTATTATTTAATTTAGACTGCCAATCTTCACTAGAATTAAAAGATCTAACAACATCTCTTAAATCTTCATCATAATATGGAATACATATCATTGCTCCGTCTTCGCGTCTTCTAAATATTCCAATTTCTGGACATTGTTTAAAATCAAACTTTTCTGATATACAATTAACGTCACCATCTCTTATATATGGGAAATATCCATTTTGACAATCTTTATCTTCTTTTGTACGTTTTAAATCCTTTTGAGATTTCGCCTTTAATAAATCAACAAAACTACTCGAAGAAGAAGATGAAGATTTTTTGGTCTTTGATAAGAATGGAGGAGGAGGTTTTGGGATATTATTTGATTGCAATGTTTCTGATTTAGGTGGAGATTTAATTGATTCATAATATGTTTTAAAATCTGGACTTGTTCTTTCGATTTTTTTTAATATTTTTCCAGATTTAACTTGATTTAATAATGTTAAAGGTTTAGGACTTTTATTTACTTTTCTTAAATGATGATATCCAGTTTGTATTTGTTTCAATAGATTGTGTCTATTGTCATTTTCAAATTTTTTCAAATCGTCTTGAATAGCAATAGTTTCTTGAGGTGAAGCAATCTTCATTCCAAAGGTTATGAGTTCTTTAAGAGCAGTTTTAGAGTTTTCATTCTCTTGCGATAAAGCATCAGGGTTATCATTATATTCTCTTCCAGAATGAATCAATTCTACAACACTATTTTGAATTTCTCTGTTTTCAAAGGTTGCAGATGAAATAAACAATTCTTTGGAAGCTTTCAAAGGACTACTTAATATTATGGAACTGCCATCGGATTTAATTACAGCTTCAATATATTCTGTTTTAGGATCTTGTACAACTCCGACAATGTGACCTTTCGACTGCAACTCTTTGGGGTAAAAAAGTTTATTTGTTTCAGATAATACGGGTATAATTGATGGAAATTGTTGAAATAGGGATTGAATACATACTGACGCATTTGCATTTGAAGATGTACATGTACTCCAATTTTTAACTTCAAAAGTAGTATTATTGATATAATTCATCAATTCATCTTTGGTTTTATAACGATCAAAAATCTTTTTAATTATATCCTTTGATCCTTTCCTTGTACTCAATAAATTATTAACACATCTTGAAGATTCAATATCAGATTGTTGACATTTTTCCCATAGTGTTAATTTACTTTTGGTTCCGACCTTAATCGTAGCTGTAGTCTTTGCTTTTACTTTACTTTTAGATTTAGGAGCGCTTACAATTTTCAAAGTTTCATTTTGATCTTTTAAAGATAATCTTGCCGATTTCCTTCTCGTAGTCATTGATTCTTAAATATAATTAATTCTATTTAAAAATATATTGATTTTATATTTAAAAAAAATAAAATATGGAAAATAATTTATTCATTATTGATGAATATGGAAAATATTGCTTTTTAAAAAATACAACCTTTAATCTTGTAAAAACACTTTTACCAAATCACAAGTTACCAGATATATACAATAATGATATACAATCAAATATTTTTGAGCAAAATTCCATTATATCAGTTTTGATTGTATACAATAATGTTTTTCATGATAATAAAGATGATAAAAACGTTGTAAATGAATTTGTTTTGGATGTAAACAGTATATTATATTTGACAAAAAAAAGATATATTGAAATTGTGGAAAAAGAAAATATATGTGAAAATAATATATTTTTTAATCTCAGAATTATGAAAACATTTGATATAAATATTTTATCAGATGAATCACAATATCTAAATTTGATTCGAAAAATATTGTCAAAGGGGTATGTCTACGAATCTCGAAACTCTGTCGTGAAAAGCGTTTTTGGTGTACAATTGAAATATAATTTGAAAAAAGGCTTTCCTATTCTAACTACAAAAAAAGTGTATTGGAAGGGAGTAGTTGAGGAATTATTATGGATATTAAGAGGAGAAACCAATGTTCAAATACTAAAAGATAAGGGTGTTCATATTTGGGATAGTAATTCATCCTCTGAATTTTTAAAGTCTCAAGGATTAGATTATTACAAGGAAGGTGACATTGGTCCGGGATATGGATTTCAAATGAGAAACTTTGGCTCTGAATATTTTGATTGTAATACTGTAGATTATGTTTACAATACAAATACAAGCTATAATGACTTGCATATGAATAATGATCAATTGTTTACGTGCATACAATTATTAAAGACTCAACCAAATTCTAGAAGAAATATTATTAGTTTATGGAATCCTTTACAAACGAGTGAAATGGTTTTACCTCCGTGTCACGTTTTATATCATTTCATTACAAAATATGATTCAGAGAGTAAAAAGTATGAATTGAGTTGTCACCTTTTTCAAAGGAGTTGGGATGTGTTTTTAGGATGGAATACCACAACCGCTGCATTATTTACACATATATTGGCAAAAGAATGTGGTATGAATGTGGGTAAAATTATTCATAGCATTACTGATGCCCATTTATATAAATCTCATATGGATGATGGCTGTATTGATGAATTATTAAAAAGAAATATCAAACAATCTCCTAGATTAGTTATCAAGGAAAAAAAGTATATTAGAGATTATGTATTTGAGGATTTTGAATTGATTAATTACAATCCACATCCAATTATTAAAGCAAAGATGATTGCATAATATTTTTTCAAGAACAACAAGATTTTGAAAAATTGAAAAGTTGTTTAATTTATTAAATATAAATAAATTTGCAATATAAATTATAAAAATGAGTACAAATGATACAAAAACGAAAAAGAGAATGAAATGGACAAAAGAATTAGATGATATATTTCTAGAAGCTATAAAAAATATAGAAAATAAAATAGATAGATATGGAAGGAAAAAACGAGCAACTCCTTTATCTATAACAAAATATATGAATAAACAACTTTTATCACAATTTAAACCAATAATAACACGAAAAAGTGTTAGTAGTCATTTACAATATTATAGAAAATCTGAGGTATTTAATAAAAACGAATATCTTGGGGATGTAGAATTAGAGTATATTATTCCTGTATTTGGAGGAATATCTATGAATTTTAAATCATATTTTGAGAATCCATTTCCTGTCAGTATTCAAAATAATAGTTGTCTAATAGCTTTAGAGTAGAATATAGACAAAAATTGATTTTTACTTTATAAAATAATTTATAAACATATTTATAATCATTATACGATGTCTTCTTTTTATCAATTATTAATATATCATAGTTATAATGCAATTTATTATGATTGTAGATTTTTCAATATTGATTCTCTATTTGATTATTTTTTAAATTTATTTTTAAAGGATGACAAATTTATTGAAATCCTTTTAGAGAAAAATCCATCAATTAAAATTAATATTGTAATTAATAACTATATAATAACAAGTATTTGTGAAGATTTAAGAATAAAATTAAAAATTGGTAAATACTTGTATGATTATAATGATTATTTTCAAATATTTAAAGGTTATTCAAAAGAAAATCGACCTGTTATAGAATATGGAACAGACAAATTTAATCAAATATTAAAGAAAATAAAAAACAACTATAAAAACGTTTATATAAAGAAATCAAAATTCAAAAAATACAGCAAACATTTCATTTCATGTGATAGAGAATATAAAATAAAGTCAGGGACATTAAAACCTGTGGTAATAACTTTTTCTTCATCGTTAGAAAATTATCCTTTAATTTATTGCGTTAAATATGCAGATACATTTATTAAAATGGAGCATACGAAAAGTTTTACTAAATACATGAATAGTAGAGAATTTTTAACATCAACAACAGAATATAAAAAGATACAAACTCTAACAACCTTTATAGAAACTCCAAATAACTTTTTAAAAGATGAATTACTTTTACAATTACGTTTTAATTCTTTTTATAAATTAATATGTGAGAAATATTTAAAAAAAATCAATAGAAAAGAATAAATGCTATCTAGATTTACAAACATTTGATTTAAAAAGGAAAAAAGATAATCCAAACTATTTTGAAGACGATAAAGTAAAATTTTGTTATTCTTTTGATAATACATGTACTGATAACGACATGCAAAATATTTATTATGATGAATTTAGAAATTATTTACTATCTATTGATAAAATAACGACTGTTTCTTTAAATAATACATCTCGTGTGATAAATAATCCTATAGAATATATTGTAAATCTAGTTTGTAAAAAGAATAATTTGGATTTCAACAAGAATTTGGAAATTGTAAATACAAAAATAAGAAATGTGTTTAGAAAGTGATAAAATTGATTTTTACTTTTTTATAAATAAATAATTATAAAATAGTATAAAATGAGCTTGAATAACAATAAATTAATAATTAAATGTCAAAATTGTTTGGATAATGGTTGTTATAGTTGCAAAACTCTTACATTTGTTGACAAAACCATTATGGAAATTGATAACGAAACTGGAGAAACAAAACCTATTGAAAATATTTCTTTTGAAGAACGCAAGTTAATATCGAGGAATAAGAGTCTTTTAGATAATAAAGATTTTCAAAATTACTTGAAAACACGCGAAGATAATCAAAGTACTATTCAAAAGAAAATAGCTAATAGAATTGAATATGAAGCCAAGGGTAAAATTCAATATAATCCACGTATTATCAGTTATAAATTACAACGCGTGCCAGAAAGAATATCGTTTTATTCATATAATAAGGATAAATCGTATCAATTTATTGATAATAAACTTATAGAAACTGATGATAAAACTGGAGAAATGAAAACTATTGAAAATAAGGATGTAACATTATACAGACGTACAGCAACATCTGAAGAAAGAGTATTTTTAAATGATAAAGAGTATCAAGAAAATATAAAGAAGATAGCAGAAGATATGCATAAAATCGCTCCAAGAAGTGTATATCAAGTTGATCCCAAATAAATTGATTTATTAATTCTATTTATATATCTAAAAATAATATATAAAACGAAATGGAAAAGCTATTATTCAAATCTCTTTTGAAAAATAAATGTGATTCTATAAACGTTTCAGAATTGGAAAGTAAAAGAGGTAGTAATAATATTTTAAAGAGTTTATTTTGTGATTATTGTTCAAAATTAAAGAAAAAATCAAAAAGAAGAATAAGAATAAATACAAAGATTAGTTATAAAATTCTATTTCAAGGTAAGAATGATTATTCAAAAGTAATAATACCAAATACCTTAACAAAAAAGATTTATTTATTGTATTGTTTATTTTTACACATTTCTGTTCCTCTTAAAAAATTAGAGTGGAAATATTTAAAGGCAATTTTTAATTATTTTAAAAGTATTAATCATATCCCATCTGTAGATATTTTATCATATGCATTATCAATAATTGATTTTCGTATATTAAGTCACAATCTCATGTTATTTTATTTAAAACAAAATATAGATATTTTTTCATTATGTTATAATAAAAAGACGCTATTTGAGTATTATTTATCAGAATCAGACCTTTTAAACAATGAAATAGGAATAAATTTGTTATCACTAACTCTAGATTTAATATTTAAAAACAAGGAAAATAGGAATAGTTTTAAAAAAATTAAAGAATTAGTGAAATTGTATATAAAAATAAAATATTCTTTCCCATTTAACAGTCAGTTTTTTTATAATATTGATTATAGACAATTAAAAAGATCATTAAAGGTTATTAATAAGGTTGATATTGAAGATATTGATGAAACATCCTTAATTAATAATGAAAATATTAAAGATGATAATTGGCCAATGATTCAAATGGCAAAATGTTTTTGTAAACAAAAGAATGATGTAATATTATCCAAATTTGAACATTTTAGTATATCTGACAATATTTCATTGAAAAATTTAATTATTTTAAAATATGAAAAGCAATTGTTTAATATTTCTAAATCAAATTATTTACCTCAAGATATTGTTAATAATGTATTAATTTTTCAAAAGGATATTATAAAAGAACATATTTCATTAAAAAATCCAATAATTATCCAATATAAACTAGATTTACGTAAACAAGAAGAAAAAAGACATCAGGAAGAATTAAAAAGATGGGATTTAATATAAAAATTATTGATTAACGATCAATATCTATAACCTCGACAATTTCAATTATTTTAAATAGAAACTTTAAAATTGGATTATAATGTTTATCATATTTATATGCAGAATAGATAAAAGTCTCTTGATCAAACATAAAATCTAGATAATGCTTTTTGTTTATAGTTTTATCTTTGTCGTTGTATGAAATAAAATAAAAAGATGGTATTAAATGTTGAGATAATGATTTATCATATGATATATATCGAATTTCTGGGTTTTTCCATAAATCATTTATTTGTAATACGACTCTTACTTTTAATACATCATAATTATTATAAGAACTTAATTTAAATCGAGTTTCTCCATCATATTTTTTATCCTCATATGAATAAAAGCCTGTAATATAATTTGAGGTTATCATTTCCTAAATTAAAATATAAAAACAATGTTTAAATATTCTAGTTTTATTTTTTAGATAATTATTTATAATATTTGAGAAAAATTGAATTTATAAACAAATATTATAAATCAACAATAAAAATAAAATGGTGTGTCTCAATTTACTAGATTTACCTATTGAACTCGTTGTAAAAGTTATTGGATTATGTGATATAAAATCTCTTTATTGTTTAAATGCTACAAATAGATTTTTCAAGAATATTATTCAAAATGATTCTTGTAAATATGAAATTAAAAGATATAATCCTAAATATTTATTATTATTTTATTATATCTCTGAAACGTGGCGAAATAAAGTAATATGTATTTTACGTAGAAAGTTAAAAACAGAAAATAAACACTCTAATCCCTATTATTATTTTAAAAAATATTTTAATTTATGCCAAGAATTTGATTTTGGAGATTTAGCATATTACGAGTTATTTTTGCCTTTTCAAAATAAAAAAATTAAAAACGAAGGATATAAAGGTATAAAAGTAATTTATAAATCTTTTTGCGATGGATTTACGTCGTTTTTTGAACATTTTATTTTAAATGGTCACTTTGAAATAAAAAAAGAAGAATATGGAAATATGTACGAGAGAAAATATTATAATTTACCAAGTCCAACAACTCTGTTTAAATCATATGAAGAATGTGAAAATGCTCTACATATAAAAAATCCTATTGTACAATTTGTATTAAATCACGAAAATGATGAAATAAAAAAGAATTTTCCCCTTTTGTCGATTAATACAAAGAATGAAGAAGAACATTTAGAGTTTTTAGAAAAAACATTTGAATATATTGAACAAAAAAATGAGTTATTAATGTCTTGTATTAGTTATAGTTATATTAAATGTTTTAGGCATATAGCAACAAAAATACCCAAAGAATCAATTAAAAAATGTATAAAGAGTTATAAAATTCATGATATTGGATATTATTTTTATGGTAATGATTTACCAGAAGTTAGTATGGATGAAGTTACCGATGAAAATGGAGAAAAACGGTTTACTAAAGAAGAATTGGAATTGTATAGACAATATTATCCAGAATTTTGAAAAACTGACTTTTTATAATTTAAAATTTTAAATTAAATCAATTTAATAATCACAATTTAATGTTATTGCATCTTGAACATTATCTGGTATTGTTAGCGCTATTTCATTACATAATTCATTATTTGGATTAGGAAAATTTCTTATTCCATACCATATTGTCGCTCCCCATGTACTACATATTCCGTGTAAATAATTTAAACACTGTCCTTTTAAAGTAAATCTCTTTTTACAAAGAATTGATGGTAAACTAACAGATACAAATGTATAAATACTTAAATATTTACCAGAATCATCAAAACAAAAATTATCGTATTGTATAGTTGTAAAATGATCCTCTATTATCAAGGAATTACAATACAAACAACAATTTTTGTTTTGCATTATTTTGAAAAATTGATATTTAAAAAGTATTATTATTTCATTTTTAAAACATTAATCTATTAAAATATATAATGAATTTATCTGAAACTAGAGAATGCGCTCTTACAAAATATATTACTAATCTTGTTTGTGAAAAGAATAATTTGGATTTTAATGAGAATTTAGAAATCATAAACACAAAAATGGATAATGTATTTTCTTCAATAGAGAATATTCAAAGAGCTAAAAATCCTAAAAGTGAATATTATGAAATAAAAAATATTAATAATGAAAAAGAATACTTTGAATTATCAAATAAATTACTTGAAATAGGAAAACAATTAAAAAGAAATAAACAAGACAATGAAATAAAAGTAGAAAAGGATAAATTCTATCAAAAGATTTTAGAAAAAGTAAAATCAAGTAAAACTAAATCCAAAAAAGAACAATTGGATAAAGCAAAAAAAGAATATATCAAATTACGTTCAGATGGAGAAGGATGGATTGTTAAAACAATTAAAAAACATGATATTATATTAGATACATGTTCAAGCGATATGTGGAGATATTTTTGTAAAGGAGATAATGAAAATCATGGTTATAATAACCCATTATTGGGAATGCATTATTATATTTTTACTCCGACAAATAGTAAATATTGTGATGATTGTTATAAAGATGAAATAAATTATTCTGACGAGTATGAATTGGAAGAATTTGAATTAAAAGAATTGGAAAAATATGTGATTGCAAATCTAAAATAAATATTGAAAAAAGGATTTAAAAGTTTAATTTATTACTAGTAAAACTAATAAATATACAATGGAAATGTCCAATACAGAAAATAACGTTGAAACAATGAATTATCCTTTTCCAGGTATTAAACAAAAGGAAGAAAATCCTATCAATACAACCGATAACCCTAAAAATTGGATAAGTACAAATGATCATTCTATCTTTCAATCTATTGATTTGAGTCACATTAATAAAGTAATTGAAAATTCGTTTTTTGTCATTATAAACAAAGATGGAGTTTTATTAAACGAAATGAATTTACAATATTATGAAATGATAATACACTTTGTTATTAATAATGGAGGAGCACTTGTCGTTGATCAGAGAAATAAAGATGTTAAATTAAAAAAAGATTGTATTTTATATGTTTTAATTAATGAATCAATAAATATTTGTGAAAGAATTACTCTAGAAGTAAAATTGGGGAGTCCGGAAATAACAAATGTTAATTTCAAGTTAAATGATGCGTTGATTCAAAAACTAACAAGAGAAGGATATATTGAAAAGATTGATTTGAGTGAATTTATGGCAAATACAAGAAGATTACTTTTTGAAAACAAACCTAAGCCAAACCCCGAATGGGTAGGTGAGTTATCAGTAATTGATACAATATATTCCTTTTATAGATTAAGAATATTAAAAGATATCGATTTGTAATACCAAATAAATTGATTTTATTGTACAATTTGTATTTATTTTCAAATTTACAAATATTATTAAAATGTTTTTTACAATTTTAACTGCTCTTTCTTTTGGTGGTTCTTATATTTTATTTACAAAGATTTTTAATATAAAACGTGGTACATCTTGTACTGGAATGTCGTTTAATTTTGGTATACCGACTGCATTGGTTATTGGTGGGTTTATTGGTTTAGGACTAGATATTTCTACATTTTTGATCAAATAAACAATCACGAAAAATTGATTTATTGACTTATTTTTTAAATTTATTTTAAAAAATACTATATAAACTATTATAATGAATTGTTACAAGTGCAAAAACGAGCGCAAAGATGTTTCTTTTATTTTACATTGTTCAGATGAAATCAGGGAATACTGTTTACAATGTGCTATGAAAAAAATACAAAAGAATGGTATAAATCATGTAAATATTGATTTGGGTAAATATCTAAATAAAGAATATATTATTTGTATATATCACTCGATAGACAATGAAGCAAAAGAAGTATGCTGTGACGTTTGTTATTTTAAAGATATACCCAAAGAAATCTTAAATTCTTTAAATTCGTTAAAATCCTCTGTTAATATATTAAAATTAAACCAAATTCTAACTGATGGTTTATCTACAAACTATTCACCACAAGAATTATTATTAAAATGTCCTGTTTCTAATACATCTTTTTTTACGTATTTTCAAGAACCTGAAAATAATACTGACACAACAAATTTTTTAAAAGATTTGAGGAAAAATATTCCAGTATTGAAAATTTATGAGAAATGTGAGAATTCACTCTTTAAAATTGAGCATATGACTTTGGAAAAATTAATAGATGATATCGAGTCAATCTATTAAAAAATTATAATGTTTTAGATTGAATTTTATTAAAAATAAATAATAAAAACGTTTTTCACAATAATTACTCTTTGTTTATCTATAAATTTATCAATAAATTTAGGATTAGGAATTAATAAATCACAAAAATTGATTTTAAATTTTTATTATTAAATAAAAATAATTATATTAACCAAAATGAATTCTAAAATTTCACAATTTCCTTTATATGCGTTACCTTTTGAAATTATTTATAAAATAGCCAATTATTCTCCTATTGTATGGTTTAGATTAAGTTTGTTAGACAGAAAATTTGGTTTATTTACATTAGATAAAAAAGTGCAGACAAAGGCAAAAGATAGATTTAAAATTTTAACTAGTCGAGTATTAAATCCATGTGATGAATATGATTATTTATTGTATCTAGTTATAGAAAAACTACCCGATGGAACAAACCACGGAATAATTGAATATTGGGATTCAGAACAAAAGAATAATTTATTTATTAAAGGATATTATAAAAATGGTAAAGATTATGGTTCAAATACTCATTATTCTCATGACGGATCGGTAAGAAATATAGTAAATTATAAAAAAGGATTATATCATAGTGTACAAATAAATACATTTGAGCACAAGAAAGAATATTTTGAAGATAAGTTTATGGATATTTATAATTACGGAGATTTACTTCAAAAAGTAATATTTAATAGTCGTGGTAAAACACGGTATATAATTAATTATAAAAATGGCGTTAAACATGGAGAATTTATTGAATATTATTCTTTTTCTCATAATCATAATGTAAAACAAATAATAAATTATGAATATGGAAAAAAGAATGGAGAATATACAAAATATTGTAATGGATTTATTAAAATAGGTTTTTATATTAATGGATTAAAAACTGGATTGCGTAAACGTATATTTGAAACTGGTGAAATTCGACAAATAGCTAATTATATAAATGGGGAATTAATAGGAAATAAAATAATATATGACCAACAAGGAAATATAATAAATATTATTATCTACAAAGACTACAAGCAAATAAAAGTAGTAAAAGTCTTCGTAGATAATATTTTAAAGTACACAGAATATTTCCAAAGGCAAAAAAATAAAAAGTATGTTTTAACAAAAAAAATAAAATTAAATCAAGAAGGAGATATCGTACGAATTACAATTATACCTCGTGGGGGTCAAACATTCACAAGACAAATTTTTAAAGATAATATTTTAATATGTAAAGAGTATTATAGAAAACATGACAATAATGAATATTTGGTAAAGTATAAAAAATATGATAAAAAAGGAAATTTATTAAATTTAGCTAAAATAAAAAATAACGCTATACACACAGTAAAAACTTTTAAAAATAATATTTTGAAACGTAAAAATTATTATAAAAAACACGACAATAAAGATATTTTAATAAAAAAGAAGAAATATGATTATGAAGGAAATATAATTGAGATTACAAATATAAATAATAAATTAAATACACAAACAACAGAAATTTTTGTAGACAATATTTTAGCTCGACAAACCCCTCACTGTGCACCTATGGCGCTAAAATATAAAGAATATTTTGTATTAAATGTTGAAAAGAAGGAATATATTTTAACAAGACGTGAAAAATATCATCAAGAGGGTTACATCACAAAAATTATAAATATTAAACGTAAATTAAATATACAAACAGAAAAAATTTTTATAGATAATCTTTTAAAATATAAAAAATATTATAGAAAAGAAAATGATGATCTCATCTTTATTAAACTCGAAAAATATAATCCAGATGGATACATCACAAAAATTACAAATATTAAAAATCCTCAAATTCAAGTAGAGAAAAACTTTGAAAACA